TGTTGACGCGCACTGGCAGGGCCGCTGGCGGGCAGCCGTGGCCAAGGAAGGGGGTTCTAGCGGATGGGGGGTCTAGCAGGCGCTGAGGGCGTTCAGGGGGGTCGCTCTTGGGGACGACAAGAAAGCGCCGCTAGGACGAATCGTCCTAGCGGCGCAAGGGGGGGTCGGGAAGCAAGGAGGATAGAGGGCCTCAGAGGTAGCGGTTGATGACCACCTGCGAACTAGGGGGGATGTCCAGGTCGGCCAACGGGAACCAACCGGAGTCGGCAAGCGGATTGCCGACGTCGATCATCGCGCCCTGAACGCCATTGCGGGCGCTGAGGAACGCGACGCAGCCGAGAGCTCCGTCAGGGGTAGCGATGTCCACAAGGGTCTCACGGGCAATGAGCGCCTCTCCGAGATTGATCACGCGATGCTCCTCAGGTATACGGGCGTAAGCGGCCGACGGTGGTGATTTATCGCTTACCCATCCCGTATACGCGGCAGTAACGGTAGGAATCCTCCATGAACGCGGCGCTGTGTGCAGCCGCGATTGCGTAGCGGTCGGTGATAACGATCTGCAATGAGTCCGATTCGCCCGCCGGAAAGAATTCGGCGTTGGCGTCCATCTCTCGGGCAGCCTCGACGTTCATTGCCTTTTTGTGATCAGTTGCTGCGCGACGAGAGGTCGACATGTCAGGCTCCCTTGGCGTCCGGGGTCGATGTGGTGACGGGAAGAATCGGCCGGTTCCCCCGGATCATGAAGGAACCGGCCGGAGAGCAATCTCAGCGTTCAGAGCCTTGCCGTAGTCGCTGCCAGGCCGCACGTTCGTATAGGCCTGGCGAAGCTCCGCAAGCGACCACGTGGCGAGCCACTCGGCAAGGTGCGTCACAGCGCCTCCCCGATCGGCACGGACGTCGGGAGAACCGGCTGGCACTCGCCAGGGCTGAGGTAGACGTGCCAGACGCCGTCGATCTTCAGGAGGGCCGATTTCGGGTAGTGCTTCTCATTGACTGCCGCGCAGTGGTTGCACAACGACGTGCGAGGGGTGCAGTGGCAGCGCTCCTCACACGCGGGGCAGTTGAACATGAACCCGACCTCGTGCGGGTACGCGAGGTGAACTGTCATGGGGTGACCCTGCCTTCCGGAGTCCGTCAACGCAACTACCTCATGGATAGCTCGCCGTATGGTGTGCCTGCAACTGTCCCCGCGTGCAATGTGTCACACACTATCGGGCCTGCGTGTGGCCGCTTGGTGTGCCGTCGGCTTAGACCGTGAGCGCGTTTTCCCACTGTCCAATGAGTACTAGCGCCGCGAGATCGGACTTTGGGTCGAATAGCTCCGCCAGAGATGTCCGGTTCGACGCCGACGCCAACGATTTCGGGGTGGAGGGCGGTCAGGAAGGCACGTTTAACGGCCCTGGTGCGGCCGTAAGCGCGCGATACCCCGGTTTCCGTACTCGGGTATACCCCCAGGGCTGAACGGCGCACAGCAGGCACGTCGATCTGAAATCCGGTATCCGACGTCATGGGGTGTTCCAAGCCGCGACGTCCATCCTGTCCGGTTTCCCGCCGACCCGGCAGTCACATGGGGTCGAGCACACGAAAGCGACCCCCGGACCAATGGTCCGGGGGTCGCGTGGGGCGTTCGGGAGGATCAACGGTCAAGCTTGACCGTCATCACCACAGGTTCGTCGAGGTCGGCAATGACATCGCCCGCGCGCAGACTGACATGCCAGTCGCTCATGGTGTTCCGGAAGTGCAGGGCGGAAAAGGCATCCGAAAACTCAACGTCGCATTCTCCGTCGGCAGTGTCCCCGTGGACCGTGTACCCACTCAGGCGACCGAGCATCATGATCGATTCCATTGTTGCGGGAATGCGCTGCTCGTAAGCGTCGGCACTCATGGGGTTTCCTTCCAGGGGAGAGACAACATCGACAATTACGTCCCACTCAGACGCAGGAACAACACGACCGTTTCCGTCGGACTGAGTGTGCTCCGTGACCACGATGGGCAGGCCACGCGACCAGACCTCTTGCTTGTCTAGGAAATCGCGCACGTTTTCAAGGCCACCGTAGACGAGGCTCGATTCTCGCGAGTGTGCTCCGCCCGGAACCATTCGGGTCCAGTCGACTCGATACTGTGCCATGTCACATCTCCGTCACGCGGCTGGCACGGTCGGCCTCCTGGCTCGCGAACCATCGGGCTTCCCGCCTTTGCTCGGCGGTAAGCGTGGTGAGGTAGGTGCGCCACTCAGCCGCACGCCGCAGCGACCCTAGAAACGCTTTCCGGTCGCCCACGGATCGGGCGACTCGCGCGGCCCGGAGGGCCCTTCGTGCCGCATCGTTGGCGTATTCGGACGTCGATCGGAACATCGTGAACCAGTAGCGCTCGCCATCCAACCGCGAGCCACATCCCTCGCACTGCGTCATGCTGAACCCCAGATAATCGCAGTCACAGCCTTCCCCGCGGTCGGCCTCCGTGCAGTTCTCGCGGTGTTCGCCGCCCATGGCGGGGGTGTAGCCGAACGTCAGCAGTGCCCACGGCTCCGGCTCTCCGGGTTCACGTTCCGGCACATCGCCGTTCGCGTGCGCGAGCATGCAATCCGTGCAGACGCTAATCAGGCCGATGTCCTCTGTGCTGCGCATGAGCGTGCTCCCTCGTGGTCCGGAGTCAAAATGGGTCTGGCACCAATGTACGTCGGGCCATCACGGGCGGCATCGGCCGAACAGTCAGATGGCCTGGTATCCGCTCGGATACCAGGCCGTAGGCGACAGGGGTTACTTGGCTACGGGGGTGATCGTATCGAGGACACGACCTGTCCAATCGCGGATCTCGCCGAATTGCTGGAATGACGTCCATGCGTCTTGGATCGGCGGACGGCTTCCGATCGCGTTGAGCTCGAAAAGGGCGCACACGGTCCCGTAGGCGTAGCCGAACGCGGACGCACGGCCGGAGTCCTTGACGTCTCCTCCGGCATCCTGCCAACCCCACACGTAGGAAATCGCCTGCCCGTGCAGCAACTCGACCTTCTCAAGTTTTGCGGGGGACTCGATCAGGGCACGCGCGGCGTTGAAACGCTCGGCACACTGTGAAAAAAAGTCGATGGCCATAGCTAGGCTCCCTTGTGTTGCAGGGTCAAATTGTCGGTATTGACATTAAAGGTAGCAGCTTGCTTAGGGCTGGTCTTCCGATACTTTCGAGTTCTAGACGTATTTACATTAGTGAATAGAAGAAATTCGATCCGAACCTCTTCAGTATTCGTTATGGTTCCGTCACCGTTGAATATCGTAACCTTGTAAGTGTTTTTGTAGGCAGCCCGTTGAGTACCATCTGCCATAATGACGGTTCCGTCGATACTTTCGATAAGTTTCATAATAGCAAGTCGATGGCCATTGCTGGGGCTCCCTTGTGTCTCAGGGTCAATCGGGAAGGTCAGGCGGGGATGTATTCCAGTGCCAACTCAGCGCCCAAGACTCGCATGTACGGGTCGGATTCCTCGCACGCGACGTTGCCAGTGCTGCCGATGAGTTCCGCATCCGTACTGTTGGAGAGCGTGAACAGGCAAACTACGAAGAGCGGCCCTTCGTATGGGAAGCTTCCCTCGTAGGCCTCCGTTTCCGGCTCAATCGAAACGAAGTAGGGCCCGGACGTGAGGCGCTCTTCGGCCGCAGCGAGCTGCCGCGCGCCGTTGATGCGGCCTTGCTCCTCCGTCTCGGTTGTCGGGTCATACGACGAGGGCGCGTTCTCGTAAAAGAACCGTTCGGCTTCCGTCAGTGTGCTGGTCATCTCGAATCCCATCGGCGCACGGATCAGGGGGTGTCACCCAAGCATGCCCCGCGGTGAAACCGTCGACATCGCCTGATCGAACGATGTCGGGTCACCTGATCGTTTAGTTGCCGCGGGTGCGACCGATGACACCCGCGGCGATGAACAGGCAGAAGAGAGTCCACGCAGCAACCGCCATCACTGCCACTCCGCGAGGCGTTTTTCGAGTTCGGCCACAGTCGCCTCTTGTGACCGGAGGAGTGTTGCTGTCGCGTCGCGTTCCGCGCGTGCGCTATCCATCTCATTGTTGAGCCTGGCGCGCTCCGCAAGACGCAGAACTTCTGGATTCGCGTCGATGTGGTCCTGTACGGCCGCCGCGATCGCGGCCACCATGGCAGCGGAGTAGAAATCCGGCGCATCCGTCCCTTGCGGGCGCTTTGACAGGCGCGGGCGCGTGCTGTCGTCGACGGCCACACGCCCAGTGGCATCGACGACAAAAAACACCATTCCGATGTACTCCTGCTCGCGGTAGACCAACGCTGGTGTTTCATCGTTGATGTGCGCCGGGCCGGATTCGTCACCGACGGTGACCGCAACGCGAGCCGTCATGCGTACCTTGCCGAATTTTGTGGTCAACACGATGTCTCTCGGGAAGCTCATCCAAGCCATGTCAGTTGGCCTTTCCTCGCGGCGGGTGGCGTTTCGGATGCCGTGAGGTGACTAGGCCTCGTCGTCATCCTCGAAACTGTCCTCGTCATCGAAGAATTCCGACGCATTGCTGTTCTCAGGCAAGTAGTACTTCCCGAGCAGCCACGCAATGTGACTGTCGCCGTTTGTGATGATCAGTTCACGGATGAGGAGCCGGACCAATTCGGGCGAATCTTTGGTTGCCTCGACGATCCATTCGTCGATTTGGTTGAGGATCTGTTCGCCGATCTGCTCTGCGAACGTGGATTCGCGGTCCTCGTCGGACATCGCGAGGTACTCAGACAGCGTGACGTCGGACTCCTTCACGACCTGCCGGACGACGGACTCCACCCAACTGTGCGGAATTTGATCGTTGTCGAGCACGAGCGTGTAGTGACGAACGAAGTAAGCCGCGATCTCTGACATGGCAGGTACCCTTCCGAAACGGGGTCAAGGGGTGTGGATCAATAGTGCGACAGTTTGTGTGCGGGGACATCAGCCGTTCGTCCGACGATGGGGTCGGCTACTCCGCCAGGATGCGCGGCGTTCCCGGCTTGCGGACGGTGCGGATCGACTCCACCTCGTACTCGGGAAGGTGGCGAGCCTGAACCGGACCGGCGGGCAGATTGTTGCTACCGGGCCACGTGTTGATGCCGTCCGAGACCGAACCATCCCGAGCAATGTAGATGGTGCGGAGCTTCCGTAGCGCGTCGGCCCGGTCGTATCCGCGGGAGTACGTAAGCACCGTCGCAGGCTTAGCGTCGGCAGCGCGGGTGTTGTAAGCCGAGAGAACGATGCGATACGTGTAGTACATGGTCCCTGCCTTCCGGGGTCGCTGCGGTGTTGACCCAACTATGCTCGCGTCGAATCGCCGTAGCATCGGCTGTTCGGTCAGTCGACGATCAACTGTTCGACTGACACGCCGTTGTCCGCGAGGAAGGTCACCAGGTCGGCTAGGTTCGTGAATCGGGCGACGAACACGAGATCACGCTCCACCGTGAACGTTGTGCCCGCCGGATCGGCGGTTATCCGCAGATGCCGATCCGGCGAGTACATGACCGTCGGATGAATTGCCATTAGCCCACGTCGGCCAACGGATCACAGTCGCAATCCGCGCCCACGATGGCCACGCCAATTCGTTCAGACGCCTCTGCCGAGAGCTTCGCCTGCGCCGCTTCCGTGTAGGGCCCAATCGTGACGGTTTCGATGATCTCGCGGGAAACACAATCCCGTATCTGCAATTCGGCGTAGAGACCGCCATCGCGCCAAACGACAACCCAGGCAGAATGATCGCCACCGTGGATGCTCTTTGCCGTCGGCGCGACCCCTGTGTAACGCCATGTCAAGAGATTGACCATGCGCCCTGCCTCCCGATCAGTAAACGGTGAACGCATGCGGCTTGCCCGCGGGTCGTTCATTCGACAGGCGGCGCTGCCCCATGACCACAAAGTTCGCGCTGTTGACGAATTGCTGCACGTGCCGGGAGCACGACTGCCGACGAACCGGCTCGGCGTCCGCGATCGCTACACCGTCGGTTGCCGGACGCAGGTCGAACGAGGCGGACGCGGCCTTGACGCATTGGCGATTGTTTCCGTCGCAGCGGCGGTGCCGGAAATCGAGACGCGCGTAGCGCTCCGAAACCGTGCCGATCCAGTTTGTGGGCATGTGAGCTCTCCATTCTTCCGGAGTCAAGGCCGTGCGTGCAGTGAATCGGTGAAGCCTTCGTCGTTGTTCGATTTGCTCGGCACGGAAACCGTCCGGGTCGCTGTTCAGGATTGACGCGCGGTCAGCGTGAAACCGTTGTCTCGATCTCCGCGGATTCGAAACCGTTGCCGGCTGCCCTCACCTTCCGGTCCAGCCCATTCGGTTGAAGATCCGGCCGGCCGCAGCGAGGTCCCTTTCGATGCTGTCGAGGTTCGCGCGCAGGTCGTTGCTCTGCTCCATCTCGTCTTTCAGATGGGACACGATCGACTCCATGACGGTCATCAACTCGGCGAAGGTCTCCGGTCGCCGACCCATGCCGCCGTGCGGGAGCGCGATGGCCGGCGCGCTGCCGATGATCGCGTTGACGATCCTTTTCTGGGCGTCGGTGAGCGGCGCGGATACGGTGGTGGCGGTCTCGTCCATGTGGACTCGTCCTTCCAGAGTCTCCTACGTGCTGACGTTCACCAGTCTGCCCCGCACTGAAACCGTGTCGCATCGGCTGAACGGCCTATGCGGGATGGGTCGAATCGGTAGAGCAGAGCGCGCAGTGGAAGCCGAGACCGATGGCCTCGCGATGCGCCTGGTGACCGAGCAAGGCTTCTTCCTCGCTGTCGTAACCCTGGATCTCATCCCACGGTGAGTTGTCGAGACGAATCGCGGTGCCGAACAACCGTGAGCGATCGATGCCAGGGCAGACGAAACCGAGGTAGACGGTCGCGAGGGTCGCGGGATGATCATTCAGCGTGACGGTGTCCCGGCAGAGGGTTCGGTCCCGCTCGTAGAGCGCGCCCCACTCCTCGACGCTGATCGGATTTCCCAGCGGATCATAGTAAAAGTGATCGGGGTCGAATCCGTTGGCGATGCTGGTCACTGGTCGACCGTGTTGCGAATCCGTGCGGCGCTCCGCTGCTTTCGCGCGATCAAGGTGATGCCGACGACGGTTGGCAGGATCGTCACGGCGAACGCCGCGTTGTCCGCCCATTCGGAGTGGATGTGAGCTGCACGCAACAAGGTCAACGAGTACGCGCAAGAGGCTGAGCTCCCGCCGGCGAGCCAGCCCAGCCAGAACACGGGATTCTTGATCCAACTCCGCGAGCTAGTACTTCGTGTCGACATACCAGCGACAGTAGCCGGGTACTAGCATTCCGTGAACACAAAGCCGCACAGCCCGTGCGGGTGACTCGGTGTCTGATCCGCTACCGTGAGATCTTCCGTGATGGTGTACGGAGGAAGGTTCAGATCCTCACACGGTCGACACTGCCTAGCCATCACCGAACGAGCCGACCGGGCCCCCGTCGTCTGCGCCCGGTCGGCTCGTTTCGTCGCCCGTGGATCAGGGGGTGGGCGAGAATCCCTGGGCGTCGAGCGCGGTCAGCGCGTCGGTCAGGGCCTGCAAGGTGCTGACCGCTGGGAGCGGAGCGATGACGCCGTTGCTGTCAGGGTGGTTGCGGACGTAGAGCTGCAGGTCGCACGATCCGTCGTAGCTGACTGTTCGGGAGATCGTGTAGTCGGTGAATCCGGCGTTGACCAGCGCGGTCTCCACGTCGGTGTAGGTTGCCGCGGTGTCCATGTGCATCGAGAGCGCGACTTCGGTGCCGAGGGTGATAGCCATGTACGGGCTTATCGGTCGTAACCTCCGCGTTGATGACCTAGTTGTCGGGATTTTTGGGGCTGAAAGGTCGACTTTACGACGACGTGCGGAGCGCTACTTTGGGCCTCGACCCCGCGAGCAAGGAGCCATCTGTGACGTCATCCATCCACGCCCTGACCCGCCGCATCGAAGCCTTGGAGGCCCGTCTGGCCGATGTGGAGGGCGGGTATGGCCGGACCCTGTATCAGCTCCACCGTCACGCGGTGCGTACCAACCTGGCCATTGACAAGATGCTCGACCGCGTCGGCCTGACCGCCCCGACGGAGGCCGAGGTGGACGCGGTAATCGACGAGAGTTGACCCACGTCCGCTGACACCGAGACGCCCCGGGTAGCAGCCCGGGGCGTCTCTGTTGGCGATCGTCTCGCCGGCCTCGACTCTAGTGGGAGTGCATCGAGAGCGCGACTTCGGTGCCGAGGGTGATAGCAGCCGTGTACGGGCTTATCGGTCGTAACCCCTGCTGGTGGCGACCTAGCCGTTTGGGCGATGCCGCCCGTGATGGCCCGACGTACATTCGTCGGGCATGCACACATGGGTCGACGGGCCATCCAATGAGACACCCTACGCGGAGGCCCAACGGAGGGCGGTTGAATGGACAGGTTCGGCAAGATAGTGGTCGAGGGCAAAGCCCTCGGTTTGATGCTCAAAATGCTGAACGCCGTCAGAGGCGAACTGGTGACTGTTCTCCGAGACGCGGACGGTGGGCCCGGTGAGGAGTTCGGCGAGAACGACTTGGTCTTGATTCACGCCGATGACCAAGGGGTCACGGGCTACGGCGTCGACGTGGACGGCGAGATCATCGAGCCGGAGACGATCATTCAGCGGCGCTGGGATGACGGGTTCACGACAGTCCACGTCCACTGAACGCGAAACGCCCCGGGCTGCTACCCGGGGCGTCTCTGCTGGTGATCGTCTCGCTCGGCCGCTACCGTGTCGATCATGACCGGGGCACTTCTCGGATCCGGCACGGCCGGCCTCGACTCTAGTGCGAGTGCAGGAGCCGGTGACACGCTCCGCAACGTTGATCCGCGGTGTAGGGCATGTCGCCGCCGACCCGCAGGAGCGCGTCCACGGCGGCGGGATCCATCCCTTCTTCGTTGGCGACCTGGGTGATGGCATTCATGATCACGTACATGGTGATCTCACCCTCGTAGGTTTCCAGAACGCTGATGATCTTGGACCGCTGTTGGATCGGGATGCGGTGGTGCTCGAAGATGTCGCGCAGGGTGTCGCTGAGGTTGCCGTCGATGCCGATCGTGGTGAGCCGCTGGACGGCGTCGAACGCCCCGTCGAGCCCGCTGAGAGCCTCGTCAACGGCCTGGCGGGCCCAGTCGTACACCTCTGCCTCGGAGGTGTCCCGACGGCGCGTCCAAACGCCGGTGGTGGCTTGGGCGTCGATTTGCCCGTTGGTGCAGACCCAGCGGAACAGGTAACCCTCGATCTTGGTTTGGGTCGTTCCGGTCAGGCTGTTGTCGACCTGCACGCCGCGCGACCACACATCGCCTGCCGTGCCGGTGTCGGCGAGCACCTGGTGGGCGTTCGGGATGACCAGCCGCATGCGGGTGCGGCGCAGGTTGTGGCTGAATTTGTGGTCGACCAGCACCTCGACGGAGCCGTATTTCGCTTCGATGCTGCTGAGCGCCTGGTCCAGGAGGGCGAGGTTGGAGAACGGCGCACTGCCCTGTTTGGTGAATGCGGCGGCCAGGCCGCCGTTGACCATGAACTGGAAGTCTTTGCCCTTGCGGGCGCTGAACATACCTTCGCGATACCAGTAGTTCATGTGTGGCACGAGCAGATCGGCAGGGCAGTCCCTGGTGTATTCACGCCGGAATCCGAATCCTTGGCATGTTTCTTCGAGGGCGTCCCGGGTCAGTTGATACCTGTCTTTACGATTCAGGGTGACCCAGACGCCGACCGGCTCGTTTCCCACTTTCGCGGACAGGCCGTGGTTGAAGTCTGCCTGCGCTTCGAAACGGACTGAGTCGCCGACGGTGAACATGGCGCGGTTCAGTGGCTCGGTGAGGGAAAGTCGCTGCTGAGCCTGCTCGACGGTGAGCAGTTTGCTGCGCATCTGCTCGACGGTGATGGCGCTCATGGCTTCTTCCCCAAGAACTCGGTGGCGGGTACCTCGGCCCAGGCAATGGATTCCTGGCGATACTTTTTGGCGAGCTGGGCGAGCCGGATCTTCAATCCCGGTTCGAGGCCGTCGACGAGTTCGAGACAGATACAGGCGTTCTGATAGATCGAGTTCGGGTTCGAGTACCACTCGCCGTGAAACATCCCGCCAGCGTCGTGGAGAAGCCGCTGCAGATCGATCTGGAACAGCGCCCAGTCTTTCTGGCTGAGCTTGTCGTCGGTATTGCCGATCGAGACGTAGACGATCATTGAGCACCCGGCGCATTGATCTCGGATTTTGAATCGCCCGTCCCGAACCAGGGATGAATCCAATCAATTGCTCTCGGCGTAGCTGCCCCGCGCACGTGAAGGAAGCGCGGCGCTGGAGTGTCGTGGTGTTCGACCTCCAAGCGCAGCACCTCCCACGCAGTGTTCCCGCCGTTGGCCTTCAGCTTCTCGGCCCTCGCGAGCGCGCCCTCTTGGGTGCTCCACAATGAATCGATTTCGGGATAGTCAACGTGGTCGAAGGCAACGGCCCACACGTAGTCACCGGTAGATGTTGTCGTCACGGGATCCCTACCGCCGGGAAGGCGGTGATATTCATGGGCTCACCCGTGCGGGTTGGGTCCGCTCGGTGTTGTTCCAGCGTCATGCGAGCGTCTCGGCAGGCTCCAGCGTGGACGCCTCGTTGAGCTGGTGTTCGGCCAGCGCGATCATCTCATTGCGCCAGCCAGGGTTCTCGTCTGCGTAGGCGAGCACGTTGGGCTCGCCGTGCAGTTGGAGCTTTCCCTCGCCGGAGGGCACGAGGGTCGGGACCTTGCGGTCGGTGAAGGTGACCCAGGATCCGGATACCGTGACCAGCTTGCGGGACACCAGGACCTGCAGCGCCGACCAGGCGTTATCGAAGCCCATCCCGAAGCGGCTTCGCACCTCGACGACGCGGCCAGGCACGCCGACCTTGTTCTTCACGCACTTGACGTAGACCTTGTTCGCGACGAGCTGATTGGACTCCTCGCCGGTCAGGAAGTCTTCGAGCTTGTTCTTCACACCGCCGCCGACGTCGAACTCCAGGCGCAGGCTGGCGTAATACTTGAGTCCTCGCCCGCCGGGCGTGGTGACCCGAGGCGGCAGCCCGGGCCGGCCGGTCATGTCGACGGCTTCCATCTTGTGGTTGATGAACACCGCGGCGCAGTCCTGCTCGTGCAGGATGCCGGTCATGATCTGCAGCAGCCCGGACATGAGTTTGGCGCGGTGCATCGCCATGGTGGCCTGATCGAAGCTGCCCTCTTTGAGTCGCCGCGGTGCCATGGCCGCGACGGAGTCGAAGATGACCAGGCGGACTTTCCCGGTGTCGATCAGCTCCAGAGTCGCTTCCGCGCCTTGTTCGAGCCAGGTCGGTTGCAGGGTCACAAAGGACGGGTGCGCGAAGTCGATGCCCAGTTCCTCGGCGTAGTCGCCGTCCAGGGCGTGCTCGAAGTCGAGGTAGACGATGCGCTCGTCGGAGCCGCGGGCGATGATGTCGGACTGGAGCATCACGGCGGTCTGCAATGCGGTCGTTGTCTTGCCGGATGCTTCCAGGCCATACAGTTCGGTGACCCGCCCCCGCGGTAGGCCGCCGACGCCGGTTTGCCAGTCGATGCTGAGGTTGCCGGTCGGCAGGCCGACCACCCGATCCGGGGTGCCGATCTTCAGGCCGGTTTTCTTCACGAAGTCGGCAAGAATGTCATCAACGGTCTTGGTCATCAAAGTCCTTCTTGCGAATCACTGCGGTGTCGTAACGCGACGTTCCCGGCACGTCATAGGTGCCGTACTGCTTCTTCATGTCGATGGCCCAGCGGGCAATGAGATACGCCGAGCAGTAGTCGCTGGCGACTTTGGTGGCTCGGCTCTTTCCGCCGTTGTCTTTCGCCCGGATAGATAGGTCCGGCGGTGTGTAGCCGTAGCGCTCCGAGACGGGGAAGACCGCTTGGGGGCCTGTCCCGCGTTCCATTCCTGTGTAGTGGGCACGCCAGGTTGCGGGAGCGACGAAGAGAACATTCCGCCGGGCGAATGCCATGTGCATCGCGTGCACAACTCGGCCCTGCAACCGGCAGACGGTCTTGACCAGGGTGGAATAGGGGAGACCGTGCGGCAGATCCTCGACAGCCATGAGGTCCGGCCCGTGCGGCTGAGTAAATGTGTCCGTCAGGCGAGCGAGGAATTCTTCCTCACTTTTATCCCATGAGTCGAACTGGGCGCGGACCATGAAGTCCTCGTCCATCAGGCAGGCGGCTGAATACTTGGCAGCCAGGTCGACGGCGAGGACTGTCACGCTTTCTTTACCGTCCGGCGGACCGCCCGATTCGGTCTGGGGCCGGCGACGCGAGGGTGTCGCTGGCGGCACCGTCCACGGACGAGTGATGTCGACGCTGGGTTTACTCCTGGTCGCCTGTCCGTAATAGTGTCGTAGAGTTCGAGCGTCGAGGAGGCACCCCTATGCCCGGCAAAACCGCCGAGGTCACAATCCGCCAGCTAGCACCCGAGCAGGCCGAGGAGGGGCAAGAGCGCCTGCTCTACCGGCCGGTGCCGCAGTTGGACGGTCCGCCGCAGTTCAAGGTGAGCTACCCGTGGATCTCGCCCGCTGAGGCCAACGAGATGTTGCGTGAAGCGCTGAATGCCGACGGGTTCCGGCAGCGGAAGATGATCACCGCCGAGGTTCGACGGTGGAGACAGTTGATAAATACGAAGCGGTTCGTCCACTTCCTGCCCAATGGTGTCTTGTGCTCCGACGAGGATGGCATCCTGCTCAACGGCCAACATCGGCTGACGGCGGTCGCCGGCCAGGACCAAAGCTGCGGGTTCGTGGTGTTCAAGAACGTGCCGCGGTGGATGTTCGCCTTCATGGACACCAACAAGGTTCGGACGTTGAAGGATGTGTTCTTCATCGGGGCCCGCGCGTCGGGCCCGCACACGCCCTCAGCGATGCGCCTCGGTATGCGCTACGAGGAGTTCCTCTTCGGACTGCGTTCGTCGCTCGGCTGGCGACACTGGATGACCACCCGAGACGAACACCAGGACGTCGATGGTTTCCTCGCCCGGCGGGGGGAGTTTCAGGATTGGTACGGCGTCGGGGAGAAGGTCCATAGCGCGGTCAAGTTGTTGGTGCCGAGCGCGATGGCGTTTCGCTTCTATCAGACGCTGGCGTGGCCGGACGGCGATCCGGAGATTCAGGAATTCACCGAATCGTTGGCGTCCGGCACGATGCTGCCGCCCAAGAGCCCGGTGGCTGTGCTGCGTGAGTGGGCGCGGGAGTGCTATTACAACAAGGACAAGATCTTTGCCAAGCGCGAAGCGCACTTGATGTTGTTGATGCGCTGTTTCGCCCAGGTTCAGGCCGGCACCCGCCTTGACAGACTTACCTGGGCGTACGGGCAGCCGATGGCGATGCCTTACCACCCTCAGGGTCATGAAGTCGCCGTCAAGAACGTGCGCCAAGCGCTGGAGGACTTGGACACGGAGTATGCCGAATGAGCCTGCATCCGTCCACGACCATCACCGTGAAGGTGTTCCCGATCGGCGAACCCGGCACCATCGGGATCACCGTCGACACCAGCGGGCCAGATAGTCTTCTGCCGCACGAAGCGGCGAAGGTGTTACGCCAAGCGGCTGATGTGATCGAGAGGAACAACGACGTGATCCGCTGAATGGTGGTGTCGAGCGAGGGGCTAGCTCAGCTTCGTCGTCTTGTCCCACATCGCCGGCCACGTCTTCGGCCCGATCAAGCCGTCAACACCGAGGTTGTTGGCCTTCTGGAAGGCTTTCACGACTCCCAGGGTGATCGGGCCGAATACCCCGTCAGCGGACAGGTGCGCGCCTCGGGACTTGGCTTGGCTCTGCCAGACCCGCACATTCGCGTCGACCGTGTTGCTCTGCTTGAGCGGGTAGCCGGGGTACTTCGGCGCGACGGTCCCGGGGGTGACATTGCCGCCGCCGCCGGAGGGCTGCCACAGCAACGGGCGCTGGTTGGCCTTCGAGCGCCACCAGGAGATGTGGCTCCAGTGGTCGTGGCCGGTGCCGGTGTAGCGCTGCAGGGTGCCGTTGCCGTTCCAGCGGGCCCAGTAGTAGACGGGCTTGTTGGCCCACGGCTTGGTGATCATCTCGCAGATCATCGGCAGCTCGCCGCGCATCAGCCGGGCCAGCAGGGTGGCGTGTAGGGCCATCAGCTTGGGGTTGTAGCCGTGGTGGAAGTCCCCCGCGCAGGCCCAGTCCATCCGGTACGGCGCGGCAGCTTCGTGCCGGCGGGAGTAGTCCGTCGCGGGGATCGCGGTGGCCGGGCAGTGGAAGCCGTAAGTGTGCAGCGCGTTGCCGCAGCACCCGGAGTTGCCGCCGCCGAGTTTGATCCAGTCGCTCATCTCAGCGTCGATCGCCGAGGCACACACGCAGCTCGCCATGTCCTCCTTATCGGCGGAACTTGCACGCGGGCCGTGTGAACAATTACTGTTCACAGCATGACGACTGACGCCGAGCTGTTCTCGCTGCTTTCACAGGTGATGACAAAATACGAAGAAGTCCGTGGCCTGGAAAGCAAGCTGACGCAGGTTCGGGCCGAGCGCGATGAACTGGTCACCGCAGCCATCGCGACCGAGCGGATCGACGCGAGGGGCATTGCGTTGTTCTGCCGCGCTAGGGGCAAGGAGCGGCGCGGCGGCGGCAGGGCTCACGCTGTCCGGGAGCCCACGCCGAACTGGTCTCCTCTGCTGAGCAGCGCAGACATCGCCAGACTCGCCGGTGTCACCCGAGCGACCGTCACCAACTGGAAAAAACGGCATGCTGACTTCCCGCCCCCGGCAGATGCTGCGAGGCCGCCACGGTATGCGCGGGAGAAGGTCTTCGAGTACCTCGACCGGCACGGCATTGATCACGCCTAAGCAAGTCCGGGGCTGCGCGCGGTGTGCCTCCGACGGGATGCCAGGGGACCCGCAAGACGATCACGTCGTGCGCTGGCTCAGAGAGCGCCGCGACGCAGCGCTAGACCCGCAGGGCTGCCCAGAGAGCGCCGGTCGTACCGGCGCGTGGTGGCTTCTTGACGAACTGCTCGGCGACTACCGCGAGCGCTTTCTTGGCAAATAGTGGGAGCCGGGCGGATACCCTTCCGCCCGGCTCTGGCAAAGGAGAGTCGCATCCTTTAGGTTACATCCACTAAACAATCACCAGCACATTTGAAAGTCGCGGATCAGCTTCATGTCCCCATGCTCTGCCGTTGAGCTACCGCCTCATGTTGGAGAGGCGGTCCGGATTTGAACCGAAACCCTGCGAGATTTGCCCGCGACTGGTCGATCTGGTGACCGGATGTTGCTATTGAGTTTTGGCGATAGCTTGAGTTTCAAATCGGTGCGCGTCTGCCATTTGCGCCACCCGGGCGTGACGAGCCCGGGGCAGGATTCGAACCTGCAACATCACCGGTCATCAACCTGAGGCTGAGCCTCACTCGCCCCTCCGCGCCGATACGATGTGGAGGGGAGTCATATTGGGCGTCCCTACCCGCCTGGACGTCCTGCGTACGGAGCGATTCCCGCCGGAGCTAGCCCGCACGTCCCGTCTTCATGAATCAACGTCAGGCTGCGAACAGGTAGTCGAAGACCCGCCGCCCCGGATTCGGGCGCAGAGCGTCTTCCATGTTGGCCTGTTCGCGAGCGAACTTCACCGCCTCGGTCAGTGCGGTGATCCGGGTCAGCATCTTGTTGACCCGCGATGCCGGCAACGCGCCGGAGAATTTCACCGTCGACCAGGTGCCCACCGGGATGTCCTCGGTAAAGGACTCCACCTGTGCCGGGTGCCGATCGGTCGCGACGGCCAGGACGTGGTTGCGCTTGGCCTTCGCGGTTTTGACCGTGGCCACCGGTTCGGTGCAGTAGACGTCCTTGGTCGGATCGAACGTCCACGTCTCCGTCGAGTCCAGGATGGGCAGCTTGCTGACCACCGTCTCCAAGTTGACTAGCTGCTTTTCCAGGAACATCAGATACGAGACCGGGACGTCGGCGAGCAAGGTGACCGGCTGATCGCCGTCGATCAGCACGACGTCCGCGCGGGCGTGCTGATTGGTCCAGTCCAGCGCCGCGGTGATGTCGAACAGCTTGGTGAGGTTGCCGGCGACATCGCGCAGCACCTGCTCCACCTTGACCTGTACGTTGGCCGATTCGGACGGGTAGCGGAATCCCTCGTCGTCTTTCGGGGTGTAGGTCCGAGAGTGCCCGGCGAGCAGCGCGTTCTTTTGCAGGAGGTGATAGCTCTTGGTCAGATGGCTCTCGGAGTCGCCCTTGATGCCCGTACGCACGGCGATGATCTGGTTGAGAAGCGTGACGCGCTCGGCGGCAACGGCGACTTTCGGCATTTCTGCGGGGCCTCCTGTGTTCGGCGTTTCCAAGAGACTCAACCGGCAGGGGCGTTGGGTGGTGACGGCCTGTCACCCGTTCGGGTCATTTAGCGCTTGAAGGCCGGGCGGTTAGGGTGCTCGACATCGCGAGAGGAACAGATCCGGCCTGATCTGCTCGCGAAGGGGATCGGGTAGTAGTGGATGCCGGGCGTGGTGATAGACCTCCGAGGTCGCCAGGCCAGACGTGCGCGAGGCCCGGCCCCGGCTAGCAAACGACGAAGCCCCCGGCCCTTCCCGTAACCGGGGGCTCCGCAACGCGCTGCTAGAGCTTGAGCTTTGTCAGCAGCGCGCTGAAGTCATCGGGGTCTTCTCCGCCCCCGGACTCTCCCTTGCTTTCATCGGCAACCGCGGTCAGAACGCCCACCTGGGCCGGCGCGTCGTGGTCGATCCGGGCGTAGGCCGCGGTCGGCTGGCCGCCGTTCGCTGCCGGTGCCGCGCTGAGCAGGTTGTCCAACTCGCCTTTGAGGGTTCGCAGGTCGGCTTCCGCTGTCGCGTTGGTCGCCGGCTGGTCCCCGTGGGCGATCCGCCAGCGCTCGGCGATCGACTCGATGTCCTTCTTGAGCCAGCGTGATTCCGCCCGGCGTCCGCAGGCGGTCTCCAGCTGGTCGGTTTCGAGCTTGTTGTTCGTGTGGGTCGCCAGCACGGTGTTGCGGATGTCCTCCTCGGACTCCCACAGGTTCCGGGCCCCGGCGCTGATGTCGAATTTCTGGAACGCCTCGGGCACCTGGCAGGGGCCGAGGATCAGGTCCCGGCCAGCGAGGCCGCCGTGTTCCTGGGCGATCAGGTACAGCTTGTTGTAGTAGCCCTCGGTGAAGGTCCACACCTGGCTGGCGCAGCCGAACGGGCTGACCGGCGTGCCGTCCGCCTTGGTGTTGTACTTGATCACGTTCATGGCGAAGCGGCGCTCCGGCGGCAGCGCCTCTTCGGAGTCCTTGGACCGGGCGCAGACCGGGCAGTTCTTCGCGTCGAAGCCGTCGTCCGCGATGATCCCGTGATCGCCGAGGCATTGTGGGCGGCTGATGAAGTCCATGTCCCAGTCGGCGTACTCGGTGCCGTCCTTGCGCTTCTTGACGACTTTGTTTGCCTGTCCGTTGACGATCTTCGGGGCGCGCAGGGTGTGAACCCAGGTGAAGGTGGGCTTCTCCAGGCAGACGATGCGGGCGCGCTCTCCTACCTTGAGCTTGAGTCGATCGAATTCCAAACTGGTGGTCCGTTTGAATTCCGGCGTCCAGTCGATCTGTGGCATTACGCTCTACTTCCGATCAGCGAAATGAGTCGGTTCTCGACTCGATTTCTCTACTGATCAGGGCGGTGCCGGTTTCGCCGTTTCCGTCCGTCGATCTGGTTGGCGATAGCCCGAAGTTCCTGCGCCATGTCCGCGGGAAGTCGGACCGCGTCGAAGTCTTTCGGCACCGCGACCAGGGTGTAGCCATAGCCGTTCAGAATGGTCTCGGCCTTGATGAGCGGCGGCTGTCGGTCACCGCGTTCATAGCTGCCCAGCACGATGGCTGGAGCGCCAACGACCTCCTCTGCGTCGCGCAGCGACAGCCCGGCGGCGATGCGCAGGTCGCGCATCTGCCGGCAGATGATGTGGTTCGGTTGCCGAGGCACGTTGGCTCCCTATTCGATGCTGGCGGTGAATTGCTCCCGCCAGTCGGTGGTTTGTGGTTCCTGTTCATCGTCGGCGGCCCGGTCGCGCTGGATGGCCCGGAGTGCTTCCTTCGCGTGCATCTCGGCGTGTTGATCTTGGATGGGGCTGTTGTTGCGCAGTAATTTCAGATCACGTAGGCCGTGGGCGTATTCGAGGTGCGCGATCAGCTGGTAGGTGTCCAGCCGGTGATGGTGTTGGTGGGCGTAGGGGCCGCCGCGCTCGTCCGCGGCGAACGCTTCCTGGACCTGCGGGTCTCCGACGCCCTTGCCGACCCGCTCGGCGATCTCCCGCAGCCGGCTCAACTGAGCGCTGAGCTGCACGGTGGAGCGTTCGCGGGCCTGCGCGGGGGTGATCCCTAGGATGTCCAGGTCGTCTTTGCTCAGGACCATCTGGTCGATGTTGTAGCCGGTGGGCGTGCCGGCGACGACGCGGCCGGTCACCTCGTGGCCCCTCGCTTCGCGCTTCTTGGCGATCCAGTAGCACTTGTGGTGGTAGCCGCGGACCATCTGGCCGGCCGCGGCGGTCAGCGGACCGTCGCTCATCATGTAGCCGAACAGCTTGCTAGTGCCGTCGGTCTGCCGATATTCGACGATCATCTTCTGGGCCTCCACCCCGGCGGCGATGTTGCGCTGGCAACTGGTGCACCGCATCGTCAGCCCTTGCGCTCCGCGTGGAATGCCCGGATGCGAATCTTCTGCCGGTCATCCACCGGCTTACGCCACACGCCGCCTTTTTCAACAAGACCACGGCCCTCGGCGTCGCATGTGTCGCCGCGGCGGTGAAGGTCGAATGCCGTAATTCCGGAGAATGTCCGGTGGCACGCCCCGCAATGCGCCCGATTGCTCCCGGACCGAAGCTGAGGACAGTCCGCACTGCACGTCATGGCAGGATCTCGCGACGGGCAACGACGGGCAACTCCGTCTGATCGAAGTCGGATGTCCACGGATCACGCCCGTCGAACCGGTCGCTGGCGACGAAGATCTGCAGGGCCTCGGGATCGTCGGTGACCGACAACCGGATGATCGTCACGTCGTCCGGGATCCTCAAAGCAGCGGCCAATTGTTTCCTACTGAAAACGGCCTTGGCGTTCGCGTTCACGCACCTCACCTATCCAGTGTGCTTTCCCATTGCCGCGTCCGGATAATTGCCATAACGTCCTGCCGGACGTCGCCCAGGCCGCGGAGTCGCAGCTTGATGGATTCCACTGCCTCATCGCAGAGCCTGGTGTGCAACTCAGCGCCGCGTTCAAGGCGTCGCAGGTCAAGGACTTCGAGGTTCGCAACCGCAGCACGCTCTCTTGCACTTGAGTACTCATCTCGGACTGCGTGTTGGCGCTGGCGAACAGCGACCTCGTCCCAAGCGTCGTCGACTTGAATACGCAATACCGTGTGCTTGCGTGCAGCCAGGCCACGTAGTTGAAGCCCGGTCGCGAGAAGCTCCTCCACTCGGTCCATGCGTGCTCGGACATCCAACAGGCAGTCGAGCAACTCCTTCGAAGAGGCATCAACCCCAGGAAGTTGTGCAGCCATTCGAAGCCGGACGCACTCATCGACGGATTTGTCCAGGATCTGTCGAAGGTCGACGTCGTCATCGGCGGGTTTCGCTTCGCTCATACTGCTGCCAGCTGGTTCTTGACCGCGGTGATGATCTCGTTGCTGCTGCCGATCAGGACGGCGGTCCGGGCGGTCGCCTTGTCCAGGGGGTAGCCGTAGAACTTCATCTTGTTCAGCAGCATCACCTCCGCCTCGTTCTGCAGCAGTTGGTAGCAGACCTTGGTCGGGAGCCGATACTGCAGGTCATCGGGCAGGTCGTTCTCGCGCATCAGCCGCTGAAGGTCTTCCTCCTCCAGTTCGATGTCGATCTTCTGCCAGGTGTTCGGCTGTGTCTCGCCGGACCATCCCATGCGCACCCGCACGCTGTGTACCCCCATGTCGCTGTCGGCTTTACTACGGGTTGATCGTTGGCCGGTTACAGGAGGATCTCGCCGAGGGCGTCGGCGGTATACCGGACCCGCACGCCTGGAAAGATCTGGTTGGCCTGGCCGATGTGCTCCGGCCGCAACCCGGTGACCTCGCTCAGTGTGATCTCGCCCTTGGGGGTGCCGACGGTGACCCGGTTGCCTCCAGGAAGCGACCTGGCCAGCCGCAGGAACGCCGACCAGGTGGCGGCCGTGGGCATCTCCGGCAACTCGACGAGGACCTGTCGGGCTTCGACACGGGCGGCCTCGTGCAGGACCTCGGGCTTGACCGCCGGCAGAACCTCGACCAGGTCGCCGTCCTCGTCCTCCTCCAAGGCCGGGGCCAGCTCGAAGGCCTTCTCGCCCTTAACGTTCAACGTGCCGTCGTCCTGCACCTCGATCTCGGTCGGACTGCCCCAGCGGCGGGCGATATGCCAGTCGGCCTTCATCTGCGGCCAGCCCGGAATGGGGAAGATGACGGCTGGTTGCAGAATGGCAACCGCGTCCTGCGGCTCCACGCTCGCGCGGACGTAGAACTCCAGCGCATCGTGGATGTTCATGACCAGTTGGATCTTGTCTTTCAGGCCTGCTTCCTTGATGGCCGCGACCGCCCGGACCATGGCAATCTTCATGGCGTCGCCGGTGGCTGCTCCCTGGATCGGGTAGTTGACGCAGGCCCGGTCGCCCTTCTGGTAGATCCAGCGTTTGTCGCTCCGGTACTCCCAAATCGGCAGGCGGCGGCCGAATTTGCTGGTCACGTAGCCGTAGGTCTTGCCGTGCTCGATCTGTTTCTTCGACCAGGCGGCGATGTTGGGGAGGCCGGCGAAGTACTTGTCCATCAATGCCTGGGCCTCTTCGATGGGAATGCCGAGCCGGTCGGCGAGCGACTTCACGCCCATGCCGTAGCCCAGCGCAAAGTTGAGCGTTTTTCCAATGTCTCGTTGGTCCTTGTTGACCGCTTCGATCGGTATGCCGAGCATCAACGCTGCAGTTCGCTTGTGGACGTCCTCGCCGTTGGCGAACGCCTCCAGCAACGCCGTCTCCTGCGCCTCTCCAGCGATGGCGCGCAGCTCGGCTTGAGACAGGTCGAAGCCGAGGATGTAGTGGTCAGGCGGCGCGATGATGCAATCGCGGAAGTTGAACCTGAAACAGGTCCCAGACGGCGGGGTTTCTCCCGCCTCGTGGGCGGCCCTACCCGCGGCAAGGTCGTAGTGATATTTCTTCGGACTTTGCTGATAAGCAGGATCCCCGACTGCGAATCGTCCGGTGATGACGAAGGCGGACAGGTGGTTGGGGTGGGCCCGGCCGTCGTCGGCGTAGTTGTAAAGGTCCTCGTAGCGGTCCAGGTAGGTGCCGAGCAGCCGGGTGATCTGTTTCCACTCGCGGATCTTCTGGACGACCGGATAGGTCTTCGCGAGCCGCTCCAGGGCGATCTTTCCGGTGGACATCTTGCGCTGTTCGGGAGGCAGATCGCGGGTCTTGTCGGTGTAGACGGTGGTTCGGTAGCCGAGCTTTTCGAACAGCACGCGGGAGATGGCCGGCGGGCTGGCGAGGCTGATCGCGACGGGCTCGCCGACGAGATCAGAGAGCTCCGCCATGATCTGGGCGTTGAACTTGTCGCGGAAGGCCCGCAGTTCGTCGGCGGTGCGCCGCATGCGGGCCCAGTCGTAAAGGACGCCGACGTCTTCCATAGACGGAATGACGTCCTGGACGATGCCGAGCTCCACCTTGTAGAGCAGCTGATCTTTCACAGTCGGGTAGTACCGACGATGGATCGCAAGGCACCAGACGGAGTCTTCGCAGGCGTATTCGATGACCCTGGGCTCTAGCGGCAGCACGTTGAACCGCAGGAACTTTCGCTTGTTCTTCGCTAGATCGGGGAACAGGTCGAACAGCTCGGTCATGGTGTGCCCGAACAGTTCCTTGGTCAGGTACTTCAGGCCGAAGCGTTGATACTCGGCGGCCAGGTAGGCCTCGACCTGGGTGTCCGAACGGATCGGGAAGTATCCGTTGCCGGCGCGTACTGCTTCGCCGTAGTCGGGATCGTCCCAGAGGTGAATGCGAAACCACTTCGCGAGGTGGCGGAGTTCGAAGGCGGCGTTGTGGGCGACGCCCATTCCCGTGGCGAGAAGGACCCAGAAGATGCGGGCCGCCTGGTTGTTGTCGAGATTCTCCGCGTCGTCGTGCCCCAGCGGAACGTATCGAGCCCAGTCGGTGGAGTCGGTGAAGCTGATCCCCGCAATGAAAGCGGTTTCGGGGTGTACCGCGCCCTTTTCCCGGTCCGGTCCGTGATAGCCGGTCTCGATGTCGTAGCCGAAGACGTTCCCGTGGATGCGTTGAGTGAGCTCGGCCAACTCGTCGAGGTCGGTGACCAGCCCGTAATTCCTGATGCTCACAGGGTCTCTACCGAGCAGACCGGGACTGGATCAGCCAATCACCCGATCGCGCCTACTTCACACAATCACTTGCCATGTGTGAAGCTGCTTCACTGATCACTTGCCATGTCGTGAAGTGTCGTGTGAAGCTGCTTGGCGACACTCCCCTTGCCGACACCCCTGGCGGTCGAGCCGTGAGCACCGAGGCGTACGTTCCTGAGCTGCCGCCCTGCGACCTGCACCATCTCCAGCGCAACACGACCGTGCCCGCCAAGTTCGACGGTAAGACCCGGCAGGGCCCGTGGGCCTACATGTGCGAGGCGTGCTTCGCCGTCCACGGCGTCGGCCTGGGCCTCGGGCGCGGGCAGCGCCTCATCGTCGGCACCCGACCCGCCCCAGACGCCACCCCGGACACCGGCACGGCTGCCGACGACAACCGTTACCTGGACTGACCAATCCCAACCGCACATGGCGGCTGCCGTACTTAGAGGGCGGGATGGGACGCTTTGAGGATTGGTCCCCGAGGCCCCCGAAGCGACGGTGGCCTGGTCAGTTCAGCGAGGGTCTCGGGGACCGCCTGATTCATCGGTCGGCGCGTCGACGAAGGTGACCAAGTGCGGGGCCCGCTCGTAGAGTCGGGAGATCTGCCGGACCAGCCGCCGCCCGCGCCAGTTCAAGTCGTCGTAGGTGCACCACCAGGTGCCTGGTCGGGTGTGCGAGGTCCGGTAGAAGCGGTCGCTCGTGCCGAGCAGCATGGCGGCCAGCAGGGGCCGGGCCGCAAGGTTGTCGTCATACACCGTCGAGAACTGCGGGCTCACGACCGTCCGGGGATGGCAGTAGGCGGCGAGAACGTGATCGGCGTTCTCGGCGTGAATGAACCAGTCGGGGTGGCTGTCCTCGCGCTTGAGCAGCGACACACCCTGGTCGCGTACGGCGCGGCCGTAATCCACCAGCCAATAGGCGTACACGTAAGTCTGCCGGCCGTCAGCAATCTCGGCGTGCTGCTCAGATCGGCTCAGCCGGTGCCAGTCGATGTATCCCGTGTGGGTCATGCTGCCCCCGTCGAGCGGTGCGCGTCCCCCGGGTTGCGGCCCTGCGCTCTGGGACCAAGCGTATTCGAGGTCGGGGGCTTACTGGGCGGCGGCTTCGAGTACCTTGCGGCAGGCGAGCCGGTAGTAGGGCCCAACGGCCGGGTGCCGGTAGAGCGGCGTTCCACAGATGCATTCCTTCGGCGGGCTCATCCGGGTGATCTCCACCCGGGCCGCGCTCGCGACCAACCAGTCCGAGCCAGCTGCTGCGGCGAATATGGTTTCGGCCGCCGCCAGGTTCGCCAACTCGCTCGTGGTGGCCCGTGATGCGACAGGAGTCTGTTGTTCGGTGACGGGCCCGGCAGGTTCGATGATGTCCATGCGAAGTATCATGCATGGCTGGCTTGACCAGTGCAAACGCACTATCCACAGTGGAGCCTTCTCGGCGCTGGGGTGCTACGTGCGCGAGCAGCCGGCGAACGGCGCAGTGCAGCCGGCTCGGGTGTTTCTTACGTGCGCGAGTGCACGTACCGGTGCGGGCTGCCCGTCGACGGACCGGTCTCCGCCCGGCCAGGTAACGATTGCATAACGGCTAGTGGCGGGTGGGCCGACAGGCGGCCACGGCGTGCGCCCGGCGGAGCGGTGCGCGTGGGGCCGCATGCCCCCGGTTTGCGGCCCCACGCTGTGGGGATGGCCGGACTCGAACCGGCAATCTCTGCGATTTTCCAGCGCTAGTCAGTCGCAACACTCTGTCCTTTGAGCTACACCCCCGATGCGCGCAGGACGGGAGCAGTCGGAAGCCGTCCTGCGCGCATCGTCTTTACCCGCCGGCTTGCTTGCGGATACAGCCGTCACCCGTTCGGGTCGAGATGCTCGTGGTTCGGGCAGAGGTGCAAGTTCCAGGCGATATCCAGCCAGCTCCGGTCGAGCTTCCCATTCACCCACCAGTCGTAGCTCTCGTGCCCGATGGTGCTGTGGGCGATCACGGCGTCGATGAGGTCGCTGGTTGTCAGATCCGAGAGGACGGCGCAGGCTGCACAGCATTCCGTACAACAGCCAAAGTTAAATTTGCCTTCGAGCAGGTCCTGCTTATGCGGCAGGTTGTTGATGGCGGCGATGACCAGCGCAGCTTGTTGTTCAGGCGTCAGCATCACGACTTCCTTGTACGAGAACCAGCAGGTAGAGCAGCTGAACGATCCGCCACACCCCGAGCGCGGTGATGCCGGCGAGTCCGACCAAGATGCCCTGCTCGGCCCGGACGTAGCCGGCCACGCTCGCCAGCGCGAGGATGTATAGGAACTCCCACCAGCGCAGCGCCGCGGTGACCTTCACGGAGCCTCCTCGGGCTCGGGCTCGGGCGAGCTCATCAGCATCCACTGGGACCTGAGCAGCCCGTCGAGCCGCTGCAGGAGGCTATGGCCGGCGAGACACTCGTCGCCGTCCAGGTCCAGGATGTAATGGCGGGGATTGCGACCCTCCAGGCCGGCGAGGAACATGCAGGCCAGCTTTTCTTTCGTCTCCCGCGCGATATTCATGCCGCGGTCTCGGTCGGCACCGGCCACAACGCCCGCACCCGGTCGATCTCGTCCTGGATCTCTTCGATGATCTTCTTCGCCATGGTGTGCAGCTTGACGGTGATGATCGCCGCGATCAGCGCCGGGTCGAGCTTCGCGAGTTGGTGGCCGCGCACGACGATGATGTACTCATCCGGAGCCCAGCCTCGCCGTTCGGCGTACCGGCGGGCGATCCGGTGCGGACCTGCGATGACACGGTATTGACGGTTCATCGTTCCTCCTTGAACGTACCCCGGGGCCAGACGACCGGCTCACCGACCGGCTCATGATTGCGAAACTGCTGTCGATACATCAGGCCATCCTCGCCGCGGGCTATGCGCGAGAAGTTGCCGTGCACGACGATATCGTCGATCCGGCGGTCTATTTCGGCGGAGAAGTGCTTGCAGCCGCACGGACAGGCCCAGGCGTCCAGGACGCTCGCGCTGGGCGTGGAGTGCACCGGGCAGCGAGGTACCTCCTCCTGGCCGGTCATGCCAGGGCTCCGGCACCGGGACACCAGAACTTCAAGATCTGATTCCCGCGAGCCAGCCGATATCCAGCGCGGGCGGATACCGGAATCTGCATCTGCCAGGGGTGCGGGTCGTGCTGGTGGCCGTCCCTACAGGATCGGCGTTTCTCCTTCTGCGCCATCGCTGTTTTCCTCCGCCTTGACATCGTGATACTCGTGGCAGTGGTACCGATTCAATGCACCCGGGTTGCGGTCTTCCCAGGCCTGCGGTGTCCGACCGGTCAGCGTGACCAAGAGCAGCGGACACTCCCGCTCGTGGACGCATTCCTCGCACCAGATCGCCGACCACGACTCGAATTCGTATCCGTCGGCGAACGGGATTCTCTTTTCGGCCCTAGCAAGCTCGTCAACGAAACTCAGTAGAGCCATGGTCGCCTCCGCGCGTCCAGCCGGGCGATTGTCCAGCGTGGTCGGAAGGCCCGCTCGGCGATGGCTGACCAGGACCAGCCCACCTTCTGGTGCTCTTGCAGGAACGCGAGCAGGGCGACGCCGCGCCGGTCGATCCGGGTCAGCGCAATATTGCGGGATCGGGCGATCTTCACGCCCGGGTGCAGGACCTCGCCGATCTCGTACTCGGTGTCCAGGTCCTTGAGCACGTCAACCGGGTAGCCCAGTTCGACCAGCACGGTGGCGGCCAGCCCGGTTGCCGCGCCGTCGCGGAAGTACCGCGGGAACCGGCAGCCTTTGCTCCCGCACAGCTTGCTCCATGCGCAGACCGGCTCGGGGTCCTCGATCAGGTCGGGCCGGTGAAAGGTGACCAGGTTCAGTGCGCCGTGCACCATGTCCACGGTGATCTGTTGTCGGCGCAGCAGGGTGTCATCGGACACGGAGGTCTCCTCGCAGCGCGGCCTTGCGCAGCCACGCCAGTTGCAGCACGAGTTGGCGGGCCCCCTCGAAACTGGAGCAGCGCATCAGCGGCTCGTAGCGGCCGTCGTTGGTCCAGCGCCAGATCCGCCACGGGAACTGCTCGTTTTGCTCCTTCCGAATCCGCCACACCGGCCAAATGAGGAAGCAGTCACAGGTGTCCCACTCGCCGGTCGTCCAGACCTGGCACATCGCGGGATGAATAAGTGCGTTCAACTCTTTACCGTTCTCGAAAATAACTGGGCACGAACATCTTCGGTTCGCGCCAGATCAGTAAGCCCTGCCGCGACCAGGCACACCGTCAGGTCCCGCTTCAGCGAGATCTCCGTGACGTCTCCGGTGATCCACGTGGAGGTCTTCCTGTCCCCGCCGGTCCACGCCTCGATGTGGGTGCTGCCGTTGGAGCAGAAGTCGACGTGGAACCCGCAGTTGCGGCCTCCGACGAACCAGACCGCGCCGCGCCGGATCCGGTCCCCGCCCTGGTCCTCGAAGTGTTCCCGCGGCAGCAGGGTGGGGCCGACTTCCAGTCGCGGTTCGCCCAGCCCCAGCATGGGAATCTTCATGGAGATGACGTCGAACATCGGGCTGAGGCTGGCGACCCAGCGCAGGGCCTTCGCCCGGCGGGCTCGGGAGATCAACGTTCTTCCTCGACCCGCATGACGACCCGGAAGATCCGCGGCGTCACGTTCCGGCCCTCGAAGCGATACCGGCTCCCACCAAGATTGACGATCTTGTACTGGGTGTCGTGCTTCGCATCGTATTCCGTGTAGCCGGGCAACCACTCCTGCAACGTGTCGTCGACGATCTCGGACACTTCCCCGACGGTTAATTCCTTCACATCGGGACTAACGGGTCTCGCCTGTTATCCGTCACGGCCTGCCCACGGACGTCCCCCTGCCAAAGGCCCGGTCTGGTCGCCGGAGCCGCCATCAAAGCAGCGCTCGGCATCCTGGCACAGAGTGACCGAGATAGACGATCCTCTTCGCGGAGTGACGCAAAGTCATGCCCAAAACCTCAAAAATTCCTGGTCCCGCCGAGCCCCCGGAGGCCCAATTTTCGTTCCCTTAGTTATCACTGTGGAAAGAGGCGAATGAACAGTTGTTCTTACAAACGAGTGGATCATGAAAAGGTTACGGCAAGGAGCGCAACTACTTTCCGTTACCCTCCTGGCCGGTAATGCCCTCAGTACTGATCGCGGAGCGTGCCTGCGTCCTCCGCCTCGAACTGCGAACGGGTCAGGGTCCGGATCCGATGGTGGTCGCGGACGCGCCCCAGATCCCAACTGCCGACCTCGGCATAGGCCGTGGCGCAGCCGCCTTTGGCGGAGGCCAGCATCCGGGCGATCTGTTCTTCGGCGGCGGCTCTCCTGGACTTCGGAAAGGACGCCAACGCGAGATGGTTTCTGAGAGTCTCAGCTTCGTAGGCGAGAGCGGATCGCAAAAGGAAGATCTCGTCGAGAGCGCGCCCGTAGTGGCGCAGCATCCAGTCAGGATCGGTCATGCGCCGTACCTCAGCGCCGCGGTGTCGACCCACCAGCCAGTACAAGGGCACTGGCCGGGCATTGCGCCAACGGCATGACCCGGTCGGGGTGCTGGGGAACAACCAGCGTGTTCTCCGCGGTCTCGGAGCACACGATGATCAGTTCCCCGCACGTGGGGCAGATGATCGGCATGGCGTCCATGATTCAAAGATGGCAGAACGTGAAGCATGTGTGCAACTTTCGTTTACGGGTGAACCGCCACCCGGCTTCCGATTTGGATCTGTTTTACTGACTCGATGACGATGCCGAGCACCTGTTTCGCCGGCCGAGTGGTCTTCGCCGGGCCCCATCTCGATCCGGAGCTCAACTGGGACCGACCGTGCCCGATCCCACCCGAGTGCATGGTGCCGACCCAGCCGCCGATGTACTTCTGCTGCCAGCACTACGACGCCGTCATGAATCACCTGTATGCCACCTTCGATCGGATGGGCTTCGTCGATCACAGAATCCTTGCCGGGCCACCGGACGAATTCGACAGGATGATCGAACGGCTACGGCAGGATCAGTGAACGCCGCAGAGCGCTGACGCGGACCTCGATGCGCCGCGTGCGCCATGTGCTCGTCGCGGTCGGCCGTTGCTCGCCGTCGAGCACGACCCAGCCTTCCTGGATCTCGCCGACGGTCAGGAGCATGAATTCGATCCGGCCGCCACCACTACGGTGGTCGCCCTTCGCGATGTTCAGGACCATCCCCGCGCCGAGCATGACTCCCCCGAGTTCCATGATGGCTCTCCGTTCGTCTACCGCGTTACTGGTCCGAACGTCCGACCCCGGGCGGAGACACGGTCGGCTCAGCGGGTTCCGCTGTCCGTGTATCGGCGGCAGGCGCATCAGCGGGGTCAAGGAAGCGGCCGACATTGACCAGCAGGGTCCGCAGCCGGATTCGCCCGTCCTCCAGCTCCTGGACGCCCTCGATGAGCACGTATTCGGTTGCCGCGCCGTCATCCTTGTCACCCGGAAGGATGACGTAGCCACCTACCCAGGTGACACGCACCTCGATCGGCGCAGGGGTCAGCCACGAGTCGTCGTAGAGATACTCCCCCGACTGCAGCTCCAGTCGGTCGCCCTTGGCCAGGACCGTGTCGCCAATCAGCACCTGCTCATCGCCCATGTCTCGCAAGGGCATCGTCATGGTGCGATCCTCTGTCGACATAATGGCCTCCGGTGTGGATCAGCGGGTTGAGGAGCGCGGTGGCCTAGGGCCCTGGGGGAGCGATCGACCACCACGCTCCGGTGTAGCCTTGCTCTACGCTGCGTAAATCGGTACTCCTTGATCGTCCGGTTCCGTCCGGAAGTGAGCGGTGATGGTCGACAGGTTCGGTGAGGCCTTGCGACAGTTGCGCAAGGACAGAGGGTGGTCTCTCGCCCAGCTGGCTCAGCATGTTCGCTGGTCGAAGTCGGTTCTCGCAGACATCGAGACCGGTCTACAACAGCCCAGCGTCGAGCAAGCCCTGGCGTGCGACCGCGTCTTCGAGACCTTTCCGATCTTGACGACCCTCTGCGGACTCGAACGGAAGGACGACGACGTGCGGCGCAGGGCATTGATGAGCGGGTTCGCAGCGGCCATGGGGGTCGGCGCGCTTACCTCCCTCGCCGCGTTCGCCGAGGTGATCCGCCTAGACGTTCAGGAGGCCGCCGGTATCGAACAGGACTGGGACGCCGAAATCCGATCCTTCCAACGCCGGCTGGTCACGGCACCGAGCGCGACCTTCGGCGATGAACTCCTGGCCTCGACGTTGACCGCCCGGCAACGGATGACCGAACGCCGCGACCCGGACGCGACCCGGGCCAGCGCGCACTTCGGCCTACTCTACGGCATCTGGATGGGCTACCTCGGCAACATCAACACCGGTCAAAACCAGTACCGGACCGCGGCGCTGCTGGCCGAGCGCAGCGGAGATCGCAACACGCAGGTGTACGTGCTGGCTCGCATCGCCTCCGGCGGTCCGTACCAGGGGTTGAGCCGCGCCGAGACCGAGAACAACATCGCGCAAGCCCTGGCCCTCGCCGGAGACCGCCCATCGACCGGAGCGCTGGAGGCGCATGCCGCCACCGTGCACCTCGCGGCGCTAACCGGTGACCTAGCCTCCGGCCGCAGCGCGATGCAGCGCATGCAGCAGTTGCTTGACCGGCTCGACGAGCCGCCGGACGAGCCGGCCCCGGCGCAGCGCACGGCGTCGTTCGCCGTCTACCTAGAGGGTCGGCTGGGCACGCTGAACGACGCTCAGCGGGCCATTGATCGGGCGCGCCCGCTGCTGGCTCCGCTCCCGCAGTGGCAAGAAGAGGCCCAGCTGTACTGGGCGTTGGCGTTGATCCGTCACGGCCTGGCCGAGGAAGGCCTTCAAACGGCGCTGGCGGCCGTGCGCAGCGTGCCGTACCCGATTCGCACGCTGCGGCTTGGGGTCGACGACGTTCTGCGCACGCTGCCGCCGGGTTACCGTAGTGAGCTGAGCGAAGAGCTGCGGCAGCACGGCACCACCGGACCGAAGCCTTGGGAGTTGATCAGAGCATGACCAAGCCGCGCCGGCACGAGCCGTCGGATCTGCCCCCCGAAGTCGAGCAGCGGCTGAACCTGCTGGCCGCCTCGGTCGCCGCGGAGCTCACCACCGAGGGAATGGAGCAGTTCCGCAAGGAGGCGCTGGAGCATCTGCAGCGCGTCGACGAGGCGGCGACCAGCGGCGGCCAGCCTCGCCGGCCTGGTCACCGGGGAAGCCTCGATCGGCTCCAGCGCAGCGAGGCCGTCCCGCGGGTGTGGCGGGTAAAAGCCACGCTGGCCGATGGCGGGGAGTACGACGAGTACGTCCTCGCCCGCTCCTCCGTCGACGCCGCGATGGTGCTCGGCGATCACATCCGAGAAGCCCGCGGCGTCGAGCCGGACGGCCAGGCGGGCATCACCGACATCGACGCCTTCAGAGCGGGCGGTGAGTGCGCGTCGCTGGCCATAAACCGCGATCAGCGTCCGCTCTAGCGGTGTTGGGCGCAGTCTCCCCACACGTAGCCGGGGATCTCACCGACGAACCCAAGCGGGAGGCCACGATCGGCCAGAGACTCGTCCCGGTCCATAGGGAAGCATCGAAGATTCCTCACAGTTGAACGACGGGGACCCGTTTCATTGGGAACAACCCCACCGGGGTCCCCGTCCGCTTAGGTGCCCGTCTTTCCGAGCTGTCAGCTTGGCCTTTAGAGGACTCCCCGCTTATGTTGTCGGGTTGGCGTGGTGCAGCCCGTTGACGGTGCTCTCGGGACGGCCAGTGGCCAGGTGAACGAAGATCCCGCTGGCACGCCCAACCGGCTCGCCGCATTTCCGGCAAATCATCCCAGGTTTGGTCATTGCTGGAACATACCAGTCAGAACCTCTGCCGGCCCCTAGGTCGTTCAGCCAGACCTGGCCGGCCCCCTAGACAGGCGACGACGTGCCGGCCCTTCGGGGATGAGGCTGCCGGCACGTCGTCGCCCTCGCATGGCGGGCGAAAAGACTCAGTCGTCGAAGTAGCTGAAGAAGGACTCGCCCGAGCCGTGCGGCTTGGCTTCCTGAACGTCTTTGCGCGGATGGTTGGCCAGCCACCGGGCGAACCAGTCCTTCCACTCCTGCATGGAATAGACGTCAACGTGGCCGAGCCGGCGAACCGGATAGGGGCACTCGACAGAGGTCCGATGGGCCAGCCACCAGTCCACCCGGAAGTGCGTGACGTTCAGGATCCGGGATATATCCCGGCGACTGCCCAGGTCGGCATAGATCTCGGCGAGCGACCACGGGGTGATCTTGTTCCCGCCGAAGTAGTCGGTCATAGCAGGGTCACGCCGTAGTTGCGGATGTCGTGATCGCTCTTGGAATTGCGAGGCACGATCACGTACTCGTCGAATCCACTGGCACGAGCGAACTGCTGGGCGTTCTCGACGTACTTGAACTCGCCCTTCAAGTTGTCCTTGAAAACCTTCACGTGGCACCAGAACTCGGACACCAGGTCGGTGTTGAGTTGAAATTGCAGATCTTCGTGGCGGACCCGACCGTCTAGGTTCTCTTTTGCCCAGGCGCGTGCGGCTTCAAGGCAGGGGGCCGCGGCGTCGGTGCCGGACATGGTGACGGTGTGGACGATCACCCATTCGCGTCGGTAGAGCCGCCAACTGTCGTCGGTCTCCCTGTAGTTCATGCCCGCTCCGGCACAACGACGAGTTTTCCTTCGATCGCCACGATCTTCTCTTTCAGCCGTTCCTTCAGCTTCTTGGTGAAGTCATCGTCGCCCGCGTCTTTCACCTGGTGCCAGCAGTAGATGTTCAGCAGAAAGATCAGGGACTGCCACCAGGGCAACTTGCCATCAATCAGGAAGCGCAACACTGGCTGGGCCAGGACGTAACCGAGGGCGGGCCACTTGGTCCACTTCCATACGCTATTCAACCTGCGCGGCCTCCCTCTCACCATAAAGCCACCAGCGCCTCAAGCACCCCGACACGGGCACCGGTACGCAGGGCGTCATCTAGTACGGCCAGAACGCGGCGGCGATGCGTGCAGCTCTTCGTGTCGTAGTGCCGGGCGTGCGGCATGTATTGCCGTAGCAGGTACGGATTGATCCCGGTGGCGTCACGCCAGCTCTGCCCGGCGACTTGGATGCGGTGCAGCCGCTCCAGCAGATCGAGCCGGGAATCGAGTAGGGCGACGGTTTTGATCTGGTCGGATTCGCCCAGCTCAGCCATGTTCAGCAGGGCTTTGCGCTTGTCCAGGGCGATGAGATTGTCGGCGAAGCCCTGCGTCGGTGTCTCGACGACCAGAGCGTTGATGGTCGCCGGCCCGGCCTTTCCGTCGAACAGCGCGATCTTGGTGCAGACCGCGGCGGCGGCGGTGAGGTTTCCACCCGTTCGGGTGAGCAGGTGCCGGGCGGTGGGCTCGTCGAGCGGAGCGCGGCGGGCGACCCAGCTCAGGGCGTCGGCGTCGGTGAGCGCGCTGCACTTCACCAGGGACCCGCGGGGGGCCTTGAGCTGGGCTACGTGGGCCTTGAGGTGTTTGCGCCCGCCGACGGATGTGCTGGGTAGGTCTGCTTCGCTGCTGACGAACACAAGGTAGACGCCGGGCAGGCTGCGGGTGCGCCCGAGCCAGGTCTCCAGCTGGCCCCAGCGGGTCAGCTTGTCGGCGTCGCGGATCAGGATCATCCGGTTCGCGCCGGGGTTGAGTGGATACTGGTTGGCTTCGGCCCAGACGTCACGCTCGAACGTCGGGTTGAAAGACAGGCTGACATAGTCCAGATCGGAGACGTTCAGCTTGTTCTTCACAGTATCGACGACTTCCTCGATCAGGATCGGTTGGTCACCGCAGACCCACGTGACCCGGCGAAGGTCTCCGGCGTCGATGGCGGTGCGCCATTGCTGGTAGCTTCCGATCTCAGATCACCATTCGAGGTGTGTTTCGGTCTTACCTTGCCGGCGTTCCCGGCGACGCATACGGCGTTTGATGGCGGAGGCGACCCCCGCGCGCTTCAGGTAGCAGTAGCGCCGACGCCAGTAACGCGAGACGACATCGTATTCTTCGGGTCGCACCGCCGCGCGTTTCATGTCTCCTCCAGTCCGTATTCGTCGTAGAGACCTGAGATCTCCACGCATTCCTTGCTGCTCGTGCATTCGCCGCCGCACTCGTCGCACACTTCGTCGGCGTAGATCGCCTGAACCTCGCGGGAGCAGCCGTCCAGGTCGAACAGCGCCATCTGACCTTCCAATTCTTGGCTCATGTCAGCGAGTGCTCTGCGAGGCGAGCGGAGTCGACGATCATCGTCCAGACCTGCCCGCAGGAAACACATTCCAACTGCTGTGGCTGGCTGTGGGTTCTGGCGTCCACGCGGGACGCGCAGCAGGGACAGACCAGCACGACGTTGCGTAACAACCAGGGCTCCTTATCGTGAGAGGAACGGCTCCAGCGCCGCTCGTACGCCTAATCGGGGCCGTGCGCCGGGGAGCCGCGTGACGGCGGAGACCATGCGCCAGAGCCTGATCCGCTCGTGGTGCAGGCCGAAACTGTCGGCCTCGGCGAAGGTGTTCCAGCGGTGCGTCAGGCACTCGGTGAAGAACGTGGTTAGCAGGTCGGTGCAGGCGCTGTCCCAGGCGGCGCAGGCGGCGAGGAACAGGTCGCGATCGCGGGTCGCCAACGCCTTGGCGAGGTTGACAACCTGGGTCTTCTGGACCTCGCGGCCCTCTGCCTGGTAGCCGCGGGCGACCTGCCCGCGGGCGAAGGCGGCGGCGCGGTGTGCCTTCGCGACGGTGAAGCCCTGGGTGCGGTACACCGATTCCAGTTCGCCGGCGGACAGCAGCCCCAGCTCGAACACGGTGCAGCGGCTCGCCACGGTGGGCAGGGTCTTGGCATCAGCGGTGAACAGGAATTTCACCCGCGGTGGCGGCTCTTCCAGGGTCTTGAGCAGAGCGTTGAGGGCGGGTCGGCTGGAGTCGTCGAGCCGGGCGAGGATGAGCTTGAAGTCGCCGTGCGGCGCGCGAGCTGCGTAGGCGGTGACCAGCCGAACCGTCTCGATGCTCAGCCCGTGCGGCACTTCCCAGCGGTCGATGGTGCGCACCTGGTGGTGCTCGGCGAGGTGGGTGGCCAGGGTCCACTTGCCGACGCTGGCCGGCCCGCACAGCAGGGTAGCGGCAGGCAGCTCGCGTTCGAGGTAGTGCCGAGCGGCGAGGTGGCCGATCACTGCTCTTCCTTGGCGTGGGTCCGGCGTGGACGCTTGGCCGGCACCGGCAGCCCGTAGATCTCGGCGAGGTTCTCCTTGAGCCACCACATCCAGGAATGCATGGCGGTCGAGCTGACGCCGAACAGCTCGCGCAGGGCGCTGATGTCGTATTGGCCGGTGGCCAGGATCTGTTCGCGGGCGGCGTCGAACAGGGCGACCAGGTCGCACCGGTCGTGCGGACTGCGCCGGGGGACACGGGCCAGGATCTGCCGGACGCCGACCGCTTCCGCCTCTTCGTTCATGGTGTCGAGGACGTGGTCGGCGTGGTCCTCGTGCGGATCGCCGTAGACCTCGACCCAGGGAGCGTCAGCGCTGGAATGATAGCCTCCCGCGTCCCGAACGTTCATGGAGAAGTCAACGTCGCAGATCTGCAGTTCCCGGCGGGCGAGCTTCTTCAGCTTGTCGCGATGCCCGCGGGTATACATGTCGACGGCGCGCGACAAGTAGGACTTGAAACGCGCGGGGCGCATCTCCCCCATGTACTCGAAGTTGAGTTCGGGGTCGAACTTCTCCAGGGAGCCACGTTCCATGAAGCGCAGGAAGATCTCGCTGGCAACGTCTTCGCGGTTGTTGTCGTCGATGCCGAAACGGGCGCAGAGGTTGACGACGTACGGGTAGTACTGGGTGAAGAGATCAGCGTAATTCTTCGGCGCAGACACGTAGTCCACGTCGACGGCGATTGCGGTCACAGCGCTCCTTGAATCCCCTCGTTCAGGAATGCGGGTTCCCTGATATTCAGTTGTCGGCGTGTGGTGCGGGACCGGGGCGACCGTCATTGGGCGCGGCAGGATCGACCCGGTCCCGAGCGTGTGGGCCGGAGCTAGGCGCTCGACGGCTGGAAGGTGCAAGACACGGCAAGCCCCCGCTTCGTGTGTCGGCTGCTATTCGAGAATGTCCGGCGGCCGTGCCCAGCGTGCAGCGCTGGCGGCTTGATGCCGGTTGATATCTGCGAAGCGCGCAGCAAGCCGCGTTCCGCGTTGCTCAGCGCGGGCGACCACGCTGTTGTCCTCGTTCCGAAATCGCTCGTACTCCGCTGCCGGAGCAAGGCAACGCTCAGGCTGGCGCTGAAAAAGGTCTATATATTGCGGACAGTCGACGAGGTGCAGACTGATCTTGCGCTGCGAATCAGTCCGACCGCACCCGGCACAACGTCCTGCTGCCATCGGAACCCTCCTCGCGGAGTAAGCGAAATCCTACGACCGTCCAACGACCTCCGCCACCCGCGGTAACGCAATATCGCTGTAGGTAGATACCGCAGCGGAATGGTTATCGATGAATGGCAGGAGCTTGTTTCCCGGCGGAGTGAAGCCGGTGAGAGGACTATCCTAAACCGGACATCCCAGGACATGCCCGGTCACGCGGAAGAAAGAATCTTTTTTTTCTCCCGTCACCGGCTGCCGCCTTCCTCGTTACGCCCGCGAGAGACGCCACAGTAGATTGAGGGTTGACGATGGACAGGGACGAGCAGGATTGCGGACACACCGAAGAGGACCACACCGAGATGCGAGAGCTGGTGAATCTGGTCCGAGTCGTGCAGACGATCGAGAACCCCCGGGTCGCGCTGATCGTCACCGACAGCGGAGAGGTTCACTTCGCCACTTCGCTGCCGCCGGGCGAGGCCGCCAGGGCGCTGGCGCTCATGGCTGATCGAGTGCGCCGCTACGGAGGCAACTACGTTCACGATCACTTCGATCGCGCTCAGGCGTCGCCGTGGAATTGACCCGGGACCTCCTGCTGTCTATCTGCGGTGGGCTGCTCGGGTCGTTGACCGTCAGTCTGCTCATCTCGGTCTTCACCCGTCCGCGCGAGCGCGCCAAGCGATCACCGAAGGGCAGTCGACCAAAGGGTCGACCTCCGAAAGGAACCCGGCCCGAGGTTCGGATGAAACACGACGGGATCATCTACGACGTCACCGAGGGCCTGGAGCGCCGCGGGGACGACGAAGAGGGCTTCGCGGTCTGGGTGGTCCACGGGCCCGCACACGTGACCGTCACCGTGCCACCGTCCATGGCGATCGCCCTGCCGGCACCGGATCAGACGTCCGTCGCCGTCCACATCGTCGGTGGCAAATTCGCTACCGCGGAACAGATCGACGCGGACTATCCGCCGGCCCCCTGATCGACCAGAGCCCGACCCTTTAGCTTCAGGGGTCGGGCTCTGTGCTTGGGTCAGGCCAGTGCTGCGCCGGCCTCCTTGCGGAGCTCGCGGTCGACGAACGTCGCGGTGCCCGGGTTGAGGCTGACCGTGCCGTCGGCGAGCTCGGCCAGCGCCCACGTGTGCTTCGGCTTCCAGCCCGGCTCGGCGGCGTGGTCGTCGGGCTCCAGGCCGATCACGGTGGTCTGCCAGCCGTCTCCCTGGATGCGGTCCAGGTAGTGGTAGTGCAGGTGCCCGTGTAGCCAGTACGCGGGCTGGTGAGCCCGTAGGGCCCGTTCCAGGCGCAGTTGGTTGGGCACGCAGCCCGGCAATTCCTTGCGGTTCCAGGTCGGCTTCGCGCTGTAGGGCTTGTCGTGGCTCAGCACGATCTGCTTGCGGCTGCTGTCGGCGGCCAGCAGATCGTCCATCTCGGCGTCGGTCATCTCCTCCTCGGGGAACCAGAGGGTGCCGGCCGTGGGCTCGACGGTCTCGTGTTTCCCGCCCGCGGCGGCCCGGTCGTTGGCCTTGCGCAGCAGGTGCAGGTAGCGCTCTTGCTCGTGCTGGATTCGCCAGGCCTTGTCGACGGAATAGGCACCGCCGAAGGAGCGGAACGAGACGCCGCCCCAGCTCCAGGTGTGACCCTGGGGAATGTAGAAGACGAAGTCGCGGCAGACGAGGAAGCCGCGACGGTCGCGGATGTCGCCGTAGGCCTTCAGGGTATGCGAATGCTTGTCGTGGTTGCCGTGCAGCCAGTACAGCGGGATGCCGGAGGCGACGCAGAGTTCGTTCACCTCGTCCATGTAGGCGACACCGTCAATGGTGTGTTCCCAGGCTCCGAAATCGCCGAGGACAACGAGGGCGTCGACTTGCAGGGTCATCGCCACGGGGAAGATGTAGCCGCGCAACCAGTCGGCGAAGCCGTGGGTGTCGCCAACGAACATGACTCTCACGGATTACCTACCTCGAAATGGTGTCCGTGGATGCGGCTTGTCGCTGAAAAGGCTGAACCCCGGCCCCCTTCGCGGGAGGCCGGGGTTCAGCAGGAAGGGAGATTGGGTTAGGCGTTGGCCCTGAACTTGACGGGACTGGCTTTCCTGGTCCGTTTCTGCGGCGGCGCTGCGCTTTCATCGGAAGCCGCCGGCTCAGCGGGCTCGGTCGGAGGAGTTTCGAACTCCCCGAGCAAGTCGGCCTGCACTTGCGCAACGGAGGTGGTGTCGCTGTGGAAGGCGTCGACGACGTACTGCGGAATGCGGCCCTTCTCGTGGAGCATGTGGCCCTTGTCCGCAGCCCAGCCCCGAATCCTCTGGTTGAGCTCCTTGTTGGCCTGGAAGGTGGGGTGGTTGACGCCGCTGCGAGGCCCCGACGGAGAAGATCCTCCGCGGCGGTGGCTGCTGAGTTGAGCGGGCTCGCCCACTCTGCCGAGGCGTGTCCCGGCGTCCTGGTAGGTCGCTAGGAACTTGCGCAACACACTTGCGTTCTTGGAGGTGAGATCGATTTCGTAGGCGATGCCGTCGAGCGCGAACCTGAGGGTCTCGTCGGCGTCTGTGCCGTCGAGGTCGTCGGTGATTTTGGTGATGATCTGCTTGGCCACCGGTCGAGGGGTCCTTTCAGCGAGTGTTCCGTGCTTCCAATTCGTCCATGAGTCCGCCCAGCAAGGCGAACAGCATCCTCGTGCTGGGAACAGTGGTGTCTACGATCGTCCGGGCGGGCGAGTTGCCGGTCCTGACCGGTCCGACCGCGGTGATCGCGACATGGTAGCCGTAGGTGAGCCGCGCCGAGGCGTCGAACATCTTCATGGCAAGATCGCCTCGGTCCTCGTTGTCGGCGAGGGCTACCGACGACGAGAGATCGAAGGGCGGCGGGAAGGTGAGTTCTCCTTCGGCTAAATCAGCAACGATCGCAAAAAGCTGGCTGAGCCCACTTCGCCCGTCGGATATCGAGCCCGAATCACTCCGCATGACTGCCTCCGTCACCGTCTGCTGCCGAACTGACGGGGGATGAACATCTGCCCACGGTAAAACGTCCGTCGACACTACGTCAACCTTGCTTGCTGCCAGGCGAACATATTTACGATCTCTTTCTCGTCCCAGCCCGCCGCAGTGCAGAGGTCATCGAGCAGCTCGTCAGCCTCCGCGGCCCAGTCCACTCGCCTCTTCTGTTGTGACCGCATCCAGCACAGACACGCAAGATCGAGCCAATGTGCGGCGCACAGAGCGAAGATGTTTCCCGCGGCTTTTTCGGGCACGTGCCCAGACCACAACAGACTAGCGGCGACAGCGCTGTCACAAATCCGAACGAGTGACAGCGACCGCCACGGCGGCAACGTCAAGTCCAGCAGCGGCCCGCGGCACTCCCCCACATCCCGGTTTCGCGTCGCGAGGGCCCGAACGAACTCCCACTCGCTGCCGGCATTGGTCGGTTCGCACACCATGCGATGAACTCCTGAAACATGCAGGCGGCCCAGCTCCGCAACGAGAACTGGGCCACCCGAAGGTAGACGGACAACCGGGAAACGGTTGATCCCGACCTCTCTACCTGCACAACCTGCCGTCTATTCAGCTGGCGAAGGATCCCCCGGGTTGTCCGCCAAATAGGCCCCAACCAGCGCCTTGTTCGGCGGACCGGACGGAAAGATCCGCGTGTCGGTCCACCCCTGGTCAGTTCCCCACTGCTTGACCCGGCGGTTCCACTGCTGGAGCAGCTGGGCGTAGGAGAGATCTTTGACCGCTGCGGCGTCCCGAACGCGATCGGCGAAAACCGCGTCGACCTCCTGCTCCAGGATCAGCAGAAGCGGTCGCTTGTCGTCCACGCCGGTGCTGATCTTGTAGACGTGCCGAAACGCCCGCTGCTGGTAGATCATGTAGTAGATCGTGCCCTTGTGCACGCCGTAGCGCGCGGAGATCGCGGCGACCGGGAGGTACCCAGGAAGTTCCGGGATCTCGTCCTGGGTGAGCTTCTTCTTGCCCATGTGCGCCTCCTTCAGTCGTCGTTCATGGTCCCCCAGAGTACATCGTATTTCTGGCTCGTGGACAACGGCCCGACATGTAGAGCGCGGTGCATGAACTCCTTGCAGCTGGCCAGCCACAGGCCCACGTCGTCGCCGGATTTGACGAGCTCAAGCAGGGCGAAGCAGCGATTGAGGGCGCGGGCGATGTCGGGCTCGAACTGGCGCTGTGACCAGTCGGCGCTGGTTCGCCGGCAGTACGTCTTGAGCGCATCCGCCATGAGCGCCTTGTCCGGTTGCGGTTGATATTCCTTGGCGCTTTCCCAGTCCGCCGCGAGATCTCGCGGCTTGACCCCGACGCGGTCGAGCAGCCGCAGCGCGGCTGCCTGGCGGGTGGTGTCCATCGCCTTTGCCGCCAGGCTCACCGGCGTGTAGTAGGCCGAACAGCTGAAGCAGTACGCGGAGTTGGTCTCCGGGTAGATCCGCATGGCGGGGCTGACCCCGCCGTCGGAGTGATACGTCTCGCCGAACGGGCATTCCACCTTCTGGCTGCGGCGGGAGCCGAGCTCGTCCGGCAGGTCCATCCGCAGCATCTGGCACACCGTGACGATCGAGACCTGCTCGTTCGCCACGGCGACGACATTCGGCCGAGGCACCGGAAACTACTTGGCGGCCGGCGTATCAAACTGCGCCACGAGCAGCGGGGCGATGTGGCTCTCCGGGTAACGACGGTGCCCGCCCGGCGTTTTGATGCTGAGGATCTTGCCGGCCAACGCCCAGCGGGTCACCGTCTTCGGATCGACCGCAAACCGCTCGGCAACCTCGCGAGGCGTCAGCAACTTATCCTTCTTCTGCTGTGTCATGCCCTCTATACCGATTCGAGGACCCGATTAGTAATCGGTCACAGCAGCCCTGCGAAGCCTTCGTACATGCTGTCGATGGGATTACCCTGCTGAAACTCCCCGGTGAACTTGGAAGTCGCATAGTCGACACATAACTCGATCGAGTTAGCTTTTTCACCGTCCCGGTGCTTCATCAGCTGGGCCTTCACCTTTGTGCGGCGTGACTCGTTGTCCAGCGGAGCCAGCAATCCGATGATGCTGTCGGCGGAGTTGGACGTCTCCGCCGTTTCGGACAACGCGCTGAGGGTGTAGTGACTCAGCTTCTCCGCTTCCGCCCGGGCGCTCCGGCTGACCTGCCACGGGCTGACGAACGGCACGCCGAGTCCGTCGTTGGTCGTCGTGCTGATCTGCTTGGCGGCTTTCAGCGTCTCCGACAATTCCTCACGCATCGTCGTCCGCTTGCGCTCCGGGCGCAGCAATGCGAGGTAGTCCATGATGACCAGGTCGATGTGCATCTGCCGGCCAATCCGAATGATCTTCGAATCCACGTAGCCCATTGACGCGCCGCGGGGGACCTGGGCGACATAGGATCGCCCGTAGCTGGGATTCTCGTCGAAGTCCTCGACGACGTTCACGAACCGTCGCCGGTCCTCAGCCGACAAGGTGCCGTCTTTGATGTCGCGAGAATTGAGCCCGTCGCCGCTGCCGAACATCGGCAGGCAGGAGTGCCGGGCGATCAGCCGGCGTCGCACCTGATTGCGGACCGTCTCGGTCGTCAGAAACAACACGTTCTTGCCCTGCTCGATGGCGGCGGACCAGGCCAGCTGCACGCACAGGCTGGTCTTGCCGTCGGAGGTGAACGCGACGATGAGCACCAGCTCGCCGCGGTGCAGACCGCCCAGCTTGTCGTCCAGGGCAGGAACACCGAAGCGGATGCCGAGTCCGTGCCCGGCCTGCCGGGCGGCTTCCTGAGCGGCGTACTCGGCCAGGATCTCGTGGCCCTCGCCGCGGACATCGCCTTCCGGCGCGTCCTGCATGGACAGGTTCCGGTCGATGTCGGCGAACCGGGACAGGGCATGCGCGCGGGCGTCGGCGTGCCCGCGCAGGGTCTCGCCCTTCTCGTCGGTGACCCCCCGGGTGAGGATCTCCATCGCGCCGGACAGCGCCTCGTTGGTGGCCCGGTCGGCGGCGAGCTCGCGGACCTGCTGCAGCGACCACAGGAAGGCGGCGTCATCGGCGCTCAGGTCGTGGATCTCGTCGTAGATTTCCTGGTAGGCGGCGATCGTGCCGGCGTCGACCCGTGTCCCGGCGAGCAGGTCGGCCAGCGCGGCGCGGCTGAGCACTGCGCCCTGGGTGACTTCGCTGAAGCGTTCCAGCAGGGCGAACAGGTTGGCCAGGATCCGGTCCGGGATCTGCTCGGGGCTCAGGTCACGCAGGGCCCGTTCGAGCAGGTCGGGCCGGCTGGGAATGATCGCAGCCAGGACGGTTTTCGCGTGGGTCGTTGCACTGGTCACGGCCTCCCTACGAGTGGCATGCCGTGACGATGCAGCGCGTTACGCCGGATCGAGGGTGAATGCGAAGACGCGCTGCTCGCCGGGGTAGTCACGGAATTCGCCGAGCGCGTTGCGCATCCGAACCCCCCAGGTCAGGGCCGCCTGCTCATCCTCATACTCGACGGTGTAGACGTCGGAGATCTGGACGACGACGCCGAAGTTCGCGACCGTGTCGTCCGTCTCGACATCCAGCACGCTGGTGTCCTTCCACGACCGCTTGTCCCGTGAGCCGCCAAGGTTGACGCTGTCGCGGGTGAACGGCGCTGGCAGCGTCCTGCGCGTCTGCGAGTGGGGGTATGGCGAACCCGTGACACCGTGCAATTCCATTCCGATACTCCCCCGTGGACGACGACGCATGTGTGGCTATTCGGCTGAGTCAACGATATTGGCCGGTTCGTGGTTACTGACCCGATCAGCTCCGAGCGACCCGGCCGGTGATCGGCGGCCGTTCCCAGCCATCGACCAGGCGGCCGACTGAGGACCTCGCGGTCTGTCCGCAGCCTCGACACTTGCCCTCGCGGAAGATGTAGCCGAACCGGCCGGCCGGCACCTGCTCGTGCGGGTAGGCCGGCGACAGCCAGTACTGCTCGCGCAGCTCCAGGGCGGTCGAGCGGTGGTGCCGCGCGGGACACAGGTGGCGGTAGATGCCCAAGAAGAACGGGGCATCATAGGTCGGCGGTTTCGTCTCGTTGAGCCCGAGCAGCAGTGTCGCCGCCTCGTCGCGGAAGACCCGGCCGACGCTCTTCTCCTGCGCCGTCAGCTCCACGGCAGGGCCGACGGGGTCACGCTGGACTGGTGCTGGTAGTGGCTGCCCAGCGCTGGCGTCCCGTAGGGTCGCGTGACCGGCTGGTCGACCCGCTCGAAGCTGATCTGTGCGATGGCGCAGCCGACCGAGAGGGCCTGGGTGACCGCGGAGAGGTTGGTCAGCTCCAGGGTGATCGTGCCTTCGAAGCCGGGGTCGACGAACCCGGCGGTCGAGTGGACCATGAGGAACTTGCGGCCCCAGGAGGATTTGCCCTCGACCCGGGCGACCAGATCGTCGGGGATCGCGATGCGTTCGGCCGTGGTCGCCAGGACGCATTCGCCCGGCAGCATCAGGTAGGCCGTCGGGTGCTGGACGGGAACGTTGGAGTACGGGGACAGGAATGCCGAGCCGAGGGTCAGGTCCACGCTGGCGGGCTGGAATTGCCAATCCTCCGGCTGCGGGTCGATGCGAATCCGTTTGCCGCGGATCTGGCTGCGGATCGAGGCGTCGGACAGGATCACAGCTGACCCACTTCCGCGCCGACCGCGGAAACGACCTCGGACCAGAAGACCTTGACGGCGGTTGCCGCGGCGTGCCGCATGTTCTCCTCAACGCCGGGCGCGATCGCTGCGACGATTTTGTTGGCGATCTTCTCGGTGTCCTCGTCGCTCATCTGGAACTCGTCGCGCAGGATCTTCTCGATGCTGTCTTTAATCATTGCTCTCTCGATGTTGGACGGCGAGGATCATTCCGGCGTGCACGGCAAGCACGGCCCTGGCGTGCAACTGGCTGGCGCGGCTCTCGGAGATGCCCATCGCTTTGGCGACCTCCTGTAGTTGGAGGCCCTTGAAGTAATGCAGGCTCAGCACAACTTGCTGGTCCGGTTCGAGGTCTCGGATGGTGCCCACGACGGTGTCCAGGACTTCGGAGGTGAAGGCGTCGGATTCGACGCCCCGCCCGGAGACCGGGTCCAACTCCTCAGCTTCCAGCGACACCGGGCGTTGCGCCATGCCGCGGATCGTGTTGCGGACCTCTTGGACGCTCATCCCGGAACGCTCGGCAAGCTCCTTCTCGGACAGACCCTTCTCCTGGCCTGCTTCCTGCAACGCTTTCGCCCGGGTCCGCAGGCTGCGGGTGGCCCAGTCGCTGGAGCGGATGGCGTCGATCAGCGCGCCGTTGACACGCTGCACAACGAACGGCCGGAAGAACTGCAACGCCAGCGGGTCGAAGTTCTTCTCAGCGCAATAGGTCTCCCACCTGCGGGCGGCGCTGACCAGGCCGAGGTAGGCGATGCCGGTCAGCTCATCCAGTTCCAGCGCGTGTGGGGCTCTGCGCCAGGTCTGCCGGGCGAGTGACTGTGACAGGCCCATGTACTGGTGAATGAGGACGTCGGCATCGACTGCCATTACATCACTTTCCGGTTGATCCGCTTGTAGCCCAGCTCGGCGTATTTCCGCTCCTCGAAGGAGTACCGGCGCAGGATGGCGTAGGGTACCCGGCCCATCAGCATCCGGTAGTGCCCGAGGAGATCGTGGATGTTGTAGTGGCCGGTAGCGCAGGCGACGATGATGTTGTCCTCGATATCGGGGCCGCCATCGCCGAGCGGCCACACATGGTGGCGGTGGTTGACGTGGGTCTCCGGCATATGCCGGGCGTGCAGTTGGCACGGCTGCGTCGTCGCCCGAATGTGTGTGTGCGGGTCTGTTTCATTGGCCATGGGTCACCCTTGTCCTATCTCGATCGCCCGATCAGGTTCAGCAGCTGCAATGGCGAGAGCGCCTCATACAGCTGATTGGTTTCGTTCCACACGGCGTCGGCGATCGCCTGTTCGGTACACAAGGTTTCCAAATAGTGTTCCTCTTGGGTGCCGACCGTGAAGAGGTTGTGCACGTAGACCGCCCGGTGAGCGGAGCCGTCGCGGCGGATACGCCCGACCAGCTGCTGCATGCGGGCCGGGTTGAGCAGCTGGTCGACGTTGATCAGGTGGCGCGACACCTGAAGGTTCAGCGACGCTTCCATCGCGGCGGTGCCGATCAGTACCCGGCATTCGGGGTCGTCCCAGAACTGCTGCTGGGCGGCCCGGCGAGCGCTGGCCCGGTTCTCCCGGCCCCAGATCAGAGCGTGCCGGACACCGCGGCGGGTCAGTCGCTTACTGAGGGCGTCGACCGCGTTGGTGAATTGGCAGAACACCACGACCTTTTCGTCGGACAGGTCCCCGTCGACCAGCGTGTTCTCGGCCCAGTCGAGCTTGCTGCTCGTGCGGGGCAGGTCGGGTTCGCCGAGGGTGGCCAGGCCGGAGCAGATCATCGCGCCGTAGACGAACCGGGCGACGGCCGCGAGCCGCTTGACCTGGACGCTTTCTTCTTTGATGACTTTGAGGACGCCCGCGCGCAGCTGCTCGTACTTCTCGGCCTGCGCCGGGTAGAGGTCGAGGAAGATGTCGTTCGGCGGCATGATCTCGGGCAGATCGACGTCGTCGACGTGCGCGGCGGTCCTACGCAGGGTCATGGGGGCGAGCTTGCGAACGAAGTCGTCGATGTTCTTGTAGCCGAGCGTCTTCTTGGTGACGACCTCGCGGCCCAGGGAACGGTTGTAGACGTTGACGAGTTCGGTCCGTTCGTAGGTCCGCCGGAAATTGGTCTCGGATCCGAATACGGCGAATCCGCCGACCGGCTCCAGCATGGAGTGCAGCTCCCGGAGGCGCTTCTGCAGCGGGGTCGCGTTGAGTTCGATGACGCGGGGGCTGCGCCGGGCGAGGCGTTTGATCACGGCGGCGGATTGGTTCTTGCGGTTGCGCAGGGCGTCGACGTCGTCGATGACGACCGCGCCGAGAGTGAAATGTTCGAAGTGCTCGTGGTCGCGCATGAGCATCTGGTATCCGGTGACCAGGATGTCCCAGCCGGCGACATACTTGTCGATCCGTTTGCTCAGGGGGCCGGTGGCATCGACAACGACGAGCTTCGGCAGGAACCGCATCAGCTCTGCGCGCCATTGGTCGATGGCGGCCGGCCGGCAGATCACGATGACGCGCTTGCCGCCGTCGAGCTCGCCCGACTGTTTGATCATCGCGAGTAGTCCGGCGGCCTGGCCGGTCTTGCCCAGTCCGACTTGGTCGGCGATCAAGCCTTTGCCGCGCATGTAAAGCCAGGCAATCCCGACGCGCTGGTGTTTACGGAATTTGATGCCGCAACGCCGGCACGGGCTGGGCGCTTGGCGAAGTCCCTCATCGAGGGTGGCATGGCTGGGGCACGGGCTGGAGTTGAACCATTCGAGCTCTGGCAGGGCGAAGTCGCCCAGGGTGCGGATCTTGTCGGCGGCAGCCAGGCGCGTCTGCTCGGGCAGGTCGCGGGCGTCGACGAAGTGATTCACGGCATCTCTACATGGATGCGCCACCTCGATCCGGCGCAGCCGCGCGGGCGTCCCGGCGGGCCTGCCAGACTTCCCTCTTGCGGGTGATGGTGACTGCGGCGCGGGCCATCTGCACGGCGTAGGAGACGTCGGTCTGGAATGCTTCCATGGCCTGCTCGATGTGGTGCCGGAAAGCGACCGTGTCGACCGGGTTGGCCGTGCGTCGGGGCCGTCGCCGAAACAGCGGGGTGAGCTCGTCGAGTCGCACGTCGCTGATTGTTTGGGTCATCAGCCGATGTCCTGCGGGACGTTGGGGGCCTTGTGTTTCGCGCTGGGAACCAGGACGGGGATTGCCGCCGAGTTGGTGTTGTCGACGGCCTTGAGGGTGTCCTTGGTGAGGCTAGCTCCCGAGCCTACAGACAGTCCGTAAAAGACCAGCGACCAGAATCCGAGGGTGTGCAGATTCATGTCGCCGATCGTGATGCCGTCCGCCCATGCGGTCTGGGCGACCAGGAGCACGACAACGACGCCGGCCAGCCAACTGAAGAGTTGAGTAAGAACGCCGTTACGGTCGCCGGCGCGTACGTAACGGAGAAAGTCAATTATTTTCAGGGTCAGGGCGGCCATGGCAACCACAGGCAGGAAGTCCATCGGTGCAGCCTTTCCAGGAGGTGAGGCGTCGCCTCACGTCCTAGTACCGCATTCAGGTGTCTCCGATGCGTCAGAAGAAGAATGCGGTTGAAGCGTGATGACTTTCCACCGGCGTGTCTTTGTCGACAGTAGCGTAGTGAATGTTGACGTCGAGCCCGTTGAAGCTGATGAAGGATTGAACCTCGGTGTTGGTCGCGTCCGCCGGAGGCAACCCTTCGATAGTGGCGTAGAAGCTGATGTTGTCTTCGCCGGGAGCTTCGAAGTCCCAGACGAAACTGGGGACGGTGAGGGAGCCAGATGTGTAGCGCCCGCCCTGGCCGTTTGGGCCGTCAAAATCGATCGGGATGCCGGTTGTCTCGAAGATGAGCAGCCCGGTCGGGATGGGACTGCTGGGGTAGCGCGAGTCATACTCCACGCCGAGCAGCCGCACAGAGTTCGGATCGGCCGCCGGTGTTCCCGCCGCACTCGTCTCAGCGTAGATCCGAAACGTCACCGCATTCACCAACAGTGGACCGCCGGTCCCCGACGACACGATCGTCACGGAGCAGACGATGGCACCGGTCACATAGACGCGCCGGATTGTCATCTGGGACATGGGAGCGTACTGGCCTGTGTAGTCGACGCTTCGTTGGTTATAGGCAGCACTGAGGCGAGCCCGAATGACCTGGAAGTCGATCATCCCGGCAGTGCTGAAGTTCGACGTTCGGGTCAAGAAGGGACTGTGGCTGATCGTGTAGGCGTCGAATACCTGAACGGCGCACAGGATGTGGTAGGAGTTATGGGTGTAGAAGGCAACGACGTCAAGTGTGGTCACTGAACCGTCGGCATATTCCGTCACTTGATGCTGGACCGTCGCTCCTCGCGGCCAGAAGTAGTCGAGCAGCATTCGAGAGTGAGACGGCGGACCGGCCGCAGTAAGTCGCAGCAGAGGGACGATGCGCCAGTTCGGGTCGCCCCTGGCAACCAGGTGGAAAAGGCGGACATAGTCGGACGGCATCGGCGAGTACGACGAAACTACTGAGTTGGTCAGGTAGTTGGGATTGAAGGGTGTCGTGCTCCAGGTCCGGGCGGGGGCGCGCACATCAAGGGCATCGAGACTGGTATTGGTGAGGCCTCGCCGGTATACCAGTTCGTACCCCCAGGCGGGAACCATCCATCGATGGTTTACGCCGTGGTAGATGTTCAGGGAGCGAATCACCGTGTCTTCACCTGCACCGACCGGGACCGGGGCCCATCGGCCGTCCGGGGTGTAAATCCAGAGTTGCTTTCCGGAGGTGCCGGTGCCGTAGATCTGTGCGCCGGAGGGCTTGGAGAGGTCAGTCATAAGTCTCCAGCCAGAAGTCTCCAGGGCTGACGGTGACGTTGGACTGGGTTGCCGGGTCTACGGACTGGACGAATACCCGCGGGCCGCCGGTTCCGCCGCCTGAGCCGGTGGCCGGGTCTCCTGGCTCCCATTTCCCGGTCGTGGCGTTGTAGACCAGGGTGCTCCCGTCGGCGGGGGTGCCGGGTATCGCGATCTCTTTGAGATCGGCGAGGCTGTAGTTTCGCGGGTTGTTGATCAGCTGGGTGATCTGCTTTTCCAGCTCCAGCAGCTTCGCGTCGATCAGCGACTGCAGGGTCAGCTCGCAGTCGGGGACGGTCTGGTCGGAGGCGAGGCTAACGGTGATCGCCATGACCCGGTATTTCGTTGGGGGTCCCGCCGCGGTCGGCGTGGAGCCGAACGTGTCGTCGTTGACGCCGACGTCGTCGCCGACGAAATAGTTTCGATACGGAACCCGGCCGGGCTCATCGTAGGCGACCTTGATGGTCCACTGATCTTTCTGGTCTTTGCTCTGCTGGATGTAGCGGTCGGCGATCTGGTCGCGCAATTTGGTGTCGGTGACGTTCTTATTGGTCTCGTTGCGCTGCTCGCGGATGTTCCAGGCGGCGACGCTGCGGGTGTCGAGCCGAATCGACTCATCGCCATCAACGTCGACCGCAATGACCCTGTTGTAGATAGTCTCACGGTCGCGGACGCGCTCGTCGGAGATGATGTTGCCGGAGAAGAACCGGACGGTCTTGCTCCGGTCGGTGCCGATCCGGCGGCGAACGTCGAGTTTGAATCCGGGGTACATGAGCCATTCGAGGCGCTGCCCGAACCATTTGCTGTAGTCGCGCCCGGTGCAGTCGTTGAGGAATTCGAGCAGATTCTGCCCGGGCTCCTGCGGCTGGTATCCGGTGTTGGTGGCGACCTCCTCGATCGTCTTGACCACCTGGAAGTCCTGTTTCCCGCTGTCTTTGAGGGCGGTGAACATCAGGGTCACGAAGGGGACGACTCCGCGGCGCTGGGCGGCCTTAAAGACGGTGTACCACATCCGCATCGTTGGCCAGTCGATCGGAAATCGCCACAGAAAGGCTGGCTGCGTGTCGTTCTGGGAGGTGGACCGCCAGATGTTGATGACGGTGTTGCTGCCGTCGGTGCTGGTCTGGTGCCCGATGATCGGCGGTTTGGTCGGCCAGCCAGGACGGTTGATGATCGCCCAGGTCAGGGCCTGGGCAATGCCGGGGCCGGCGATGGTGATCCCGTGGGTGCCGTCGTCGCCGGTGACGGTCTGGGTGACGGTTTGTGCGAGCCAGGCGAAGCGGGGCACCCCATTGTCCCAGGCCTCGAACACGTATTCGTTGTTGAGCAGCACCCGTCGGGAGTTGCCATTGGACAGGATGTCGGTCCAGAAGGGGCTGTCGTAGTCCAGGGTGATGCTGCCCTGGCCGGGGCCGTTGAGTTCCTGGGTGAAGCTGAAGGCGGTGTATTCGCCGACGATGGCCACCAGCGACTTCATGTCCTTGTAGTCCAGGACCCGGATCTGCCAGCCGGTGGAGATGTTGGGTTCCGGCGTGCCGATGCTCAGGAAACGGCTGTTAACGGTGCTGGGCATCAGGCCTCCACGGTGAGCGCGTCGCCGGGGCCGTTGACGGCCGGGGCGGTGAAGGTGACCTCGTGGTGCTCGCAGGTGACGACGTCGCCGTCGATCGTGCGCGGGGTGAAGCCGCTGGCGGCGACCAGATGCCACGAGACGACGGGCAGCGGGGCGTCACCCAGGAGCAGGTGCCCGGTCGCGGGGAAGCCTTGGCCGAAGGCGGTGACCAGCTCGCCGGTGTTCGGGCCGGCCGGGTCGAAGTGCCAGAGGTGGATGGGCCGGGCCGCGAGGGGGTCCGCGGTCCAGGTGACCGGCAGCGTGACGGTGACGAGCTGGGCGCTGACGAAGAAGGAGCGCGCAGCAGTCCAGCCGAGCTGCTCGACGCCGTTGAACAGCAGCCGGGCCCGCCAGTAGGTGGTGTCGGGGACCGCGCTGGCGGGGGTGATGATGGCTCCGCCGTCGACCGCCGGGGCAGTCGCTACGAGGGTGACGGGGTGGAGGAATCCTGCGTTGTCGTCGTATTGGATCTCGATGGTGTAGGTGAGCGTCTCGTCGTGAGCGGCAAGGACGACCATGAAACTTGGTGTCGCGGTGCCGACGGTCACGCCATCCTCCGGTGAGGACAGCGTAAGCAGGGCGGAGACCGCAACCGCGCTCGTGCTCAGGGACAGCGCTATCGCTGGGACGGCCTCGGCGGACGTGCCGGACAGCCCGGCGGCGACGGTAATGGCGGGGCAGGCGACGATGCCCGAATCGCCGAGCAGGCGGGTGACCGTGACGGTGAGGGTGACCGCGAGCGACGCCGGGTCGAGTAGAACCGACGGGTCGGTCAGGGTCGCGGTGATGCCCTGCGAGATGGTGATCGCTGCCGGGTCGAGCGGCACCGCCAGGTCGGTCAGGGTTGCCGTGAGGGTGATCGCGGTGGCGACGACCGCCGGGTCGAGCTGTAGAGAAACGTCGGACAGCGTCGCCGCGATGGTGATCGCGGTGGCGATCGCCGCCGGGTTGAGCGCTACTGGCCCGCCGGGGTCCGGCGGCTCAGGCGTGACAACGATGGTACGGGTGACGACAACCGGCGCGGCTGCGTCGTCGATCAGCGTGGCCACAACTCGCCCCCTCTTACGCGGATGTCGGCAGCGTCATTCGCGGGGCGACGATGATGGTGCGGACCACGACCACCGGCACGCCGCTGTCGTCGGGGACCGTCGCGGACGGCATCACTCCCACCTGATGGCGGCGCAGTGGGCGGCAATCTGGGTGGCCGACCAGTAGTTCATGGCGACACCTACCGGCAGCCAGGTATGACTGGAGCCGAGCACCGTCGCGGTGAACGGGGTCAGCGCCCCGAATTCGGCGTTGAAGTAGGTCAGGCTGCCCAGCGACGGCGCGACCCCGGGCACCATCATGTAGTGCCGGAAGACGTTGACATTCGCCCCGGCCGAGCTGGAGATTGCGGCTTTCGACGGAACCAGCCCCGGCACGAAGTTCGCGTCGAGCGCGGGCGACGCTGATCCGAATAGGCTGCGGCTCTGTGTGGCGGACGCCTGCGGCGTGGTGTTGGACTCGCACAGGAACCCGCTGGCCAGGGCGGTACCGGTCGCGTCGCGTGCCCGATCGATCACCAGCGCACAAACGGCGTTGTTCACGACGTCCGAGGCCTTGTATGTGTGGCCGAGCACCATCGTGAAGGTGCCATCCGTATAACAGGCATATGAGTTGAGCGACGCTTGGAAGGTGCCCATGCTGTTGGAGTTGACGTCAAAGCGGGGCGTCGACAACGCTCCGGCCCCGTCGGTGGCTCCCGAGACCTGCGCAGTCACGATGGGGCGGCCACTGGAGTCGTTGGCAAGGGTCAGCTTCAAGAAGATCGGCGTGGTGCTCTGCAACGTGTCCGGGAACTTATAGACGCGGTAGCCGAACGAGACGCTAGCCCCGAAGCTGGAGGGGGTTGCGGTGAGGTCGAGCTGCCCGGTGTCGCTGGTGGCGACCAGGCCGGCGGCGATCACCAGATCGTTGACGGCGTTCAGCCACGCTTTCGCCGTGGTCCCGGAGGCGTTGCTCCAGGAGAAATTGCTGATGGCGGTGGTCATCGGTCAGACCGCCGTCAGCGACAACGAGCCGGCCGCCAGGGTCGGCACGGCACCGGTGGTGATGGTGCGGGGCGTGCCCAGCAGCGAGTACGCCACCACCGAGCCGGACGCGCCGTCCTTGAGGACCACATGCGTCACGGTCCCCCAGTTGCCGGTTGCGGTCGGGAACACGATGGACACGCCGTTGGTTTTGGCTCCCGAGGCTGCGGCCGGGAAGTTCGTCGCGTTGTTGGTGACCGCGACGACCGCGTAGCCGTTACCGGACGGTTCGGTGACGTTGCCGCCGGTGGCCGTTGGGGTGGTCGTGGATAGCCCGACGTAGTAGGTGGCGGGTGCGTTGGTCGCGCCGGCCGCGCCGGCCCCGAACCGGCTATCCAGCACGTTGTTCAATTGCGCGGTCACGAGCGGCATTGCCGGCAACCTCCATTTCTTTGTGGTCGTTCGACTGATCAGTCAGACGCTGCTGATGTTGACGATGCCTGAGGGAAATGACAGCTGGAATGGTTCGGCGGCGTACGTACGGTCCGCGCCGAAGTCGATGAGTCCGATCAAATTGCTGGTGGCGTTGCTGCCGCCGACCCGGTAGATAACCGCGTAGCGGCACGTGGCGGTTAGGCTCGCCCAACTGGTCGGGTCGGCACTGACGGACGTGACGTTGGTCGCGGCGTTGTAGCTGATGACCTTGTTTGCCAGGGCGTTTCCGCCTGCGGTGTAGCCGGTGCCGGACACCTCGTTGGCGACGACGTCCGCGAAGCTGACGTGGGTGTCGAAATTGGGCGTATAGCCGCTGGTGAGAAGCGCCGCCTTGGTGGTGTCAGCAGTGATGTTGTGGACGCCGGCCAACAGGTCCTGCTGGAACTGCCCGTAGGGCGTCGCCGTGACGGTCATGATCAGTCTTTCGTGTCGAGCGGGATGTTGGGCGTGGTCGAGGTATCGGTCGGGCTGCTCCAGCCGGCCGGAACGGCGGCCAACGCCGCCGCATAGCCGCCGGGGCCGTCCGTGCTGGCCGTGACGCGGCGCAGCCAGAAGGTGGCACTGGTCGCGCCGGGTGGGATGTCGCCCAGGGCGACCGAGTCGGCGAAGGTGTCGCCGTCGACGGAGAGCCACAGCTGGACCGCGTCGGTGCCGGTGAGGCTCACGCTGACGTCTTTCGCCTGGTAGAGGTCGCTGAGATTCAGCACGCGCAGTTGGGTGTCGTCGCTGGACTGCGGCGCGACCGTGCCGAGGTCGAGGGCAGTGACCATGCTGATGGTTTCCACCAGGTAGAAGGCAAGGGTCTCCATACGCCGCCGCCTACACGTACGGGGGTCGGAAGGTGATGACGGCTTGCCCGTCACCCGCGGCGGCGGTGAGCTTGAGCTTGTTCATGCCGGGCAGCAGGGTCACCCACCAGCGGGCCCCATAGCTCGAAATCTGGCCGACCTTGTTGACATTGCCGGAAGACTTGACCTGCTCGGCGGTGAACCGGTTGACCACCAGCTGGACGGTCTCCAGCAGCTGAATCACGCCGTCGTACTTCACCCAGCTGTCCGGCTCGGTGGACATGTTGGTGATCACCGGCGTATCGAGGTAGCCACTGATCTCGACCTGCATGTATCCGCTGGCGGCGATGTCGTGACCGTCGTTCCACACGTAGACGGTCTCGCCCGGGTTGAGAGTGACGCTGACGGTGCTGCCGTAGAAGTACGGATCCGCCAAAGTGAAGTCGAGCTGGAAGTCCGACCGCAACCGGCCAGTCATGCTGGGGGCCATGGTGCCGGTCATCTCGGCCCAGGCGAAGGCGGTGAGCAGATGGTCGCCGGGCGGCGGAGCGCCGGGGTCACCTTGGATGCAGATGTCGCCGGTCCGGGTGCTCGGGAAGTCGGGGGCGGTCAGCCGCCAGCGGCGGTACAGCTTGACCCGCTGGTCGTTGAGCAGGCTGTGCCGAAAGACCAGCCGGCGCAGCGCATCCCAGTTGTTGTTCCACTGCAGACGCTGGTTGAACGGGGCTTCCCCGGTGCTCGGGTCGAAGCCGACCATGAACATGACCAGGGTGATCGGGCGGGCATCCGGTAGCTTGCGCCGGTGCACCTGGCCCGGTCGGTACGCGAAGGTCATGTCGGAGCCGCGCCGCGGGGGCAGGTCGTAGCGCGACCCTCCGACGGTCGTGACCGCCCATCCCCACTGGTGCAGCGAGACCTCCTGGCCGTCGACCCCGACGATGCTCCAGAACTCCTCGGTCGAGTTGCTCACGGCTCTCCTACCTTCAGCGCCGGTGCCGGATGTTGGCGATCTGGACCTGGCGGCGCAGGGAGAATTCGGCGGCCTCCCGGACCGGGTTGTGGATCGTCACATCGCCCATGAGCGGAGCGTGGTTGACGGTGTGATTGACGATCGTCGGAACTGCCCCGGTCAGCGCGCTGACGTTGGGCGGGACGATCGACATCACCGGCGGTGCCGTTGCCGCGGACAGGCCCCGGTAGAAAATGGCGGGGTCGATGCGGCCCTCGTTGTAATCGCTGAGGAACTGCTTGCCGTAGGGCTGGACCACCTTGGAGCGCCGAACGACGAATTCCTCAGGCGTGGCCATCACCCGGGCGGTGTCCTCGATGCCCTGGTAGATGCCGGTGACCAGGCCGCCGGACATCTTGCCCTGGTAACCCTCCTGGGTGTCCGCGCTTGCCCGGTCGAACAGACCCTTCGCCCAGTTCCACAGGTCTTTCGCCCCGGTGAACAGGTCCGAGATGTGGATATGGGCTTTCAGCCCTTGGAAGAACCCGGTGATGGGCTTGACGATGTGGTTGTAGAGCATGCCGGGCAGCGACGCGATGGCGTTCGGCAGGGTCTTGGTGAAGAAGTTCGGCAGTGTCTGGGTGAAGAAGTTGGTGATCGGGTCGATCACGTGGGTCTTGAACCAATGTGGGGCAGCGGCGAACCACTTCGGAATGGTGTCGGTGAAGAACTTCGGCACAGATTCGAAGATGAACCTGTGCAGCGGGGACACGATGTGCTGCTGGAACCAGTGCCAGCCGGTTTCGAACCAGTGCGGGATGGTCTTGGTGAAGAAGCCGGGGATCCCCCGCACGAACGCGACGAAGGGGTTCCAGAGAGTGCGGACGATCCAACTCCACGCAGCGGCGGCGTTATGCGGAATTGTCTGCGTGAAGAAGATGGAGATGGTCCGGGGCAGATCGACGAGGAAGAACCGCGCCAGCCTGCCGATGGTGCGGAAGACAAAGTCGAAGGCGACCCCGGCGAAATGCGGCAAGGTCTTGGTGAAAAAGTTTCCGACAGCCTTCGGCAGATCGACAACGAAGAACCTGGCGACGCGACCGAGCAGCCGGAAGAAGAAGTCAAATGCCTTGCCGGGAAGGCTCGGCAGGGTCTTGGTGAAGAAGTCGCCGATTGAGCTGGCCATGTGCCGGGCGAAGCCGGGGACGGTCTTGGTGAAGAAGTCGCCGACGCCACCGGCAGCCGATTTCACGGAACTCAGGATGGACTTGCCGATGTCGGTCTTCGCCACCGCAGCGGCAAGCAGTCCGACCGGCCCGGCAACCAACCCGGCCTTCGCAACCCCCGAATCGGGCTTGTCCCGGTCGCCCCCGGCGAGGAAGTTCTCGACCCCGTGAAAACCGGAACTGATCTTGCTGCCGACGAAATGGCGCAGGTTCTTGTCCCGCGCCAGGCTGTAGACCCCGGCGATCGCACCGCCAACCACGCCGCCCACAGCGGTGCCGAGGCCGGGGATGACCGAGCCGATCGTCGCACCGATGCCTGCGCCGGTGGCGACGGCACCGAGACCGCGGGAAAGGCTGGCCCGGTCGTCTGCGTTCTTGACAGTGCGGTTGATCAGGTAGTCGCCGCCGAGTTGGGCGGCGGTGCCCAGAACAGCGGAGACGATGCCGCCTCGGGCACCGCGCAGAAATGCGGAGCCACCCCGAGCGAGCAGGCTCTTACCGCCAGCCTCGGCGGCCGTCTCGGCGACCCCGGCGGCCGTGGTGGTCGCGGCACGCCGCCCTACGGCGACGGTGGCGGTCTTGACGGGTCGCTCGGGAAGCCCAACGGACCCCTCGTCACCGCTCGGCCACAGCTTGCTCAGGACCCGACGCAAGACACTGGGCTTGCCGGTCCCGGTTGCGGCGCTTTCCACGGCAGACTCCGCAGCGCCTTCGGCGACCGATGCCGCGACCCCCCGCCGCCAGGGGATCAGCCGCCGGAGCCGCCCAAAGCGGCTCCGAGAAGCCGTGCCGGCGACATCCTTCTCCGCAGCACTCGCGGCGTCCTTTTCCGCGCTGGCGAGCTTGTCCTTGGCCCGGTGCTTGCCGCCTTTGCCCTCGTCCTCACCGTCGGGCAGGTCGTTGCCGAGGCTTCCCGCCCCGCCGGTGTTAATGGCGATCTGCCGCAGGTACGCCTCCATGCGCCGCAGGACGGTGACGACCGCGGTGTTGCTGTCCCCCCCGGTCAGGGCGTTGACGACGCCAGCAGCCTTGCCCGAGGCTCCGCCCGGCAGGGCGTTCTTGAGTTTGTCGACAACCCCCAGCCCTTTGAGGATTCTGAAGATGAGCGTGTCGATACGAGTCAGCGACGCGACGAGGGCTGCGCCGAAGACGAGACCAAAGGCGATGCTGAGCGCCTTGAACGCGGTGTGGAAGCCCTTGACATGTTCGGAGAGCCAGTCGATCGCGCCGACGACATCGCTGATCCCTCCGGCGATGGTCTTGAAGACGGTGCCGATGGCTCCGAGGCCTTGGAACCCTCCGCTCTGGGCGAACGAGGCGACGGCGCGCACGATGCTGCCGATCCCGTCGGCGAGCTTGGAGATCGCGCCGGACTTCGACAAATTGTCGAAGATCGTTGCGAGGCCGGGGAGCCACTTGGTGGAGATGTTCTTGAGGAGGGCCTCGGCCTCCTTCATGTTGGAGGGGTCGCTGAACAGCCGTCCGAAGAACCGACCGGCCGCGCTCAGGAAACCGACGACCTCTTTCAACAATGGCTTGACGTTCGTCAGCCATTTCTGGAATCCGCTGTTTGGGTCGCGGGCCTGCTCGCCGAGTTTCCGGAACGTCTCGGAAATGTTGAGCAGGCCCTTGTTGAACCAGGTGGTGAAGTCTTCCTGCCCGGCGCGTTTCGGGTCGGGGTTGAGCGCCTGGAAGAATCCGACGAGCCCGGCGGCGAAATTCTTGACGACCGGCCAGAGCTCGTGGATGCGCTGCTGGGTGGTGGACAGGAAGTCCGACAGCGACTTTCGGCCCTGCTCGCTGGTGGCGAACTTGTCGAAGGATGTGGCAAGCGCTTCGATACCGCCAACAACGAAGGTGGTGAACGGCCGGGCGATCTCGATCAGGGAGCGGAAGGCATTGCCGAACTTCAGCGCTGCGTCGCCGAGCGCGCTGAAGATCTTCCCGGACTCTGTGCCCTGCTCGGAGAAGAACTTCTTCCACTCGGGATTGGTGAGCAGGTCCAGGGCGTTCTGGAGAAGTTTGCCAAGGGCGACGCTGGCGGGCTCCATGAAGGAGCGCAGCTCGTCCAGGACGTCGGCGAACTTGCCGGTCTCGGTGGAGACGGGACCGAAGATGTTCTCCGACAGTGCGGTGCGCATGTCCTTGTAGGGGCCCCTGAGCAGGCCGATGATCGCCTCGGCGACCTTGCGGGTCATGGGCGGCAGCTGGGCAAGCTCGGCCTGTAGCTGGGCCGCGGCGGAGCCGCCAGCGAGTTTCACCTGGGCGGCCTGGCTGACCGCGATGATCGACTTCTGCCACTGGACGTAGGACTGCGCGACGTTCAGCGTGGCGTCCTGGACCGCCCGTTCGGCCGCCACGACCTCGTCAGCGCCCTCGACGCCCTTCTTGAAGGCCAGCGAAGAATCCTGCAACAGCCGCTGGCCGGCGACCTTCTGATCACGCTGGTCGAACAGCGCCCCCTGCACCCGGTTACGGGCGATGGCCCGGTCCAGGACGCTGGCCGTGGGGTCGGCCAGGGCACGCCGGTAGTCCTGTTCGGAGCTGAGCACCCCGAGGGTGGCGCTCTCCTCGTCGTACTTGAGCTTCTGCAGCTGGAGCCGGTAGTCCTGGATGGTGCGGGCGGCTTGCCGGCGAGCCTGGTTCAGGTTCTGCTGGGAGCGGGGAACGTCCTGCACGGCGCGCTGGTAGGCCAGCTGGGCGGCCTTCTCGCTCAGCAGCGCTTCGGTGTAGCTCAGCGATGCCGAGCGGGCTGCCTGGGTGGTCTTGATGGCTTCGGCTTGGGCCGCGGAGAAGGCGCTGAAGACGTTGCTCAGCGGCTTCATGACGATGGCCAGCGCGCCGAAGCCGGCGACGGCTGCGCCGATGATGCCGGGCAGGGCGGCGAACGTGCCGATGAGGGCGACGAAGTTGCTGGCCAGGCCGAGTGCTGCGGCCCCGACGGCACCGAGAATGGCCGCAAGCGGCCCGAGCGCGACGATGACGGCAGCGATGAGGGTCTGCCAGGACAGGAAGTGTCGGCTGAGGTTCTGGACGCCGTTGCGCATGGCGTCGGCCATCGACAGGAAGTTGCTGACGATGTCGCCGCCGAGCCCGCCACTGCCGCTGCGCCGTGGCCGGTTGAGGTCCTCGAAGAAGGCCTTGAACCGGCCGGAAAGCGAGACCACGGCCTTTTCCGAGTCGGCGGCTTCCCGCCGGAATTTGCCGAAGAACGCAGACACGACCCGTTCCGCGCGGGAGGCGGTCTTGCCGACCTCATCGAGGCCGGCGCTGGGGCTGTCCCCGGGCCGGCGGGAGGTTCCACGGAAGAACGACACGGCGGAGGTGGTCGGGATCCGGGATGCTCCGATGAGCAGGTCGGTGCCGATGCGGCTGGCTGAGCCGATGACGCCGCGCCGATTGCGTCGGGCTTCGGCCGCTGCTGCTCTGGCGGCGCGCTCCTCTTGGCGTATTTGCGCCGCTGCCTGTTGCTCTTCGGCTTTAGCGCGACGGGCATCCTCGGAGATGGCCTGGATGTGGGCCTTCGAGATGATGTCTTCGGGACCGTTGACCTGCCTGAAATGAGCAGTCGTTCCCGCCTTTACTGCTCGCGCATCGGCGGCGGCCTGTGCCTTCGCGTCGCGCTCTGCAGCTTTGACCGCGCGGGCCTCAGCGGCAGCGGCAATTTTTGCCTGCTGGTCGGCGACGTCCTTATCAAGCCGCAATTGCTTTGCCGCCCGGACACCTTTATCCGCGGCGGCTTTCGCTTCCTGAGCAGCGGCTCGTTCGCTGGCCCTCGCCTGCTGGTCGGCACGCTTCTGCGTGGCCCGTGCTTCCTGTTCCGCGGCACGGGAGCGGCGCTCTTGAACCTCGGCCGCACGCTGCTCGATGACGCTGGTCTGAGCGGCTGTCTTGGCGGCCTCGCTTTGGAGCTTGGCAGCGGTTGCCTCGGCGACCGTGCGCGCGTTGACGGCCTTGGTCTCGTCCTTAACCGCGGCGGTACGGCTCTTCTGCTCCTCCGCTGCGGCTCGGCCGCCGGCCTGTCCGGCCCGTTGCGCGGCCTCGTGCGTCTTGCGGTTCTCGTCGAGCGCCTTGTTCTGCTCGCGGAGGGCGTTGCTGACCTTCTCGGCGTCTTTTGAACGTTCCTTGTTGGACTGCTTCTCGGCGTCCTGGAGGGCCCGTAGCTTCGCCCGGGCGGCGGCCATCTCCTCGGCAAGACCGGCCTGGTCGACGACGATGCGGAGAATGACGTGGCGTACGACATCGTTGAGATCCGGCATGTGGTACGCCCCGCCTTCCGTCCTTGCTTAGCGGCCCGCCCACCGGGCTGGGCTGCCGAAGGTCGACATGAACTGCTCGTAGCTGCCGACCCGTGGTTCGGTGCTGCTTGCCTTTGTCGCGGCGGTCTCGTCCTCGTCGCTGGCTGGCTCGCCGATGGATTTGGCCCATTCCAGGAGCGGATTCACGTCACCGGCCTTTTCCATGGGAACGGTGGCTGCGATGACGGTGGCCAGGGTTCGGGTTTGCCAGATCAGCCAATGCTGACGCTCCCAGCGTGCATAGTGCTGTCGTCTTCCGATAGCAGCGACGCATTGGCGGATACGACCGAGGTAGAGGTCCCCGATTTCCGGGTCCGTCCACCCGTATTCCGACGCGATGAGGTCGAATGCCCGGGAGACCCCGCCGAGGATGTCGAGTTCGACCCCGTCGGGTTCGGGGATGTCGACGAGTCGATCTGCCCGGTCTTCTCGGCCAGCTTGAAGAGGCTGGCCAGACGTTTTCCCAGGGCTTGAATGTCCGCGCTTTCGCGTTTCACGACGGCTTCAATGATCGTGATGAGATCGTCGAGGTCGGGGTTTTCCAGTTCAGCGTCCAGGCCCTCCCACAGGATGGCGTTGCGCTCGGCGTCCTGCTTGTTCAGTGCCCGACGCTCGATCAACCCGACGGGGTAACACAGCGACCGGATGAACTCGATCGTCTCGTCCTCGGCATCAGGGATGGCCAGAAGGGTGACCGACAGCAGCCGTCCCATGAATTCGTCGGTGTCCAGGCCGTCGAGATCGAGGAGTCCCGAGTCGCGCATTCCCGGAAGCGCGCCGTGGGTAACGATCCGAAGCAGTTTGAAGAACTGCCGGGCACGCAACGACTCAAGCTGGACCCTCAGCCCGGACCGAAGCGTCACGGTCTCAGGAGTCGGATCCAGCTTGTCGAGTTCATCCGCCATTATGGCCTCCAGGGCTCCTAGCGATATTTATGAGAAAGGGCAGATCAGACCGCGGGGCGGTTGATCAGACGACCAATGGCCCGGCGGCCCAGCGCAGTGCCGGTCTCGTCCTTGTCGCTCATCACGGCGCGGCCGGTGTAGTTGAGCAGCAGACCGGACTTGTAGGCCGGTCCGTCGAACGAGAACGGGCCGAACTGGACCTTGTAGAGGACGAAGTCGAGTGTGCGGATCGCGCCGTCTTTGTCCTTCGAGGGAACCCGAACGAGCATCGGCCGGACCGGCTGGTTCAGCGACGTTTCCTCCCACAGCGGCAGGGAGTAGTAGTCGTTGACGCCCGATCCGGAACTGGTGATCGACGAGCCGGCGAGCAGCGCGATCGTGTCGAACGGGATATAGCCCGACTGAATGGTCACGGTCGCGTAGTTGAACCAGAACCAGGACGACAGAACGGCGTCGTCGCCGGTGTTGTCGTAGTTACCCGTGTCCACCGCGATCGTGCCGGTGCGCACGCCGTAGATGTCTCCGGCGGCCTCTTCCGCGCCGGTGGTGCCGTTGAGGATCGCGGCGTGGGTAAGAGAAAAGCCTTCAACAGTCGTGCTAGTCACGCTGACACACCCTTTTCACGGCGCGGACGGGTCAACGTGTCTAATCGGACGGACTTACGCGAAGGCGGTGCCACACTCCCACTCGTCTTCAACGATCGTCTGGACCAAATCGCCGACGAAGTTGAAACGGTGATACACGCGAACGCGCTGCTGGCGGCCCCTGCTCATGCGCTTCGCACAATCACTACAGGTGAACTCGATGCTGTTCGACGTCGGAATGTACTTTCCGAATTCTTCGCCGAGCTTGAGCTTGGTGAACAATTTTTGCGGTCCGACCGGGCATCGAACTTCGACGGTGTTCACAACAGCATCAACTGCCGGGATTCCTGGACGCGGGCCTGAGCCACGCGGAACTTGTGCAGCACCCGTTCCCCGCTCTCGTTGAGCTCACCGACTCGTTCCATGAACCGCTCGATGGCCTTGGGCCAGGAACACATCTCGGGGATGAGCCGTGCCGCCGTGTCGGCTTTGCGGGCCGCCTCGTCGCGGCGCTGGTAGGCGTGCAGCATCAGTTGTTTGAGATGGTCCTTGCTGGCCTTGGCCCAGAAGCAGTTCGACAATGCCGGGCTCATCGGCACGAGCGTGTAATCCAGGGGGTAGCCGAGCGCGGGGCTGAGCCATTGGGCGTGCCCGCCCCAGTTGGTCGCGATGACCGTGCCGCCGGTGGACAGCATCTCTAGGGCGGGCAGGTTCTTGCCTTCTCCTTTGCTCGGTGCGATCAGCACGTGATGGCCGTAGTAGAACTCCCGTAGAACGTCCTCGGACCACACCTCGTAGAAGATCCGTAGGCCGGGGGTGACGCCTTGCAGCTTGCTGTGCAGGCCGGGCGTGACGGTCTTGAGGTTCAGTTCGACGTCGAGCTCAGGGTGTTCCTCACGCAGCTCGCGGAAGGCGTCGATCGCGAGGAGCGGATCCTTGCGGGGGCCGAGCGCGCCAACCATGCAGAATTTGAAGGTCTTGGCGTTCCAGTCCCGCGATCGGGCAGGCCACTTCCGCGGCCAGTATCCGCCTTGGACGGTGGCGGCGTTGGTACGCACGTAGGGTGCGATCGCTCCGGTGGTCACCGCGTCGTAGCCGACGACCAGATCGAAGTCTGTGAGGCGCTTCCGCAGGCTGGATCGGCCGGGGCAGTTGTCGAGGCTCGACATTTCCCACATGCTCCAGGCGGCGGTGACGGTGCTGCTGCGGCGGGCTCCGTCGGAGATCCCGAGGTGCGGCGGGTCCCAGTGGTGGATGAGCAGGTCGAACGGCGGTTCGAGGCGTTTGGTGAACAGCTCGGCGATCTCGGCGGGCAGCGGCGTTTCGACGGCCTCGGGGTCGAGGTAGACATCGGCCCCGGCCTGCCGGAACGCGAGCGCGATGCCGATACCGTCCTGTCCGTAACCCGAATGCGGGCTCAGCGGCGTCTTAATCAGGACCTTCAACGAGATCAGCCCTCAGTGATGGCGTAGATGACCTGGCAGCGGACGAGCCCGTCGCCATCCGGGACGACGTAGATGATCGGCTCAGTCAGCCGGACGCTGGTGATCACCCTGAGCTGACCGAACATGACCTCGGGCCCGGTCGTGCGGTGCAGGAAGGTGTCGAAGACCTTGTAGACGGCGAAGGCGCGACGCAGAACTTCGCCGGGGGCGGTGACATTGTTGTTGCCGTCACGGATCGGGTCCGCCCAGATGTTGAGGGTGAGTCGGGGGAACCGCAGCGTGTTGTGCAGGTTCGGGCCGGCCCAGCCGCCGTCGTTGGTGAGCACGGCGCAGGTAGCGCTCGAACCTTCCATCTTGGCCCAGGTGCGGTATTGGAAGACGCCGGGAGTGTTCGTGCCGCCGATGACGAAGGAGGAGACGGCCGCTAGTACCTCGGGCTGGGCGAGGAGGTAGGTGGCCGCGCCGGAGACGATGTCGTCGGCGGTGACAGGGGGCAGGGTCACAGCGCACCGGCTTCGGGGTGCGGGGTGCGCCGGCCGCGGCTGATGAAGGAGGTGGCCGGGCCGAGCAGGTCTTCGTCGATGTGGTCGAGGTGGCGAAGGTAGTCGTGCGAGGGCGGACCGCCGTGTTTCGGGCTGGTGCCGAACAGCTCGGACGCCGCATAGCGGACCGGGTTGTTCACTCCCGCGGAGTCGCCGCCGACCTTGATCTCACCCTCCCAGCGACCAGGCGTGGAATCGAGCACTTCGACTCGGCTTGACGAGAGCAGGGATCCGGTCTCGATGTGAATGTCGGAGACGACTCGCTGGAATCCTTGCAGCAGGATGCGGGCGAAGTTGGTGAAGTCGTACCCGGTGAACCCTTCTTCGAGTCGACGCAATTCCATATCGGCGCATCGGATGTCCCACTCGTATTTCTCCGTCATGGTAGATCCACGGGGTCGAGCAGATTCGGCTGGAAGTTCTGCGCTACTTCGATGATCTGTACTTCCATGTGGTGAGCGAGAGAGAACCCGGCGGCGGGGTCCGGCATGGCCCGGATCTCGAAGGTGCCTTGGATCGGGCCGGAGATACACCGGAACCGGTCTCCGGAGACGATCTCGTCAGTGGGGTCGAAGAACATCACGCCAACCCGGTCGGGAGCCCGGCCGGCAACCACGGGCATCGGCTGGTCTTTGCCGGGTCGCTGATATTGCAAGTCAATGCGGCACAGCATCTCGCCCGGCACGCCAAGATACGGGTCGACAATGGTGTTGAGCTTCTGCCAGGTCTGCTGCGGAATGCCGTTGGTCATGTCGAGCTGGAGCCGCAGGACGTCAACGCGGGTGTGGTAGAGCCATCGCACGGCCGGTGCTCCTTTCAGGAGATTCGCACGTACGGAATTCCGCCGTTGACGTCGTCGACCTCGGCTGCGTTGCGAACGACCCAGTGACCGTCCGGCGCGCGGCGTAGCCCGTCGGGAAGGACTTGGACGGAGCCGCTGCCCACGATGGATGCGGCCGGCATGGCGAGTTGCTCGACGGCGATGTCCCACCAGAACAGCCCGGTGCCGAGGTCGCCGGCCAGCTTGAGCCCGGCGATGGAGGTCCTGGCGGCGTTGAGCCCGCGGGAGTAGCTGTAGGAGCCGACCGTCTCGGCTTGGAACGGCCCGGCCTTGACGACGGCGAAGGGCTGTTCCAAATACAGCTTGTCGGCCATCTCCAGGATGGCGTTGTTGGCGAGCAACACCTTGTCCGGATCGTCGGGCATGGCGGTGAGTTGGGTGACGATGGAAAACATCAACGTGGCCTGCGCCAGCGCCTCATCGGAGAAGGGCGTGAAGCTTTGCGCGGGCCGCCCGGTGAATACCGCGAGGTCCGCTGTTGTCGGCACAGGCAGCACGATGATCGCCTTCTTCCTTAGGCTTGGCTCAGCGACGGCAGGCGCGGTGCCGAGCGCTGCTTTCGGCGTTTCTCCGCGGCTGCCAACTCCTGCTCCGACGGCGGCGCGATGCGGCCCTCGCCGCGCTCGACGCGCAGGATCTCGAAGTTCCCGTCCGAGTAGGACTTCCCGGGCCACGGCCCGCTGCGAAACATGACCGTGCCGAATCGCTCCACCTGGGCGAAGTCGTTGTCGCGCAGGTCCAGCCAGGTTTTGCCGCGCCGGTCGAAGGTGTCGCGGTAGGCTTGCGAGCCGACTTCGAATTCGAGTTCGTCGCCGCGATACCAGATCCGTCCGAGCGCGGTCAGGCCATCTCCCAGGAAATGAATCAGAATGTTCCTCTGATCTCCGGGCTCCTGCACTTCCTCGACGACGGGCTCGACGTCTTTGCTGCCGGAGAGCCGGGCGATCTGATCGCGCAGGGCCTTGATCTCTTGCTGCTCCGGAGTCATCTCGTCGTCGACCAGGGCCTTCTCATCCGGCGGGGCCGGGGTCAGGTCGACGGGAAGATCAGCCTCCGGAATTTCGTCCGCGGCGGACGTGTCGATCCGATCGAACTGGTCCAGGGCGCTACCGGCCACGGGCGTCTCGGCCGCCGACTTCGCGGGGCCGACGGCACGGGGCTGACGCTTGCCACTGGCGGGTACTCCTCGGGGCATGGTTGGCCACCACCTTTCCCCGGTCCTTATCGGGTGTCAGGCGAGGAAGTACCAGTGCAGGCCTAAGCGACCTTGAAGCGGATTGTTGGCGGCGTAGAGTTCGTCCCGCCGTTGACCGTGGGATACGACAACGGTGTGTTGCTACCGCTGCCGCTCTGGGTCCAATAGGTTTGCGGAGCTCCACCCTGTGGGCCGTTGGCATTCATTGCCCACGGAACGCGATAGCAGTAGGGTCCAGCCGACGCGGGCGCTACGCCAGTTGAACTTCCCGCAAACGCGAGGAAATTCCAGCCGGCGGGCACGGTCGTTGTGGTGATCGTGATCGACGTCTGGGTGGCGGATGTACCGGATGCCGACACCAGCAGTTGCGCGGGGCGAAGTGTGATGGGGTCCATGGTGTTGATGCCGACCTTCATCGCCAGCCCAGTGCCGGCTACGACATAACACCCGATGGCCGTCACCGACACCGCCGACGTGAAGTAACACGGAACATAGATGCAGTTGATGAAGGCAGAACTAGTGGACGTGTCGAAGTCAACAACGACGCGATTGTCGTACCAGTTGCCTGACACGTACGTCTGCGGATAAGGCGTTGCCGGGTTGGACCAACCGAAGGCGTAGTCGGCGGCGGAGGTCTTCGTCAAAGCGTGACTGGTGTTGCCGCCGGCGAATGCGTGGACGGCTATAAGAGCGGGACTGACGTCACCGATGGTTGGCACGGCAGGTCTCCTCGCTCACGCGACTCTAAAGCTAACGAGTGGACAGTCGGGAAGCGCGATCGCGGACGTCAGGCTCACGGTTGGATTCGCTTTCGGCTGGGCAGACGTGTTGTCCTGGAGAACCCACGTCTGCGGATTCGTCGAGATTGACGTCCCTGCTCCAAGGAATGAGCGGGCTCCTCTGGACTGAAACGTGCCAACCTGCCCGGATCCAGAGGTCCCCCACGCCAGGTAGCACCAGCCCGCGGGGAGTGCCGTAGACGTGATTGAAGCAGTCGCCGCCGCACCGCTTGTGGCGGTGATCGGCGTTGCAGCAACCAGTTGTGCGCCGGGAAGGCCGGTGGAGAGCACCGAGTTGATACCGACGTAACACGTCGACCCGCCCAGTGACACCGAGTAGAAGCCGACCGAATTAATCGTAATTGACGACGACAGTAACACCGGCATATAAAAGCAATTGTTGGCAGTGAATCCATTCTGTTGCGTCGGCGAGGGGGCCCCCGACACGCGATTGTCATACCAACTCCCGGAGACAAAGGTGGTCTCTGGGCCGAACGGCGGATTTGACCAGTCGACATCGAAATCAGCGTCCGTGTTCTTGACCAAGACCGCCCCAGAAGCTCCGCCTGCCGGGTAGTCTTCCGCCGCCGGTACGCCAATCGAGACCACGCCGAACCCCCTCCTCCAGCCGCTATGTGACCTGAAACCAGATTACCGGCGTTACACTGTCCTTCGTTGCAGTCACCGTCGGATTTGACACAATTGCGGAACTTGTCGAGTCGACATAGTAGGCGACGGGACTGGTATTCGCGGCTGCCGGCCCCGTCGAATTGAGCGAAAGCGGGGTCGCAAACTGTATTGTCTGGGCTCCAGCCGGGACAATGCCGCCGTTCGCTACGATCGACAACCAATTCCACCCCGCGGGCACTGCGACGGGGGAAAAGGTGCCGGTGTAGGCAGCTAGCCCTGCCAACGTAAACGAGGTCGTCGCCAGCACCGTCCCCGGCAGCCCCGAAGAAGCCGACTGGCTGAGTCCGACCGAACCGACCGGGCCGCTGACGCTAGTTGCCTGGTAAAAGCCCAAAGCCGTCACCTTGATCGGCGCGTGCATATAGACCGGCACATAGGTGACATAATTGGTGGTCGGGGAAAAGCTAGTTGAACTCGCCGCCGCCGGAGCGACCCGATTGTCATACCACTGACTCGCGAGGTAGGCAGCGGGAGACAGGTGGATAGCGACAGGGTCTCCCGGCACCGTCGTCCAGGACGCATGGTAGTCGTTTGTCGAGGTCTTGGTCAGAATCCGATCTGCCGTTCCACCGGGCGGCAACCCGATGGTCGGCCTGAACGATGCGCGGCCTACCGTCACCATCGTTAGCCCACCACCCGGTACCACACGTTCGCCGAGGCCACCAGACCCGTGGTGAAGGTCATGGACAACGGCGTTGCCGTTGCGACAAGTGCTGCGCCGGTACCCGCCTCATAGAACATGTAACTGGTCTGCGTGGCGACTGCCGACGCTTGGGTCAACGACGACAGTCCCGACTGCGGGGCAATAGTCGCGGTATTCGCGACGGTGTAAATGGAACTGGAGTTTGTGGAGTTGCACGAGAGCGCCCACCACGACCATCCCTTGGGAATCGTGCCGGAGGCCGCGAGGGTGTAGACGGTGCTGTTTGCGGTGGGCGACACGGTGCCGAAGTCGTAGATGCGCGTTCCGGGCGCGTTCGTCGCCGAGTTGGTGTAGAGGCCTATGCGAATCGTCGCGCCTCCGGTCGGCGTCGACGACCCGGTGATGATCGCTACCGTGTCGATGACCAACGCCCGGTGGGCGAACATCGGCACGTACGAGACGCTGCTGATCGCGATTGGTGCGGAACCCGCGGTGCCGGACGACACCGATGTGAGGGTGATGTTGGACCCGGTCGGGGTCCGCCGGTCGTGCCAGTTTCCGTTGGTGTACGCCGGTGTCCATAGTGTCTGGAGGCTGTCGGTCCCGGCGCTGACGATCGCGGTGTTCTGGATCTGCCAGTTGGTGCCGTCGAACACAAAGGTCGCCGCGGCCTCGGGCGAGGTGATCACGCAGGTGGCGTCGCCGTCGATCGTGGTTCCGCCGGACCCCACAACGGTGATCGCGTTGCCGCTGACGTCGGTCTTCTTGGCCCCGACGGTGACCCCGGCGCTCGGCGACGCTGGCAATGTGACAGTAAACGCGCCACCATTGGCGTTGCAGAGGACCAGCTGACCCGAAGCGGCGGTGTAGTTGGCGGTCTTCGATGCGGTTGGCGTGAGCCCGCCGCCGCCCGAGGACGCCGTGATCCACCCGGTGTCGTAGTCGGTCCCGGAGCTCTTGGCCAGCACCTGCCCGGTCGTGCCGCCCGTAGGCATGGCGACAAGACGCGGGTCGGTCTCCAGCGCGAGCAGAGCTCCGCCGTACGACTGCCGTTGCTGTACTTTCCGGGTGGCCATCAGATCACATCTTCGAAACGACGGCGTGGAACTCGTTAGTGGCCCACACCGCGTCGGGCTTGAGGGTCACCGTGTTCAGGTCAGTGTGTTCCACATACACGTCAACCTCGTCGAACGGGGAAGCGACCCGGTACACCATGACGTTCACGGCACGGGTGCCGAAGCTGTGGGTGATCGCAAAGCTAGTCGCCGCGCCGTTGCCGCAGTCCTGCTCGACCGGAGCCGTAGCGGCGGTGGTAACTCCGACGTAGATGAACGCGGCGGTAGTGGTGTTGAGAGTGAACGTATCGTTGGTCATCAGCGCGAACTTGTCGGCCTGAGTGCCCTGCAACACGATCCAGTACGAACCGACGATGGCGGTGGCGGTGGTGCTCCAGTTCTGCGCCCGAGCCATCGTCGCGCCGGTGGCGGTCCACACGTAGGGACCGTTTTGGGAGCCGGTGGTCTGTCCGGCGAGCAGGAACACGTCCCCGTTGGTGGGGGTGACTCCGTCGATCGTGGCCGGGGCGGAAGCGAGGTTGACGTTGGTGGCGGCGACCGCCCGCACTGTGCCCTTGAGGGTCTGCCCGGACGAGAGGAAGGCAATTTGAGTCTCAAGATCGATCTGGCGGACGGCGTCGTTGGACCCCTGAATCGCGGCTGCCAGGTTCGTAAGCCGCTGGCTGTTCATGCTGACCAGGGTGGTGGGGGCTTGCAGCTGGTCGATACGGCTAGTGTGAACCTGCGTGTCGAAGTCGCTGATGGTCGCTGCAAGCTGGGTGCCGGTGTGGTTGGCGCGGGAGATGGAGAACGTCTGCACGCTCTCGATGTCGACCTTACGAGCTGCATCATTGCTCGCCGCTGTGGGTGCCCCCAGGTTGATTACCTTGAGGCCGTTCATGTCCTTATTGGAAGCGTCTTTACGGGCGGTCATGGTGCAGTTCCTCCGACAATTGTCAGGACAAGTAGGCGGTTCCGGCGATGCTGATATCGAAGGACAACCGCAACGACTGCCCCGGGGTTAGGTATTGAACTCCGCCACCGTCGATGGTGTAACCGTCGTCGGAGATGACTGTCAGTCCGGCGGGATCAAAACCCAACCCGTGGGTGATTTGCCAGACCGTTGCCGGAGTGCTCTGATCATGGCGATACCCGGCGGCAGCATTCGCACCCGGCGGGCCGGTGGCTCCCTGCTGGACGAGCAGCCCCCACGTCGCAGTGGTGGTATTGACGACGGGAGCGGTGTTGGTGCTCGCCAAGATCGCGACATAAGCGCCGCCGCTGAAGAAGACGACGTCGTTGATGGCGTAGGTGACGCCGCTGTTCCAGGTGCTGCGGTAGGTGAAGTTCTTCGCACCGGGGTCGAAGATCACCGTCGACTCGACGCGCCAGTTGGTGCCGTCGAAGACGAGGACGGCTCCGGACTGGGCTTGCAGCAGAGTCAGGGTGGCGTCGCCGTCGACGGTTGCGCCGCTGGAGCCGACGACGGTGACCAGGTTGAGGCTGGCGTCGACCTTCTTGATCGCCACGGAGGTGTTCGTGGCCGGCGTGGCCGGCAGCGTGATGGTCAGCGCGGCGCTGCTGGCGTCGGCAAGGATGAAGTCGCCAACGGCCGCGGTCGCGGCGACGTTGACGGAGCGCACAGCGAGGGTCTGACCGCCGCCGCCTTCCAGCACGGCGACTCGGGCGGAGAGTGCGGCGTCGGCGGAGTCTACATAGCCCTTCCGGACTGCCTGCGAGGCGGTCGTCGCCGCCGGGATATCCAGGGCCGTCCCGAGGAACTTCATCAGCCAGTCACCGCCCTTTCGCGTTGACCTATCGGTCCGAGCAGGACCGTCAAGGGGTCGCCGGGAACCGGGTGAACCGCGACACCGCCGGCCAGCTCGTCGAGCCGGTCGACATCACTCGCGCCGCGACCTCCTTAGTGGGGCCCGCCTTGATCATCGCCGCGCTCAGCGGCATCGTCTGTGCAAGGAAACGCACCAGGTACGGGAACGTCGGCTGGGCCCACAGCCCTGTCGAGGTCAGCGCCGCCATCGCGTCACACTCCTGAGTCGACGAAGAAGCCGTAGGTGGAGGCCGGGCCGGCGAACCGTACGTAGGTTTTGCCTCCGGCGGTGACCGTGTCGCCGGCCACCGAGGCCACCAGGCTGCACACCGTCCCGTACAACAGCCCCCGGATGGCGTCCGGCCAGTTGATGACCGTGCGGGCGGAGCCAATCGGCACCCGCGACAGGCTGCACGGGTTGCCGTACAACGGCGCGGTGGTCGAGGTCGGCGTGTACGCCCCCGGGCTAATGGCGTTGGTGCCGCCCAAGTTGTTGTAGCAGTAACCGTTATGGATGCGGGCCTCGAAGTTCAAGAGCACCGACAACGTCTGCAGCGGCTCCCGGGTGAACCCGCCGACCTGCAGCAGGCTGTTGCTACCGATGGCCCAGGCATTGGTCTGGGCGGTCGGGAACTGCGCGGCCACCAGCGGCTGGCCCGTCGTGCCCGCCGGGAGCAAGTCCTCGTACAGGCCTGCGTAGAACCCCATCTCGGAAGCCGCCTTCACCCCGAGGATCACCCGGTCCGGGGTCGCGCTGAACCAGTAGGTGAACGGCGACCCGGCCGCGAGCGTAACTGAGGCTGGGCCCGCATGAGCCTGATCCGCGAGGGTAGCGACGTCCGGGTTGAGGTAGGTGCCGGTGACCGGAATCCCGCCCAGACCGCGCCCGCCGAAGTTGCTGGCCTTGTGTGTGCTCGTGTCGTAGGCTTCGGCGACCTGATAGAAGATCGTGTTGGCTGCTTCCGAGGCGCGGCGCAGGATCAGGTACCAGTCCGTGCCAGACGTATTCGACGCGCCGGGACTCTTGTAGACATCCGCGCAGGGGCTGGCCGACGTGCCGGGCATGTTCCGCGAGGTCCAGGTGATTCCATCCGACGAGGTCGCGGTGACGGTGGAGGTGCTGGTCGCGACGAGCTGGCCGCCCGCGTAGACCGGCTGATTCCAGCTGATGCTCACCGGCAGGGTCCGGGCGGTCCAGGTGATCCCGTCCGGCGAGGACAGAGCGACCGTGCCCGTGGTGTTGCACACCACCCAGACGCTGCCGGTGTAGACCGGCGGGTACCAGTTGCCGCTGACGGGCAGGGTTCGCTGGGTCCAGGTGATCCCGTCAGTAGAAGTCACCGCGACCGTGCCCGAAGCGGTGACCACCACCCAGATGCCGCCGGCATAGACCGGCGGTTGCCAGCCTGAGGCGGTGGGCAGGGTCCGCGAGGTCCAGGTAATGCCGTCCGGCGAGGTGTTAATCGTGGCAGAAGCGGAGTTGTTCATCAGAACCCACAGGTTGCTGCCGTTATGGACCGGCAAGTACCAGGCCATGCCAGACGTGGCCAGGGTCCGCTGTGTCCAGGTCACCCCGTCGGGCGAGGTCGCGGCGACGGTGGAGGCTGCGGTGTTGATCGCGATATACACGCTGCCGTTGTAGGCCAACTGCAGCCAGCTGGTACTGACTGGCAGGGTCCGCGCGGTCCAGGTGATCCCGTCGGACGAGGTCAGCACGTTGGTGCCCGCGTTGTTGATCGACAGGAACTGCCCGCCCGCGTAAATCGGCTGAATCCAGGTTGTGCTGACCGGCAGGGTCCGCTGGGTCCAGGTCACCCCGTCCGGCGAGCTCAAGGCGACGTTGCCCACGGTGTTGAATACGACCCAGATGCCGCCGCCGTACACCGGCAGCCGCCAGGTGCCCGTGGTGGGTAGAGTCCGCTGGGTCCAGGTGATCCCGTCAGTCGAGGTCGCGGCGACTGTTCCTGAGGTGTTGAGCACCAGCCAGGTGCCGCCGCCATAGACCGCCTGCATCCAGAAGGATGCGGGGGTGGGAAGGCTCCGCTGGGTCCAGGTGAACCCGTCGGGCGAGGTCGCCACCGAGGTCGATGAGTTGATGGTCGAGACCACATACAGGTTGTTGGCGTACGTGGGCATCTGCCAGTTCGGGCCGGCGGGGCTGCTGAAGGTCTCCACGAAGGTGAGCCCGGCCGGGACCAGGGCCGTGTTCAGCGCCGCCATCAGATCCTTGGCAGGCAGGGCGCTGTTGATCGACGCCGTCGAATAACTCATCCGAACTTCTCCACTCGCAGATTCGACAGCGTGAATACCCGGACGCTTGGTCCGGTGTTGCGGATCCCGACGAACAGGTCCTGCCCGGCGGCGTCGTTTTCGAGATACCAGGGCACGGGGTTGGAGTAGCTGGCGGTGGTGATCCCGATCGCCTGCAGCCACAAGGTGCCCGAGGTGTTGCCGGCTCCGCGGACTTCCAGGTCGAAGGAGCCGGCCGCGTCTACCGTGACCGTGATGAGGCTGACCAGGCCTCGCGCGGCGATGGACGGCACGGTGTAGTAGGTGAAGGCCGTCTGGCTGCCGGACTGGGTGCCCAGCGTCACGGCTGTCGCGGTGACCTTGCTCGGCCCGACGCCAACAGCCCACTGGTAGTCGAAGTCGACGGTGGACTTCTTCTGCAGAAACCACCCGGTCGTGCCGCCAGGCGGCACGCGAGAACCCGATCCCACTGACGGCATGTGCGTCTCCTTGCCGAGATCAGCCGACGATGACGCAGCGGTATTGGCCGGAGGTCGGCGCGGCCCCGAAGACCAGGGCGACGTTGTTGGCGTCGGTGCGCTGGACTTCGGCGTAGACGGTGTCGTAGGGGGCGGCGGCGGAGTACACCTCGACGTGCACGTCGCGGGTGTTCAGGTTGTGGTTGATCGTGATGGTGGTGGCGACGCCGTCGCCGAGCGACGCGGCGAACCGGCGGGCGACGACCGCGGTGTCGATGGCGATGTTGGCACCGACCACGATGCCCAGACCGGCAACGGCCTTGACACCGGGCACGCCGACCGCGAGGCCGCCGGACGGGTCGAGAACCGTGCTGACCCCGGCTGCGGCGACCGCGATGCCGGAGTTCGGCTTGGGCACGACGGCCAGGCCGGTTGCGCTGGTCGCGAGACCGCCGGCCGGGTCGGTGGTGATGCCGACGCCGGTGACGTCGACGTCGAGGCCGTCGTTGGGCCGCAGCACCACGCTGACGCCGGTGGCGTCGACGCCGATGCCGGTGTTCGGCTTGGGCACCACACCGACCCCGGCGGCGTCGACCGATAGGCCGCCGGTCGGGCGGGGCACCACGTACAGGCCGGTCGCGTCGGTGATCAGGCCGCTGATCGCGGGCAGTTTCGCCGCGATGCCGCTTACGCCGACCTGCAGACCTCCGGTGCCGGTGGCGACCGCCACAACGCCGGTCGCGCCGACGGTGACACCGTTGCCGGGCAGGACCTGCAAGCCGGTGGCATCAACGGTGAGGCCCTTGTTCGGGGCCAGCACCGTCTGCACGCCGGTGGCGTCGACGGCGAGGCCGGCGCTCGGCTTGATGGTGACGCCGGCACCGTTGGCGTCGGTGTCGAGGCCGTAGTTGGGGCGCGGGACGAACTTGAGGCCGTTGGTGTCCTCGAAGAGTCCGGCGTTCGCGACGAGCTTGACCGCGACGCCGTTGGTCCCGACGTTCAGGCCTCCGGTGGGATCGGCGATCACGCCGATGCCGGAGCCGGTCACGGCGACGCCGCTGTTCGGGGCCGGGACCGCGGTGACGACGTGGTTGGTGATGTCGACGCCGTTGCCGGCGGTGTAGATCGGCGAGGTGCCAGCGTTTAGCAGCGCCCACTGAATCGCCGTGGTGCCGATGCTGATCGGCCCATCGGTGATCAGCACGTAGGTGTGGTTGCCGCTGGCGGTGCCCTCGGAGACGGTGACGGCCGTGCCGGGCCGCAGCTCGGCGTTGGTGTCGGCGTCAGCGGAGCGGGTCAGCGCGGTGCCGGTGAAGTCGTAGATGCCGTTCTCGATGGGGTTGGTCTGCCCCATGAGCAGGACGCGGTCGTTGGCGGCGAGGGTGACCCCGTCGATGGCCACGCCGGGCGCGCCGACGGTGACGTTGGCGGACGCTGCGACCCGGACGGCGTCCTTCCAGATCAGACCAGTCGCGATGTTGTCGACATACTGCTTGGTAACCGCGTCGGTGCTGACGGCCGGAGCGCCCAGGTTGGTGATGCGGTTGAGCTTGAGGTCGAGAAGCTGGGTATAGGTAATTGCCATTTCGGGCGTCTCCTAGGGCCGCAGGTATGCCGTGCCGGTATATGGCGCGCTATGCACAACCACAGTCGTCTGGTCACTCGGGTGATGGATTTCTGCGATCATTTCCTGACCGCCGCTGTCCAAAAGGATCACGTTCGGGATCAGGCTCATGTGGTGGTCGATGACCCACTGCGCAGCCGGAACCGTCTGATGGTGGGTGAAGGAGATGCCCCCGCCGACAGCAACGCTCTGAATCTCGTCTTCGAGTTGCCGGGCGGTGTTTTCCCACTCGTATTGGAATCCGCGTCCGCCGCCTGCGGTCGGATCGGTGACATCGAGATCGGTCGTGCGGATCAGCGCGGCCCCGCGGATCTCCTTCTCCTCCGCTGCTGTCGAGAGCAGTGGGAAGGGAGCGCGCTGGGTCTTACGCAGCAATGGCCGGCGGGCACGATTCGACTGCCGCTCGTCGGACGGCTGGGAGGTGCTGTCGGCCCCTGACACGACCTACTACATCGGAAGGAGTCCGTGAGGACGGGCTATTCCTTGTTGCCGCTCAGCAGCGCAATGACCTCACGCAGCGACGCGATCTGTGCGTCGTGCAGCCGTAGTTGGGTTTGCATCTGATCCTGCACCGACCGCAGAACGTCGATCTGATCGACCAACGATTTTCTGGTCTGGGTGATGTCCCTTTCGGCGCTCAGGTCTTGCAGGTTGCTCAGCACCTCTGACAGCCTTTCCGCCGGTTCAGCGGCCACGACGTTTCGCCTCCGCCCGGTGCATCGCTGTGCGCAGCAGGAACCAGAATCCGAGAACGAACCACACTACCGCGATGGCTTGAATGGTGTGATTGAGAACCATCCACTCCGAGTGTTGGAACCCGAAGGCCATCGACAGGTGAGTGATGGCGCAGGTGACGAAGAAGAACGAGCCGGCGAGCCGGACGGATCGCGAGAGCGGCAGGTAGCGCAGCACCGTGAATGGGACCACGCAGTAGCCGGCGACGATGACCAGATTGGAGACGACGTTAAGTACCACCCAGTGCGGATCTCCCGGGATCATCGTCAGCGGCCCTGCAGAGCGGGGCCGCCCGGGTAGAGGCGCTGCATGCATTCCAGGAATTTCTCGCCCTTGGGATCGGTCGACAACGGGTTGGTACGCGCGCAGTAGAACCCGACCAGGTTGTACTGCTTGACCTGATCCAGGAGTTGGTTCTGCAGGATGGCGTTCCGCTTGCCGCACTCACCGGTCGAATTCACACAGTCCAACAGCAGGGAGTTGAGCCTGCTGACTTGTTCCTCCTGCTTCTGCGTCGCCGAAATGTTAACCGCGTTAACAATCGCGAGCGTCAGCAGAATGACCATCGCGCCGCCCACGAGGTAGGTGAGCCACCGGGTCTGGCGGTTGTTTTTCTCCAGCACGTCGATCTTCCGATCGCGGGCCTCGGTCTCTCGGCGCACGTGCTCCACTAGCGCCACCATGGTCTTGTTGGATTCGTGGTTCGCCGCAACAAGTTCCTCGACCGCGAGCGCACTGTGCAGGCGGCTGGCCTTCTCGTCGGCTGTCTCGCCCAGACCGGTCATCGCTCCACGCCCTTCAACTCATCCCGGAGTCGCCTGATGAGCTCCTCCTGCCGTTGCAGAATCCGGTCGTGTTCCTGAACGGCGCGCTGCAACTCCGCGAGAACGTCCTCAGTGTCTGTCTCAACACGACGCTCAGTGGCCGCCATCGCGATCGCCCCCTCCAGGCGGGCCGACTTCCGCTGCACGTCCACGGCGAGGACCGCTGGGTGGATTGCCCTTATCCTGACGGAGGATGCTGTCACGTATTTTCATTTCGGTAATGAGTTGGATCGCCTCTTCCAGAACGTCGGCTACCTGCTTGTGCAGCAGGGCCGCTTCGACCTGCTTCGGCAGCAACTCGTTGCGAATGAATTCGTTCAGCTCCTTGGCTTGTTGCGCGGCCTGGTCGCTTTTCTCGCGTTCCCGAGCGATGGACCCACGGGTATACATGATCATCAGGGCGGCGAAGATGCCCAGGACCCCGTACTGCAGGAGCGCGCCGACCGGATCTGTGGCGCTCGGGGAACTGGCCAGAACCAGGTCCTCGATGCGCAGCATGACAATCCCTATCGGATCGCAGAATAGGCGCAGCCTCCGCCCACTCGGGAGGGCGGAGGCTGCACGGCATGGCCCGATTTACGGCACGGTCACGTCAGCGACGAAGATCATCTGCTCGGGCCGGGTGATGACCGGCATGATGTTCCACTCCAGCAGGTACTGCCGGGCGGACGGGTCCTTGTCGATCCAGCTCTTGGAGAACTTTCCGGTGAAGTTGTCCGGGGCCTCTTCGTCGGCGGTCGGACCGACGTACATTTCGATCGGCCGCTGGTCGGTGTAGTTGCCCATGTAGAGCGCGTTGTCCGGAACGAACAGGGTGTTGTTGCCGGCGTCGTCGTCGTAGATCGTTTCGATGGTGTTCCAGTTCATGCCCATGAAGCCCGGCAGCGTCCCGCTGGCGAAGTACTGGTCCTTCATCCGGTCGGACATCAGGATCGAGGCGTTCGCGCCGTGGGAGGCGAACGAGTCGAAGATGTACGCCATGGTCAGTTCGGTGACGTAGCTGTCCTTGGCCTCGACCCGGCCGTCGCGGCGGATGAGGCGCTTGAAGGCGCGGATGTCGCCGACGATCTGCTGCGGCGTCGCGGTGTTCCAGCCGACCGTGACGGTGGGCTTGTGCGAGGCCGGGAATTGATAGTCGACGTTGGCCTGCACGTCGGGGAAGTCGTAGGTGATGCTGCCCTTCAGGGCCGCCCACAGCAGGAACTCGCCGAAGTTGTCGAACCGCTGGTTGAGGTCGTTGACCTCGCGGAGCACCGCCTGCTCGGCGTTGGTCTGGGCGAGCTGGCCGGGCTGGCGCAGCCAGTGCAGGGTGGTCGGCGAGAAGACCTTCTTCTCGCGCAGGTAGACGAACGCGGCGCTGGCCTGCGAACGGCCGAGCCGGGGCACGATGTGTGCCTCGCTGTTGGGCACGTTCGGCTTCGCGACCATGCGGGAGCCCTTGATGACATCCCAGGTGACCGAGGGGAACGGCCACGGGGTCTGCGGAACCTGGCTGAGCATCGTCAGGGTTTCCGGAGTGGTGAATTTCTCGACCACGCCCCGAAGGACCGTGGGTTCGAGAAGCGAAATCTGAGGCACGGCGCGCTCCGAATCGTGGGCAATCTCTGTTGTTCACCACAGCGACTCCGGAAGGAGCCCGGCCTGCGCCTCCCCTTGCGGGGAACACTTGGCTGGCCTAGTGCTTATCTCCATCGGAAGGAGTTGTTACCTACCCGCTCTTTCGCTATTTGCGCGGAATAGCCGAAAGCCCCCAACCGGGTGACCGGGCAGGGGCTTTCGGCGCTGGCGGCGGCGATTAGAGCTTCATCGTCCCTCGGACGGTGTCGACGGTCGCGCCGAGGTCCGTGAGAGCTGCAGCGTCCGCGCCCACGATCAGGGGGTAGTTGAGGATGCCCTGGATGACAATGTTGCCGAGCTGGTCGTTTGCGGCGGAGACGACCGTGCTGGTGTCGACGCCGAAGCGCAGAACGCCGCGGGCGACCTGGGTTCCGTCAGCATTGGCGTTGCTGTAGGCGTAGTACTTCTTGTCGGCGGTCTTCTGGCCGAGCACCGTGCCGGCGGCAAGGACGCCCTGACCGGAGCCGAGGGTCACGCCCTTCTGGGTGAATGCCGCGGTCGAGTACAGGATCTCGGGATCGGTGTAGGCGGCGGTCGGGTAGGTAAACCCCGGCACCGGGAGTTTCTGGAACTGAGTGGCCATGTAGGCGACCTCTTCTTTCTGGTGCGCGGGGCGGTATTACTTGGCGAGGATCTGCGATAGCCGCGCGATCTCGGCGTCGACGTCGACCTGGTGGTTTTTGGCCTTGGGCTCGTTGACGCCGAGCTCATTCGAGAGCTTGATGAACGGCTGCTCGGGAACGACCTTGACGAACATGTCGGAGTGCGACAGCTTCATCTCGACCATGACCTCGCGCTGGGCCGGGAAAATGCGGCCTTCGCTGATGAGCCCGTCCACGACGTGCTCGGCGTCCCGCTTTTCCAGCGAGGCGAGGCGGTTGGTCAGGGTGACGTTGTTGGTAGCCAACTCCTGAACCGCGCCGATCACCGTCTCGGTGCCGATGTCCTTGGCGTCGTCGGCCTTGGACAACTGCACGACGCCGGCCGTGGCGAGCGCGTCGACAATGGTCTGGCTCAGCTCAGCCTGGCGCGTGTTTTCCGCGGTCTGGGCCTGCAGCGCCGACACGTCGATGTTGTGCTTGTCCTTGAGAGTGGCAAGCAGATCCTCCAGGGACGGCTCTGCCACAGTCTCGGTCTCCTTCTCGGGCATTCGCGTCTCCTTGGCGGGCTTTTCGATGACGACCGTGTCGGAAAGCAGCACGGCTGCTTCTCCTGATCTATCGGTCGTAGCTGCCACAATCTCCTCGTAGTCGTCCAGATCGATGACGTACGGCCGATTGGTGACACAAGAATGCAGGAGGGTCGGGCCGACCTTTTTCTGGTCCTTGGTGTTGGTGTAATCGAGGGAAAGCATCGCGGAGGCACCGAGATAGGTCTTGCCCATGCGATCGGCGTGCATCGGATCACGAATATCCATGACAGCGAAAAGCTTGTCGCCGTCGATCTGCAGATCGACGACCTCACCGATGTTGCGGTCGGGTTCCTCGCTGTGCTCGTTTTTCGCATTGGCAAGGGGGACCTGCACGATGGGGCAGACGCCGTCTTCGAAGTTCTTCTTCAGCTTGGCGATGAAGTCGTCATCGATGTTGACCTCGCCGACGGCGGGGTGGACGAGCGTTCCCTTGGTGAGAAGGTGCTTCCGGAAGAGTCGACCCTGGCGGGTGCGCGCCAGTTCGACGTAGCCGTCGCCGTTGGACGGAACGATGACTAGTTCGTCACCCATGTTCGAACCTCCCTGAATCACCGTCCTTAATCGGACGGGCCCGGGAGGTGTCTAGCTCTGGGCCCAGGCGCGCCGGAACTGAGCGAGGACAATGCTCAACGCGATGCCGTCGTTGACCTCGACCGTCTGGAATTGGTCGAGCATCGTGGGCTCGGTCGCGGCGATGAGATCCATCCATTCGGCGACCGGCATGTCGATGTCGCGTGACGCCATGAGTTCGCGTGCGCGGGCGCTGATGGCGACGTCGAGGCTCTCGGGGTAGAAATGGGAGAGCACGCCAGCGTCGCTGTAGCTCCATGCACCAATTGGGCCAAGGCTTTGGTCGATGTGGACCAGCACATACTGCATAGCTGCACCGTTCCTCGGATAAGCATGGCTTGCCCCCGTCATCAGGTCTTCACCAACTCGACCTGACATCGGCAGTTCGGGTGCCGGGGCGGTGCGAGGAGGTTCCGCCAGACCGGCCGGTAGTCCTTTTCGGAGACGGTGGCGTTGTGGTCGAACTGCGCGTTGATGCCGACCATCGTGCCGTCCAGCGCCGCGCACATGCCGCAGGGCGTGATCGAGGTGACGACCCAACGCTTCATTAGCCCGGGGATGCCGATGCGGGACTGGAATTCGCTGTAGATCGCCTGCTGCGCGTCGGTGGCTCCCTGCTGGACCGCAGTGCCTGCGGCAGCTGCGGCACGGTTGGCCAGCCGAGCCCCAGCCATTGTCACGGCTTGCTTGATGGCCAACAGGCGGGCCGACTGGGCATCCGGTCCTTGGATGCCGTCGAAGGCGGCGGCGATCGCGTTCTGCAGGTCGGTCTGGGCGTGACCGAACATGGTGTCTACGTCGCGCAGGATCACATCGATCGTGTCGCCCAGCTCCGGCAGCACGCTGGGTACGTCGTAGCCCTCGTGCTGCAGGTCGGCGGTGAGCTTGATGAGGGCGACTTGCGCGGCTGCCGCGTAGCCCGCCTGGATGCTGGCGGCGACACTCTCCCGGGCCGCAGCGAGGTTGTGCGTGATGGCTTGGCTAAGGCTGGCCAGGCTCAGCAGCCCGACACCGGTGATGACCGAGGCGGGCGCAGTGCTGGCGGTGACCACGGCCACGTCGGCGATGCCCTGCAGCGCGGCCTGGATGTCGTCGTCGACCTCCTGCCGGACGCGCGTTTCGACGGCGATCAGAGCGAGGCCGAGAGTTGCTCCCGCGATGATCTTGCCGGTGTCACCCTGGTCGGCGGGCTGAGTCACTGCCGACCGAGCCGGGCGTTGATCAGCGGCAGGTACGTCGGTTCACGCTCGATCGTGACGCAGTTGAACCCTTCCAGCTGGCAGGCGTGGGCGGTGGTACCCGACCCGGCGAACGGGTCCAGCACGGTACCGCCAGGCGGTGACACGAGCTTCACCAGCCAGCGCATGAGTTCCAACGGCTTGACGGTGGGGTGCGAGACACCATCGACCGTGAGGCGTTCCTTGCTACTGGCCTTGGCCTGGTAGCGGAAGGTCGGAAAGAAGCGTGACGCACCGCCCTCGACATCGAACCGCTCAATGAGCCCGTCCTGACCGCCGTGCCCGGTAATGGAGACACCGCCCGCGCCGCGCTGAGCGCGGCGGTGCCCGGCGCGGCGGATTCCGGAGTCCTCATCCAGGCTGGTGACGGCGCAGCCGGGGGCGCAGCTGCCGTTGCAGTCCGGAGTGTGGCTGAGGACGACGTTGGCGGGCCAGCGGCCTTGCGTGTGTTCTTGCGTCCTCGTGACGCCGTTGGTGTACGGACGGTCCCAGCCGCCGGTCTCGTCAACTTGGTGTGCAGCCCGGCCCCCTCTGCCGCCGACGGCGCTACCGGGGTTCGCGCGGCAGGCATCGATGTTGAGCGCGCCGGTGCCGTGGGTCAGCACGTTGCTGGCGACGGTCCCGGTCAGCGGCTTGCGGGCGACCACGATGGGCTCCGAGGCGGGTTTGAGGGCCGTCCCCCACCCGGCCCACAGGGCGGCATCCTCGGTGGCAGGTGCGGTCAAAGGCAGCGCACTTGCGGTGCCGAGCGGACCAGACATTGATCCGGAGACAGATGATCCGCCGCCGTGTCGATGGTGCACCCCAATAACCGGGCGTACGACCCCGGCGGCTTTGTCGATGGCCTTGGACACGTCCATGGATTTGGGGAAGCCGGATCCGTAGAGCCAGGTGATGGAGTCGCGGATCTCGAAGCCGGCGTCCTCGATGCCACAGGCCAGTCGGTGGTGGGTGCGGGTGCCGCCGAACGCGAGCAGGTGCCCGCCGGGTTTGAGCACGCGCAGGCAGGCGGCAGCCCATTGCTGGGTCCATTGCTGGTACAGGCTTCCGGCCGGGTATTCCGGCGAGGACCGGGAGGTCCGGCCGTACACCGAGTCACGGCCCACCTCAGCGGGGTTCAGCGAGCGCCGGAACCCGTCGGCCCCGTCCCAGTCCTTGCCCATGAATTCCAGGCCGTAGGGCGGGTCGGTAACGATGGCGTCGATCGAGCAGGCGTCGAGTGCGGTGAGTTCCTCGATCGCGTCGCCGGAGATGACCTGGATGTCGGGCATCGTCACGAGGCCGATTTCGGCTTCGGTGCCTTTTCGGCGGGGTCGGTCTTGGGGGTGAGGGTCTTGTCGACCTTCCAGCCGTACTTAGCGAAGACACCGATGTCGAAGACCTGGCGGGGTGTCATCTTGCCGGTCGCGTCGCGGATGGCGACGGTGCCGTCGCCGTAGTCGATCAGCTGCGCGCCGGGCTCCTTGGGGTTGGTGAGAATCTGCTGCGGCCGGGCCGGCTCCCCGGGTCCCGGGCCGGGGTTCACGCCACCGGTGTCCGCCGTGGCCCCCTTCCCGCCGCCAAGGGTCTGGCTCTTGACGTTGCTGGTGTCGCCCTTCCCGCCGCCCTGGACGTCGCCGTTGCCGTCTTTGCCGGGCGCGTGCCGTACCGTCGGGTCGGGATTGTGCGAATGGTCGCGGCCGTACTTCTCGCCCTTCTGGCCGTGCTTAGCCAGCTTCTTGTCCATGTCCCGGGTGATCGGGGAACCGACGGGCACGCCGTAGGTGCGAGCCCCCTCGACGCTGCGGACGAATTTCGGGCCGCCGGAGTTGGGCCGGCCCCGGGTCAGCGACGCGACCGCGTCGTCGAGCAGCGCGGCGGCCAATTCGGTCACGGTGAGACCGACCTCGGCGTTGCTGAGGGTGAACCCGCTGGGGACGCTCGCCGGGCTGATCTGCGCGCCGTGTGGCGGGAGCGTGGCGGGGGGCCCGCCGACCGCGGGAGCGGCGACATCGGGCGCGTTCGGCGCGCCAGCGTCGGCGTTCATCTGTTGCTGCTGGGCCAGCAACTCGGCCTGGGCCTGCTCCTCCTGCTCGCGCTGGGCGACGGCTTCCCAGTCCACTTCGAGACCGAATTCGTCGGCGACCTGCTTTTCGATCTGCCGGAACATCTCCGGGGCCATCCCGGTGGCGTCGGGCGAGACGACCGCGACGGCCTTATACAGGTCCAGCAGCGCCGACTTCTGCTCGTCGGTCATCGTGCCGAACCGGAATAGCGGATACTTGCCGCTGCCGAAGTTCCAGTCGATGAACCTCGGGATGATCTTGGTGTTGACGACCTCTTCGATCTCACCCATGATCGTCTGCAGCATGAGCAGGAACAGCGCGTCGGACTGCCGTCCGAAGTCGACGAGACTCGCGTCGCCGCCGGTGCCCTGGCTGTCGTCGAAGAACGCAGCCAAAACGCTCTTGGACATCTGGGAATTGTGGTGGTTGATGTAGGCCAGGAAGTCGAAGCCGGTCGACTCGCGCAGCGACTCCACCTTGTACGTCTCAGGGATCGTCATCCACTGCGCGATACCAAGATCCGACAGGGAGCGCTGGAACTCCAGCTTTTCCTCGCGCGACGGGTTCTGCGGCATGGTGCCGACCCGGGTGCCGACCGCGGCACGCTGCGCGGCGATATGCGCCACGACATACAGCTTGAACTTGGCTTCCCAGTGCTTGTAGGCGGCGTTGAAGTAGCTGATTCCGTAGAACGGCCGCTCTTCCTCGTTCGCCGCGTAGTAGACAACGTCGGCCGCCGGGATGATCACATCGACTTGCCGGTCGTGATACATGGTCCGCTGCCGGAGGCCGAACAACTCGCTCCTGTCGTCCAGCAGGAACGTGATCTGCTCGCTCGGCCGCTGCGCAAGCTTCTTGAGCGTCCATTTGCCCTTGAGCGGACCCTGGGTGGGCTGCCAGTAGACCATCTCGAAGGCTTCGAACCCGTCGAAGATGGCCATGAGCATCTGCGCCATGACCCGCCCGAACGGCACGACCATCCCGCCGCCGGTCACGGGCATCTGAAACATCTGCTGGATGAACAGCGCCTCGTCCTCGCCGCCGTCGACGCCTTCCTCCGGGACGAAGGTGGCGGTCTTCAGCGCGGCCCGGATCGGCAGGGTGATCAGCCGGTACAGCGCTCGGGCCTGCCCGTCGGTGCGCCGCATCGCGATGAGCTCGCGAACGGTGACGTCCTCGGTGCGCAGCGCCTCCCAGACGCTCTTGTACGCGGTCTGCCAGGGCAGGAACGCCGAGACGCCGACTTCGATGTCGGCCTGCGGCTTCGGCTGGACTCCGGAGATCGACGACTTACGCCTGTTGCCCCCATCGTCACCGGCGACAGCGGTCCTGGTTGACGTCGTCATAGCTGTTCTATCGGAATTCGCCTACGGGGACGTAAAGACTATTCGTCCAAACCCGACGAACGTTCGCAACTCCGAATGGCAATTCGGCGGCCGGCCCGGTGCTGAAGGTGTCGGGCTCGTAATAGCGGCGCTCGCCGGAGCCTTCCTCCCGACCGCCGAGCCGAACCGAGGTCATGGCGACGCAGGCGAGAGCGTCTGCCAGGTCCTTGCTGCCATCCGCCGGGTGGTCAACCCGTCCGTTCGGCAGCCGCGAGAGCGCCAGCAGTTCCTCGCGGAGCAGGAACGGGGCAGCTTTTGCTTCCAGTTCCGGCACCGAGAGCCGAGGGATCTCGATACGACCTTCGTAAATCAAATCGCGAAGGTTGCGCCAGGGCTCTTCCGACATGTCCGTGGAGATCTTCTCGCAGCCGATCCCCCGGGATTCAAGGATCTGCATGCTGTCTTGGCTCTGAAAACTGTCGAACGTGAACAGCCGGATGTTGAACCCACGGCGGATCAGCTCGAAGCACAGCTGCCGCGCCCAGCGGATCTGAATCTCACGAGGAGGTTCGGCCGAGGAATCCGCAGAGTAGGAGATGACGAAGTCGACCTTGACCTTGGGTCGGACTTCCCGCACGACATACGGTGCGCCGTCCTCGTCTTCCGTGACGGTCTCGTGCTCGGCGTAGTCGATGACGTGCGCCATGGCCAGCCCGGCCCGGTCCCCGCTGACCGCGAGGTCGGCGTGCATGGTGTAGATGGCACCGCGGACGGGGAACAGGGTGTCGGCGAAGGTGTAGTACGGCGTCCACACTCGCCGCTGCGTGCGCTCGCTTTTCTCCATGGTGTAGCCGACGCTCAACGGCTCACTTTTGAGCATCACGAATGCGGAGTCGACGGCTTGGACGTTGCGGAAGTAGGGGTTGATGGCGCGGGCGGGCCGACACTCGTACTTGGCCCGGGCCATGATGGGATCTTCGCGGTAATCCTCGGCGAAGGCCTCCCGGCCGGGAACGCGCGGGTTGACCTCCCAGGTCGCCATCGGACCGGAGACGTAGTGTCGCGACAGTTGACCGCGCTCGTTGAAGTCTTCCCGGGCCGCGTCGGTCAGTTGCTGGATCGTCGAGCCCAGGTAGCGGGGGTACGAGATGCGGACGTTCTTGAAGACTTCCGGGAACCTCGTGCTTGACGACGTCCGCATCATGTTGAGGATGCCCTCGGCGGACTTCGTGGGCTCGCGCGCCGACGAGCCCTTGCGGAATTGCATCTCCTTCTTGGACTTGAAGGCGTCGATCTCGTCGGCGATGGCAAGTAGGAGGTTGAGGCCTTCCTGGGTCTCGGCGTCAGAGTGCCCGGAGACCGACTCGATGTTCTTCTTGTAACTGACCGTGTTGAGCCGCGGCGTGCACTTGTCGGCGAACCAGCCCTTTTTCGCGGCCCGGACGATGGGCATGAAGAATGCCTGCTGCGCCTGCGCAGAACTGGAAGCGACGTTGAGCAGATGGATGGTGTCCTGTTCGGGCATGCCGTAATAGATCTGCGGCGATTGCAGGCACAGCAGCAGGTAGGCGATACGCATCGACGCTACTCGACAGATGTGATCTTTTCCGGAGTTGGAATTGATAAACGCCGATGTCCCGGCCGCATACGTGCCGGCTCCTGGAACATGAACGTCCCAGTAGTCCTGGTCGCCCAGTGGTTCAATGCTGACCACCTGGTCCCAATAGACATCGCCGGCCATAACTTGCTGACGGCGCAGCGGAACGTGCTCCAGCATCTCAACACGGCGGCGCTCTTTCTCACCGTGCAACGTGAGCACCGCAAGCAGCCGCTTCAGATGTTGATCGGCCTGAACCTCCACGCGCCAGGCCCTACGCCCCTCTCGACGCTCACCCTTGTAGACATAGGAGGACACCTTGCTCGTCAGTCGGGCAACGACCCCAAATCGCAAAAGGAGGCGCTGAATATCGCGAGCGAGATCCTCTGAAACAGTGCAGTATTCTGCCCGCGGCTGGCCCTTCGACGAGGAGTACAACGATCCGTCGGTGTCCCAGAGCCCAGAGATAAAGGTCGCTAGTTGATCATTCGGCAAGGAGAAGAACTCGGGCGGCACCCGCTTATCCCAGGCGCGACTGCCGTAGAGGCCGTACTTGCGGATAATGTCGAGCAGCGGCGTCTTCGACTTCCTGCCGCGGCCGGGTTGCGTCGCGCGGATACGCATGGTCCCGGACTGCATCGTCTCGCACTTGGCAATGATGTCTTCGTAGGACTCGACCAGCTCGATGTACCGGTTGCGCAGGTCATCGGCGACTGGCTTTGAGTCGATGTAGAACGCCCACTGCGGCGAGCCCTCGACCGGCATGGAACCGTCGCCGATCCAGTAGCCCACGAGTTCGACTTCACGCGGATCCTGCGGGACTGGTTCAAGGCAGTCGAGCTTCGACATCACCGCGAGACGGTCACCGACTTGGAGCTCGCCGGCTTGCTTCCAGACTGGCTTTGCCAGATCGTAGCGGTCTTTGTAGGGCAGGTTGTGGGTCTCCCAGGAAACGAACAGGTGCCCGACATAAACGTCGATGTGCGCGCCGGTTGCGGTTGTGACTCGAACACACTGCCCCCGGCCACGCTTGAATGGGGCACCGTCGGTTTGCGCCGAGACTCGGTTTTCACCTCGCACCAAAGCAGGCTCGCCGGGCAGGTGTTCCGTGGTCCCGCTCGCGTTGACCGCGTCGATGCCCTGAACCGTCAGGGACTCACCGACCCCGCCCACTTGACGCCACTGACCGGACCGGACATCATAGATCGGTACATCGACACATATGCATCCCTTACCCCACTGGAGGGTCGCGAAGTTGACCATCCGTAGGGGCTGTGACCAGTACTTTTCCTCGCGCCAGACCGCGGAGGCGGAGGCGATGTGGAGCCTTCCTTCGCGTTTCCCGGTCTCGAATTCGGTGGCGAGCAGGGGGTAGGTGGGCTGGTAGTAGATCCGCTCGATGTGGCGCACGGCGTCGTATTGGACTTGTGACAGCGGCGGGTTGCCGAGGAATTTCTTGTCTTGCACGAAGACGGTTAGCGGGACGGGTTCTTCGTCGAAGATGGTGTCGATGCCGTGCGGGTCGTCGGCTTTGATTTCGCTGGCGGCTTTGCGCAGTTCGGCGGAGAAGTCCCAGGGCTCGTTCTTCGCCACTAGATGCCTACGATGACGGCTTGCTGCGCGGTGAAGGTGCCGGTCGAGCAGGTGGCCGAGAGGGTGATAAACCAGCCGTTGGTGGTGTTGACGGTGGGCGTGGTGACGGCGGCCACGAGGGTGGGCAGCAGCGCCGCCTGGGCGAAGCCAAAGGCTTCGCATTGGACGGTGCCGGAGCTGCCGCTGGCGCGGACGGTCAACAGGCCGTCGAAGCCGGCGCGTTGGTTGGCGACTTGGGCGGCGCTGGTGATCGATTGCCAGATCTGGGTGTCGGCGGTGGTGCCGTTCGCTCCGGCGTGCGCGTGGAAGATCAGGGTGCCGGTGCTGCTGCTGGTTCCGATGAGGCTGACTCGAAACGCTTGGCCGGTGATGGCGAAGTTCGCGGGCACGGCCACCGAGAGCAGGGCCGTGTTGCCGGTGCCGACGGTGGCGGCGGTGGCGGCGAGGTTGCTGTTGACCACTTCGCTGGCGGGTGGGCCGGATCCATCGAACAGGGGCATCAGGGGGCCACCACTTCGGTGATGCGGGCCGCTCCGTTGGCTGACGCCCAGATGCCGCGGAGGGCACCGGTGTAGCCGAACGGCACCTCGTAGTAGCCGGCTGCGTTGAGCTTGACGGTGTAGGCGGTATTGGATGCCGCGTTGGTGCCCAGAGACAGGTAGAGCACGGAAGTGGAGTCGTTGGCGACGGTGGCCCCACGCCGGTTGGCGTTGGCGGCCAGCAGCAGCGTGTCGGCGGCGGCGGATGCGACGGTGGCTGGCCCGTTCCCGGTGACGCTGCCGGACTGACTCGTGACGCTGAGGGCCCCGGCGGCGTCGATGCGGGACTTGCGCCAGGGGTAGGTGCCGTCGGACAGTTGCGTGGAGAGCCGGGAGATATCGAGCACGCTCATGCCGGAGACGGTGAAGACGCCGGTTCCGGTGACCGTGGCGCTGTTGAGTCGGTGCATCCGGAACGGCAGCATCTGGGTCACCTCGGCGGTGAAACAGGTGGCGACCGCGTTTTCGATGTCGTCGATGTAGAAGAAGACGACGTTTCCGCGGGCCTGCATGAAGTACAGGTGTGGCAGACCGTCGGCTGGCATGGTCAGCACGGTGGTGAAGACGCGCGTTCCGGTGTTGTAGACGCTGGCCCGTAGCGTCCCGCCGCCGTCGACCTCGAAGCCGACAGCGTCGGTGAGCGGGGCCGCGTAGGTGCCGACGTTGGCGGGCGCGGTGCCGAGACCCCAGAACCGGTGGGTGCCGGTTGCGACCGGCGTGGCCTCGAAGGTGATCATCCCGCCGAGGGCGATGGAGGTGTTGATCGGGATGATCGGCTGGCTGGCGACGGCGACGGTCGCGTTGGCGGTCGACGCCGGGTTGAGGCTGACGCTGCCCTGAGCCTGGGCGGCGGCGACGCTGCCGTAGGTGTTCCACCGGTTGACGGTGTCGAAGGTGCCGCCGTCGAAGATGTCGGTGAAGGCGATGGTCGGGTCGAGAACGACCTGTGCTGCGCCGAAGGCGTCGGTGGCGCTGAGTGCGACTTTGAGTTCGCCGAGGGCGGTGACGTCGGCGGTGTTGCCGGATACGCCCTTGAGGGCGTTGACAACGACCGGATTAATCGTCAGCGGGGAACTGCTGAGCGCGACCTTGAGTTCGCCGATCGCCGTAACGTCGACGGTGTTGCCTGATGGTCCTTTGAGCGCATTGACGGTGATCGGGTTGACGGTCAATGCGGAGTTGTTGACGGAGACTTTCAGTTCACCGGCTGACGTGACCGCCGCTGTGTCGACCGAGTTCCCGCTCTTGATCACAATGGACATGCAGGTGTTGCTCCTATCCCATCGCGTTGATCAGGTAGCGGCCCCACGTGTCGTGGGGTGCGTAGGCGACGATGTCGAAGCCGACGCCGGGCACCAGATTCGTCGAATACGCGGTGATCCCCTCGATAGCGGCATCGAGTGGATCGTGGTCGGCTGTCGGTGTGCCGGCAATCGAGCAGACAATCGTCGAGTTCGCGCTGACCCAGGACGCGGCGACGGTGACAGTGGCGATGTCACTCTCCCCGCCGTTCGCATGCCCGAAGTCGACGGTGGCCTGCGCCTTTCGGACGAGACCACCGTCGTCTTCTAATACGACCTTCTTGCCGTTGAATTGCGGCCAGGACGCGAATCGACGGAACGACATCAGCCCAGGACGACGACCCGCAGGCTGCCGGCCTGCATGGAGACGTCGGGGTAGACGGCGATGGTGTTCGCGGCGGTGGTCGCCCAGTCGAGGTCGATGACCCGGCTGTCGTCGGTCGTCTTGAAGGACACGGTGACATCGGTGGTGTCGAGGCCGTGGGTGATCGTGTAGGTGACTCCGGCGGAGATCGCGCCGAGGTCTCCGGCGTACTTGGTGACCGCGCCGAGGTTGGCGCGGGCGTCTAGGGCGGTGGTGGCACCGGTTCCACCGTTGGCGACCGAGACGGGCGCGTCGAGGGAGAAGGTGGTGCCGTTGATCAGCAGCCCGTTGCCGGCGGTGTAGGTCTGGCCGCCGATGGCGAAGATCCGCCAGTCCTGCGTCCAGCTGCCGGGCACGCCGCCGCTGGTCGTCTCCTGCATGTACTGGTAGTTCGCGCTGGTGCCCTCGGCGACGGCGACCACGGCACCGTCGACAATGTCGCCTGCGCTGTCGGCGTCATCGGCGAGCGTGGCGGCCGTCGAGGGGCCGTTCCAGACGTAGATGCCGTTCTGGGTGCCGTTGTTCTGGGCGCGGGCGAGGAACCGGTCGCCGGTGTTCATGGCGATGCCGTCGAGGTTCGCGCCGGGCGTGCTGATGTTGACGTTGCCCTGGGTGACGACCCGGACCGGGTCCTTGACGCTGATGCCGGCGCGCAGGTTGTCGGCGTAGGCCTTGTTGACGCCGTCGCCGGGGGCGACCGGGGCGGCGAGGTTGGTGAGCCGCACGCCGTTGACGTCGACGTTGTTGGTCGGGGCCGACAGCTGGTCCAGGCGCGAGGTGCGGACCTGGGTGTCGAAGTTCGAGATGGTGCTGGCCGGCTGGGTGCCGGTGTGGTTCGAGCGGGCCAGCGGGTCGACGGCCAGTTTGGACAGCTGAATTCCGGCTGTGCTGGAGATCAGGTTGTCGTTGATGAACCCGGCCGGGATGCTCGTTCCGTCAGAGTTGACCCACTTGGTGCCGTCCCACCACTTCACCTTCGCCGGGTTGGTGGACGTGTCGGTCCAGAACTGGCCGTATGCCGGGTCGGCCGGTGCAACCGCAGAGGCCTCGACCCGGAACTGCCGGACCGGGATCTGCATGAAATCCTGGGCACTGCCGTAACGCATTTACGGGCTCCTCACGCCTTAAGACGGGCAGTGCCCGCGATGGGCACACCAAACGTCACCACTACGGTGTTTCTATCGGGCATCGCAATGTCGCCACTGATTGCGAAGCCGTAAAGGTCGTAGAGGGAGACAACCGGGAAGACGTTGAGGTTGTGCACGATGTACCAGGTGGTCAGAGGCGACGAAAACTGCTGGTCGAAGATGGGCGCGAAGGGGCCTTGCGGGCCTTGTGCGCCTTGTGTGCCTTGGGGCCCGGAGGCTCCTTGCGGGCCGGCCGGGCCGGTAAGACCGGAGGTGACGATCTGTACGACATCAGTGGTGGGCTCTAGGACCATCACCAGTGCGCCTTCGTCGTCGCGGACCTCGACGACGCCGACAGATTCGGTGTAGGTGACTACCTCGGCGGTCACGGGACGACGATCTTTTGCTTCACGTCTACTACTACGGAGACGCGACCCCGCAGAAACCGCCTGACGAAGCCATCCGGTTCGATCAGGTCGAGGTTGTAGTAGGCGATCGGTGGGCTCAGCGCCGCCGTCTGGAACGGGGTCATCTCGATGATGATCTGCCCGATCGACGTGAGCGTGATGCCGGCGTTAGTGTCGGTGAGCTCGACATCGGCGGGGGCGAGTTGCTGTCCAACGAGCATCGTCGCGGCCCAGCCGGTGAAGTCGATGGCATTTGCGCCATCGGGTAGCCAGCGGAACTCACGTCGGTAGCTGGTGCCGCTGTAGACGACGATCTCGTAGTTGAGCGGCAGCGAGTTGTTCGCCATGGCGGCTCAGCTGTCACTGGCTAGAAAGAGGTCGATCGGGTTCGTTGTGGGTGTGATGGATAGCAGCACCTTGTCGGTGGCGGTGCGGTGGCACGGCGGGGTGAGGGCGACCAGGCGCAGAAGTTCGGCGTCGTTCAGGTCGAATCGCGTCGCGGCGAGCGTGTGTTCCGCCTTCTTGCCGGCGGACTTGGCGTGCGATGTGGCGCGGAGCTTTTCCCAGGCCGCGACCGCTTCGGCGGCTTTGGCTTGGGTGTCCTTGTCGACGCCCTTTCCGGTGGCCCATACCTTGACCCGAGAGACCGCGATGCTGATGGCCTCGGAGGTGGTTTTCCCGGTCTTCTTGATCGCCTTGGCTATACGGCAGATGTAGTCGGGCAGACCGCCCGAATCTTGGACCCAGTTAGAGCCGGGCGACTCGTCGAGCGAACAGCCGGCGAAGGCCAGGATGAGGTCCTGGTCTTCGCGGCCGAGTTCCACCGTGAGGGCCACCGACGACCCCTCTCAGATCTTGACGTTCTCGAAGGCGGCGGCCATGTTGACGAGGACGCTGCTGCGGGTCTTGGGGTCGTTGACCGAGGCGTTGACGGTGGAGATGATGAGCTGCTGGATCTCGCGGAGCAGAGCCTTGCGCTCCGTTCCGTTCATGACTTCGGTCTTGGTGAGCATCCGGTTGAATTCCTGCGTCATGGACAGCCAGAAGGTGTTGAAGTCCTTCTGCATCGCGGCGGTGTTGAATCCGCCGGATCCTTCTTTGCTGCGCAGGACGATGTAGTTGTAGGCGATGCGCTCGATGAGTAGTTGCTGCACCGTGTTCATGGGCAGGTCGGCAGCTTCTTGACGCATGCGGGCGACGAGAACCTCGTAGAGGGCGCGCAGGTTCTCGTCGGTGATCAGGTCCGGCAGGTAAAAGGCCCGATCGAGTGCGGCGAGGTCATCGGTGCGGCGTGCCATGTTGATTTGTATCGGTTGGATTATTGCCGAGCGCGAAGCCATCCGTGGGAGTACCAGAGGGGGGTGCCGGCCCGGTAGTGGGGGTGTCGGATGGTGGTGTAGGTGTATCCGAATTGCTCCAGCAGGGCGATGCAGCTGGAGTGCAGTTCGGAGGAGTGGAATTCGATGAGCAGGTCGGGTCGGTTGATGGCGAGGGTTCGGCGCGCGCCGAACAGGACACGCAGCTCATGCCCTTCGACGTCGATCTTGAGGAAGTCGGGGACTGGCAGGGAGCGCTCGGCGACGAGGGTGTCAACAGTGCGGCAGATGACGCGCCGGGTCAGCGCGCCGGGTCGATCGGGGTCCCATTCCATACCGCGGGTTCCGGCGGTGACCAGCTGCCCGGTGTCGATCTTGTCGGGGAGGGCGACGAGGTCGATGTGTTTGTCGTTGTCGGACAGGGCGATGGGCAGCCAGCTGACGTTTCCCTGGAAGGTGTCGAGGTAGGGCCAGCATTCTTCGGCCGGTTCGAAGGCGTAGACCTGTTCGAAGCGTTCGAGCATCAGCGGGAGGGTCTGGCCGCAGTTGGCCCCGACGTCCCAGCCGATGGTTCCGTGGAAGTCTTCCCAGAGGCCGGCCCAGATCTCCGGCGGGTCGATGGCGGCGGGTTTCATGAGTCGTTTGTCGTAGCGCGCAGTCGCTCGATCTCCTCGACCAAGGCCTGCATCACGGGTCGAAAGTCGCCACGGGGACAGGTGCAGGAGCTTGGCAAGGCAAGATCGCAGGGGGCGCAGAGTTGCAGCCACGGAAGTGCTCGCTCCAGAGGGTCGGCGTTGGGCGGCGTCACAGGGTTTCCCACGAGCCGACTTCACGCTTTTGGACGTCGAGATGAGCCAGCACGGCAGGAAGCTTGATTTCGATGGCGGCATAGAAGGCAAGCACAGACTCAAGCGCTCCCTCGTAGACCACCCAGTCACAGTCGATGAGGTGGATACAGACGGTGCCGTCGTCAGAGACGTGGCTCTCGTCGGGTCCGTCGAGGGCGCGGGCGAGGATGCGGTACTCGCGGGTCATGAGAATTTGCTCATGTCGGCGAGGCTGATCTGGTTGTTCGCGGTGGTGGTGGGGCGGGCGGTGGCCGGCGCGAAGATCTCGCTGAGCATGACGATGACCAGTTCGAGGCTGGAGCGGGCGTCGCCGAGGCGGATCTGGGTCTTCAGTGGCCATAGGACCTTGGTGAGGGCGGCGACGACGAGCGGGGTTTCGAGGGCGAGCGCAAGGTTTTGTCGGGCGGCCAGGGCAATGCCGCTTTTGTTGATTTCGCCGCCGCTGCGAAGAACGAGAACGTCGCGGAGGCAGCCGATGGCGTTGGCGGCGATGGTGTCGGCGTCGGCGACGCGGGTCAGGGCCTCGTCGAGTTTCGTGAATGCGCCTGGCAGGTCGCCGCTGGTGATGGCGTTGAGGATGGCCGGCGCGTGATCGGTGTGGCCGAGCAGGCGCTGGTATTGCTCGGCCGTGGTCATGCCGGTGTGGGCGACTTGGTCGAGCAGCATGATGGCATCGCGCATGGCTCCGTCGGCACGTTCGGCGAGCAGCTGCAGTAGACCGTGTTCGACGGGGTAGCCCTCGGCGTGGGCGATGTGGGCGAGCCGGCAGGTGATGTCGGCGACGGTCAGGCGCTGGAACGTGAACGGGATGCAGCGGCTGGCCACGGTGGACAGGATTTTTGCTGGCTCGGTCGTGAGCAGGATGAAGTGGGTGTGCGGCGGCGGCTCTTCCAGGGTCTTGAGCAGGGCGTTGAACGCGGCGGTGCTCATCGAGTGCGCTTCGTCGAGGATGACGATGCGGTGATCGCCGGCGTGCCGGTACATGACCTGCTGGCGCAGGGCGCGGATGTCGTCGACCAGGCCGTTGCTGGCCGCGTCGATCTCGACGACGTCCATGCTGGAGCCGTCGAAGACGGCTGTGCAGCTGGGGCAGGTGCCGCAGGGTTTGGTGTCGGCGTGGCAGTTGAGTGCGGCGGCCAGGATCCGGGCGGTTGTGGTTTTGCCGGTGCCGCGGCAGCCGTCGAACAACAGAGCGCTCGGGACTTTCCCGACTTTGATCATCTGTCGGAGGATGATTTGGACAGCGGGCTGGCCGACCAGGTCGTCGAAGGTCTTGGGACGCCAGGTCAGGGCGAGGGTTTGCACGGCGCTCACTCGGCGTTTTCGGCGTCGTTCGGGGCCTCGGCGCTGGCGTCCTGCTGCTCCTGGGCGGGGTGCGGGATGCTGCGGCCGGTGATGATGCAGCATTCGCCGTCCGCGGCGAGCAGCTCGGCCATGTCATCGCGGCGGATTTTGGCATCGCCGTTGACGCCCCAGGTGGGGCCCCAGCTGTTGTGCACGGTGTAGTAGCCGGCGTTGACATTGATCCCGGTGACCAGGATGCAGTGGCCGCCGGCCTTGCCGCCGGTCAGGCGCAGGAAGCCACCGGAGTTCGGGGTGAACATGCCCCGGTACCAGTCGATGCCGATGACCGCCGGGCCGAGGTGGCTGAGGCCGAGGGCCATCTCCGCCTCGGAGGTTCCCCACCGGTATTCGGTGTAGTAGCCGAGGCTGACGGCGGCCTTGATAGCGAACAGGACCGCTGTGCCGTCGTAGTGGGGGTTGGCCCCGGGATATGCGCCGCCGGGCCAGGGGTCGCCTTCTTGGGCCGGCCAGTAGATCTTCTCGCGGGCGAAGGCGGCGTCGAGGGCCGGTACGGGGACGGGGTTCCAGAGCAACTCGTTGGTGACACCGAAGCCGGTGCACGCTCCTTCTTGTCCTTGGTCGAGGACGGGCGTGCCGGCCGGGGCGTTCCAGTTCCTGGTCCACAGGGTCTGCTGCTGTGACTCGTCGAGGGCGGCGCGGATGCGGAAGTTCAGGGACTGCGGGTCGAAGGCGGGAATGCGGTCCAGGCGGACATCGGTGGTGCTAGTGCCGTCCTTGAGGGGGTACTGGGGCATCTGGGCGTCTCCCGATCGACAGCAGCGGCAGCGGCTGAGACGCCGCCAACGCATTCGTCATCGGTTGGGATGCGGCGCGGCGGACGTCCTCGGGAATCCCTACTGCGCAGTGCCCGTCGCGATTCATGGCGACGGTTTCCAAACGGGTGAATCCGAAGACGTAGCCGCACACATCGCACTCGAAGTAGGTGTGGTCACCGTCCTGTTCGGGTTCAGCGCGTCCCCTGCACCGGGGATCAGTGCAGGGGACGGTGTCGGCGCTAGTCGCCATCCGGGGAGGTTCCTGGATCAGTGGTGAGCAGGCCGAACACGTCGTCATCGGGGTCGAGCGGCTCGACGAGGTCGTCGACGTCGGTGTTGGACGGGTCCTGGCTGTCGCCGGGGGCGGTCTGTGTGGGCTGGTCGTCAGGCATGTGATTGTCCTTCGCTTTTAGGGCTGGCGGGCGAGTGCGGCGTTGGCCCAGAACATGACCTGTTCGAGGTTGGTGATCGCGAGGCTCATCTCACGGCCGTCGGGAACGACGTCGTTGCTGTCGGTCAACGGAATGTCGATGCCCTCGCCTCGGAAATCGGCGTCCGCCAGGAATTTGATACGTTCGGCGACTTCACCGTCTTGGCGGATTTCGATGACAATGGATTCGATGTCGGTCAAGGAGTCCTCAGCGTTCGAGTATGGAAGAAGTCGTTGAGATCTTCTTCGGTGGCCATGATCAGCCGGGCGTAGCGGCTGGTGAAGTGGTCGTTGAGTTTGAAGCTGTACTCGTCCGGAGTGGTCCTAAGCATCCGGTTCCATCGGTACGCGGCCCACAGGAGCTCGATGCCGATCTTCCGGTAGCCGCGATCGCGGAGTTGTCGGGCCATGGCGACCAGTTCGGTGTAGACACCGGGGTTGGCTTCGTGGAAGTCGCGGAAGCGTTGGTCAATGCTGCGTTGAGTGACCAGCGGGGCGGTCACGGCGTCGCCGCATTCAAGGCTCGGACAACGTCCACATACATCTCTTCGAACTGGAACCCGACATAGCCGCGATAGCGAATATCTGAGAAATATTCGATAGGAACCAGTTGTCGATTTTGATAAAGCTGGCCATCCTCGCCGTGACCGGGCTGGAAGACGCGGATGGTGATATCAGCGTATGGTTGACCACCCCTGCCTCTCGCAGCAGCGCTCATCAAAACTCTCCCCTACTTCTTGTTCAGCTGCGGTACGTCCACCGGAAGGGGTTGGTCGGCCCACACATAATTCAAATCGGTAGTGACCATGGCACCCTCTGTCGTGAAGAAGAAGATGCCGGATTCGTTTTGGCCGTATGAGCCGTCATCGCCCGGCGCGTTGACAACAGCCTGGCCGTAGGAGCCGTGATCTAGCTCCAGTTGGTCCGTGGTCATCTGCGATTGAGTCGAGCTGACTTTGCCCTTGACCGTGTAATACCCGATGATCCGGCCAAACGACATCAGATAGATGTAGCCGATCGCGTCCGGCTTGTTGGTGCGCAGGAGCCGCTCCCGCAGGTTGCGCCGTTCCAGGGAGTCGCGGAGTTGATCGGCCGGATACGGGACCGCGGCGGCCTGCTGTGCGTATGCCTGCTCAGTTTGCTTTTGACCCGTGGCCTGGGCTCCCTTCTGGTCGTCACACGCCCCTGCTGTCGTGGTCAGGCCGACGGTCACGGCTGCGAGGAGCACGAGGACGACGCGACGACGAGTTCTCATTTAGTGCTCTCCTTGCAATCGAAGGAGGGATCGCTCACGTCGATCTGGTAGGGCAGGCTCTGATCACGCCACTTCGACTGCGTCACCTTGTTCGCGTCCGCGTTGTATTGGTTCCGGGCGTCAAGGCACTGCTTCACCAGACCGGAGTAGTTGGTCGAAAAGACCCTGTCGCCTGGGTTCTCCCGTTTGTCCGCAGCAGCCTGATCGAGCTGCTGGTCATATGCCTTGATCTCGTTGTAAAGGGCCTCGAAGTGCTCCTGGGCGTTGGTTCGGTTGGTTCCGGAGTTCACCTGTCGGGTCTGGTCTCCCCTGCCCCGGGCATCCGAGGTGATGACTTTGATGGCCCAGACGGCGGCCACAATCAGGCCAATCGCGAGGATCACAACAACGATCCAGGCGACGAGGGAGGGGCCAACACGTCGGCCCGCATAGTTGGCGTCGCGAATGTCCTTGCCGAGCCGCTCACGATCCATTGGTCAAGTCCTCACATTCGTCCGCGCAGCGCGGGCAGAGTTCCGGGCTGTACGGCTTGTCGAGCAGGGTGATCGGAATCCCGAGCCCGCAGCTGCGGCAGTTGGGGCGCAGGAAGTCGTTCTGCTGGCGATCGGTGGCGACGAAGACGTCGACGCGGTTGGCGACGTGTTTGGCGTAGGGCAGCCAGGATTGCTTGCCCATGAGGGCGGCGGCGATGTTGTACGGATTGGGGCGGCCGTGCACGAGCATCCGGAGAATGAGCCGGTGGCCGTCGGGTTTTAGCCAGAGGTCGGTGACGTAGTCCTTGGCGTTGACGATCTCGCTAGCCGGCGCGAAGTAGCCGCCCTCGACCTTGAGTCGCATGTCGATGGAGTCTTGGCTGGCCCACCACTGAAGGCGTTGCTGCGCTGTGTCGAGGTCGGTGTCGATCTCGACGTCGAAGAAGGTGAGGTCGACGTCGGAGCGGATGGTGACCGCGTCGACGGGATGCCGTTGCCACTCGGCAATGTGCATGCGACCTTCGAGGAACTGGTCTATGTTGCGGACGTAGGCGACGATCTGGGTGTCGGTCATGGCCCGGGTGAAGGCGAACTCGACGTAGTCGATGCCGGCCGTCCAGTCCCGGTATTTGACTTCGTCGCTGGCGAAGCGGATCGACCGTTTCGCGATGCCGTGGTCGAGACCGAGGCGGGTCTGTGCGCGGAAGCAGGCACGGCGGAACAGGAATCGCCAGTGGTCGTTTCCGACGAAACGGTAGGTCGCTGGTTTGCTGATCTTGGCCCGGACCCGGACGACCTGTGACCGCTGGTCTACGCTGTTGATGGCGGCGAGGTCGATGTCCGCGTCGGTGGCTCGGATGTAACCGGCGCGGTGTTTGAGGTCGGTGTAGTCGCAGGCTCCGCAGGTCTTTCCTTGGCACCTCTCATCGCAGCGGGCGATCCACTCTGATCCGTGGTAGGTGCTGTCGAAGTTCAAATCGTAGGAGTGGCTGTCGGTGACTTCGGCGAATTCGCGCATCTGCACGTAGGTGGACCAGAGCAGCTCCGTGCTGACGCCAGTGTCGATGAATTCCCAACCGAAGATGTCGTGTTTGAGGCGTTCGTCGAAACAGTCGGCGTATCCGTTATCGAAACCCCAGATACGCAGCTTCTTCTCGATGGTTTCTTTGAATGTGCGAGGCACGCCGCCCCAGCATGCCTGATCGACGTCCAGCATGGCATCCAAGAGGGCTTCTCCGACGTCCCGGCTCGCGCGTTGGCAGAGCTGGAAAAAGGCCAGCTTGTCCTCTGCGGCCTTGGCTCCAAGCTTGAAGTCGATTTTCAGGTCACGAAATTCCTCCCAGACGTCGCCGAGGATCCGGTTGGCTGGCTGAGGCGCGAACCACTGAAGTGGAGTGTTTGCCTCAATGAGCAGTGGTGTCCAGGAGAACTGGATTCGAACATTCGACTGCCCCATGGAATCGCGGATGTCAGCGAGATCTTTAGCGAGCTTGAGGATTCTGTAGACGTCGCCTTCGTCTTCGCCAGGGAGGTTCGTGATCATGTAAAGCTTGAACTTTCGAATCCCCGCTCGGATGCCACGGGTGACAGCCTCTTTGACCTCTGAATCGCTGGTGCCTTTGCCGAGCAAGTCTCGCATTCGTTGACTTGATCCTTCGACACCAAGACTCACCGAATCCATTCCACCGTGAACCTGGAGAAGAATGAAGGTGTTGTCCGCGGTAAAGTCGTCGACCCGCATGCTAGGAGCATCGACTTCATCCGAGACCTTTTCGAGTAACTCGGTGACTAGTCGTCGCCGTTCGGTATACATGGGAAGGTCGGGGCTGAATGGTGCTATCCGGGTGGAGCCCATGTTGTCCTGCATATTCTTGGCGTAGTCGACGAGGTAGTCGACGGTTCGCTGTCGATACGGTTTCTGCCGGTAGGATAGAGCGCACATCGAACACCAGGCTGGGCAGCCACGGGCGACCTCGATATCCCCCGTGCCCATCGACGAGTCCGCGAACAGCAGGGGTGGATTGTCCAGAGGAGCGATGGCGTTGAGGTCTTTGACGTGGCGCTTGCGAAACGGCATGCGCATGCCGTCGATGTCGCTGGTGTAGCCGGTGACCTGTTTGGACGCATGCGGTCCAACGCCGACATGGGCCCGATCCTCGTAACCGTAAGATACCTTTACGAATCTTGGGAAATAGAGGAAGTTGAACTCTCGGGCGAGATCGGCGTAGCAACCGATTCGATCTGTTGTCCAGCGGCCAAGAGCTTTGAAAGCGCCGATGCGAGCCGTGACGCAGCCGATCCCAGGGTTGCCCGGCTCATCTTCGCACTCGCCAAGGAACCAGCAATCGACAACCGGCGCGAGGACCTCAGGGGCTCCATAGGAAAGCCCTCCGACCATGACCATCGGGCTGCTGTTGGCATCGCGTTCTTTCCAGCGGGCGGGGATGCCGGACATGGTGAGCATCTTGATGAACGACATGCTCAGGACCGGGTACGAGATCGAGGTGGCGATGACGTCGAAGTCGGTTGTCGGGTGTTTGCTCTCGATACCGAAGACGGGGATGTCGTTCTTCTCCAGCATCCGCAGATCCGCGGGGGTTGCTGGCAGGTAGAAGCGGTCGCAGAGGAAGGCGGGGTTCACGTCGTGGATCGCTTTGTAGACGGCGGGGATGGATTGGTTCCCGGCGGCGGCCTCGTAGGGCCAGGAGGCCATGAGGCACCAGCGCACGGTAGCGGTGTCCCAGTCCCGGCGGACCGCGTTCGGCTCGGTTCCAAAGTACTGGACGGCCAGATCTAGCCGGTGCGCATTGGCGTCGAGCCAGGCCTGGATGCGGGCCGGCGTCATGTGTCCACAGCCCGTTACTGCCAGGTCCAGCGCATGAGGCTGTCGGAGGGGTTGCCGGACTTCGCGGCGACGAATTTGTTGAGCCGGCGGACATCCCAGATGCCGTCGAGCGGCCACTGGCGTAACTCGTCGAGGGCGCTGTTGGCGATGACGGCGTTGGTGTACGGGCCCCAGATGCCCTTGATGTCGGTCTCGGTGTCGTCGGTGAACAGGACCAGAACGTGAAAGTCAGGGGCGGGCGGGGGTGTGTCGAAGATGGCCGCGATGCCGGGGTGTCCGAAGGTCGTCACGGCTTCTCTACCGGCAAGCCGCCGCGGCATTCCTCTTTGTCACTCGAACGGGATATACCCCGGGCCGTCAAGTGAATGACGGTAGCCGGGGCACCCCTGAGTGACGCGGCACTGCCGCGTTTTAACAACGCCGACCCCTTGGTGCAGGGCCCGACAGGGTGCGTCGCGCGCCTTGTCTGGGTCGAGGTTAGAACGAGACGGTGATCGTTTCCAGGAGGTCCCCCGAAAGATTCTCATCCCCGGCTTACCTTGGTAACGCCGTCGATGAGCCGGAGCCGGTAGACGATGTCGGCTGCCTCCAGGAAGGACTCGTCGTGGGTGACCAGGACGATCTGCACGCCGGTCTTGGTCACCAGGTCCTTGAGGAATTCGATGAGCCGCGGGAGGTAGTCGGCGCTGACGTGGGCGAAAGTCTCGTCGAGGAACAACACGGTGTCCTGACGTTGCCGCGACAGCAGGAGGATGACCAGGCGCAGCAGGAAGCCGACGGTGGCGGCCAGGCCTCCCCCGCGGGCGGTCATCACGTCGGTCTCGACGACGGAGCCGTCACCGAGGACGGAGCGCACGACGAAGTCGACGACGGGAGTCTTGGCGCGCACGCCGGGAACGAGATGGAAGGTCAGGCCGTCGTCGAAGATGGTCTGCAGGCCCTGGGTGACGAGCGTTTCGATCTGCCGCTGGGCCTTTTCCTGGCGCTCCTCGCCGATGGCGGTCAGCACGTAGGCGGCCTTCTCGTGCAGGTCGACGACCTGGTTGAGGCCGGCGATCTCGGTGAGGATGGCCTTGCCGCGGGCGGCTAGGGCGAACGCTTCGCCGCGTTGCCGGTCGAGAGTGCGGCGGGTGCGGGCGAGCCGGGTGTCAAGGTCGATCATTCGAATTCGTCCCCCCATCGCTTCTCGATGAGCTTGGGCAACTCGGAAGGGGGGGCGAAGATCCGGATTACATCCTCGGGAGCGCGATACTGCGGATCGACGTCGTCAACGCGAAAGATCTGCCCGGCGGCACGGTTGCAGTCGGACCAGGCACTGACAGCGTCCGATAGGCCGTAATGATCAGCGCCAAAGACTTCGACCGCCACGAGGGTAAGGGGCACGAGGGCCTCTTCTCGGCCCCCTGCGGCTTCGCCAAGCTTGTCGCTAAGCTGCTTCATTGCCTCGACCTTGTTCAGGATTTCTGAGCGATGCTCACCGCATGCTGCAACAGTTCCTGACGGCAGGTGGGTAATCCGAACTAGGCATTGGTCACCTCGCAGCCCTGCACGAAACACGTCGACTCGGAGGTCATCGGCGTTCACTGGCCGAGCCAATCTGCGTTCATCTGGTTCACGACGCCGACACTCCCGGTGGTGGGGTGCCTAAGGAGGAGCGGGGTGCGGCGGGTTTTGGTGTCATCCCCAAGTTTGAATCTGCAGGTCGTATCGCCGTAGGTGTTGATCATGTCGGTCAGGTACCGGTGGTTGACCATGACGGTGCGGGAGTTGCCGGAGAAGACAGCGTCAATGGTTTCGCTAGCCGTATTCTTGAACTTGTCTCTCGCGGCGACGATCAGCGTGTTGTTTTCCAGGGTCAGGGCGATTGCAGAGGATTCGACGTCGGCGTTGATGCGGATGCGGCGGATGGCGTCGAGCAGTTCGGCGCGGTCGCATTCGAGGGTGTGCCTGTTTTCCAGCGCGGGCCGCAGCATGGTTGATTCCATGTCCGGGAATTGAGCGTAGAACTTGCTGACGATGTAGACATCGGAGCCGAATCGGAAGATGCACTTGTCTTGTGACTGGCCGACGTCGATTGTGTCGAGATCCGTGATTTTGATGAGGCGCAGGAGGTCGTCGACGGCGCTGATCGGGATGCGAAGGTTGATCGGGAAATCGCTGATTCGGGTCTGCTGGAAGCGTGGGCCGTCGCAGGCGGTCAGTTTTCCGTCGCGGATGTCGATGATGTTGAGGTTCGCGCGGGAGGGGTCGCGGCTGGCTGCGTAGCGGACGGCGATGATCGCGGCGGCGAAGACTTTCCGGTCGACGGAGGTGAACTCGGCTTCTGTGATGGCCGGCATGGGCGGGTAGTCGTCGCCGCCCTGCAACTGCAGCGTCCACGATGCTCGGCCGATCTGGATTCGCGCGGTGGTGCCCTTGACATTGATGCTGACCAGGGCATCTTCGGCGGTCTTGACGATGTCGAGGAGCTTCTTGGCGGGGAACACCGCAACGCCGGGCTGGCTGACCGACACCATGGGGGTGGAGGCGATCAGGCTCATTTCCACATCGCTGGCGATGACCCGGAGCCGTTGCGGATCGAGCTGAAACTGGAAGCATTTGAGCACCGGCATAACGTCGCGGGTCGGTACGACGGTGATTGCCTTTTCCAGCAGGACCTGGAGGACGAATTTCTTGATCTCGAACGCCATCACCCAGCGGACTTCGGGCTCGGCAACGTCCTGGATGTCGTCGGCCATGATGGCGGCGAGCAAGTCAGTCGCATTCGTCATGCCTAGATTCCGATCTGGTCGAGTTTTGCGGAGATGTCGGCGACTGTGGCCTCCAACTCGCGGCGCAGATCGGTGAGCCTGGCCGCTGCTTCCTCGATGGTGCTGACGTCATAGTCGCGGTGCAGTTCAGCGTGGGCGTTGTCGTAGGCAGCCTGGGCGGCGTCGCGTGCTCCTTCGGCGCGGCTGCGCTCCCGCTGGGCGGTGGCGAGGCGCTGCTGAAGGGCGACGACGTCTTCTGCGAGGGTCACTAGGAGTCTCTCTCTGCAGGAAGCCCCCAGCCGGGACACGGGGGCTGGGGCCATTGGTATTCGACGGCGTGGACGGTGTCGTCCACGAAGACGTCGCGCTGGCGGTGGAATACGACGGTTCCGTTGCGGACACGGAAGTCGCGGCTGCAGAACCGGCAGGTTCCCCGCGGTTTCTCTGTCATGCCCTCCTCCGACCAGGTTCGGCCCAGCCGTTCGGTGGACTGAGGAGCACCCACAACCAGCACTCGCCTGTGGTGGTGCTCATCGTCGGTATTTCCAGGCGCTCAGGGGAACCGTCGTCATCGGTCACTACTTCAGCGCTCAGGCCGAGCAGGTACACACGCTGCTGCTGGGTCCCATCTGGCCACCAGCGGGCAACGTCGTCATCTGTCAGAGGTCGACGCACACCGCGGCGCATGCTCCACGGCCACCGTTGCCACGGCCCCGGCGCTCCCAGACAGGCGGTGCAACCGCAAGGCTTCTCGGTCATACCGTTTCTCCGGCGGCGGCGGAACGAAGGCCGGTGGCGAGCTCGCCGAAGGCGTCGATGCTGGGCTGCTGGAATCGGCTGCAGGCGTGCCGGACGTCGCAGAAGTGGCAGGTGGCGGTGTTGTCCGTGCACTGGCGGGTGCCGGCCCAGACGTCCTGGGCGTATCGCTCGATGCGCGCCAGCAGATCCCAGCGAGCGGTGTCGGTGACTTCGAACGCGAGGATCTGTTCGGCACACATCGGCTGGATGAGGCCGACGAAGCGGGTCTTTGTTCCGCTCGCGGCCCACACAGCGATGTCGTAGAACGTGAGCTGAGCTATCACCTTTCGCCAGTATTGGTCGTCGGCGGTGCCCTTGAGGTCCCAGACGACCGGACCGCCGTTGTCAACGAGCAGGTCCATCTCGCCAGTGAGCAGGATGTCTCGGGGCAGGCCGTTACGGTCGGCGACGGACAGCGGCACCTTGAACCACTTGCCGTGCTCGTAGGGGTACGGGAGAACGTGAGCTTCGAGAATGGGTTCGAGGCGGTCGACCAACTCGACACAGAAGTCGCGGACCCGGTCTCGGTCGACGGCGTCGCGCCAGCGAACCATGTTTCCCTTTCCGCGCTCGGCGTTCTCCATTTCGTCCATTGCCACGGTGACGAGCCTTCGACTTCCCGCGCCGCGCATGATCGGGTTGTCCAACCAGTCGCGCATGACCCGGTCGACAACCATCCCGGCGAAGAAATTGCGAATATTGGTCACTTTGGACCGCTTACCGTCGCGCTGGAGGAAGCTCTTCTCCTTACATTCCTCCCAGGTCCTAATCGCAGACCAGCTGACCCGAATCGGCTTAGTCATCGCGAGCCGCCCGATTGCCGGGCCACTGCCCGGCGACGTTTCCGGGACGGCGGATGTCGGAGGGGCAGGCGATCAACTCGTAGGCGGTGAAGGTGCCGTCGCTCACGATCACCGGCTGGTGGCCGGTAAAGCAGATGCCCCACAACTGGCGCAGGGCTTGCCATTCCGGCTGGGCGTCACAGAACTTGCACTCGCCGGGAGCATGCAAGATCGCCGGATCGCAATGCGGCGCGGTCATCTCGTCGAGAGTCATACCGATTCCAGGAGCTTCTCGATCACGGCGACCAGGGCCAGATCCTGTTGGGTCTCGCGCACATGGGCCAGCACAGTGTCCGTACTGGACATGTCCAGCCGCGTGGCCTGGACGGAATCGAGGAAGTGGCTCAGGTTGAGCCTGGCGGCTTTGGCCGCAGTGGCCTCCTGGAGGCGGAAGACTTCGCTGGCGGATTTGGCGTTGAGCTCCTGATGGGTAATCTCGCCGGTCTGGGAGTTCCAGATCGCCACGGCCGGCACGCGAGTGAGGTTGTGCTCGTGCAAGCTGCCGCGAGACAGAGCGCCGCAGTTGGAGAAGGTGACCCCGTCGACCTGGTAGATGCCGTGCGGCTCGTGGACGTGGCCGTAGTGGACCGTGCCGCGGCTCCCCATCGCCTTCGCCCACAGCCTGGCTGGGAAGTTCTCGAACTTCAACTCCTGGCCCGGCGGGTAGAGCGGAGCATGGGTGACCACCAGTCGGTGGGGGTCGGGGGTTTGATCGTCGCGGTAGCCGGCAAGGGCATCGGTGACGTTGGCGTCGTCGAAGGTCATCAGCCAGGGCACCCCGTAGACGGGGCTGCCGTCGGCGTCCTCCATCCACCCATCGAGTAGTTCGATCGCGCCCGAGGCGCAGGCGACGCCGAGGGGTTGGGTCTCGCGGAGCGAGGCGAGGCGGTCGTGGGAAAGATCATGGTTTCCGGCAACTGCATAGATGGGTACCAACGCCTGCCGAGCCCAGTCGATCAACCTCAGAACCGTGCCGTGACTCGTTCGCGACGGTGTCTTGTGATGGAAGATGTCACCCGCAAGGATGACGCTCCCGTCACGCGATCGGGCGAGTTCCGCAGCCTGCTCCAGGAGGTCGAACAGGTCGTCGAGGTACGTGTCTGTGCAGCTAGCGGGGGCGCGATCGCTCAGATGAGCGTCATTGATCAGTACGTACTCACTCACGCTGCCTATACCGGCGGCGGAGGGGCTGGTTACGCTTGCCGCTCGCAAATACCCCGGTAGGAGCCATGCCCGATAACTACGTGTTCCCCGCCCACAAGATCCCCAACTCCACCCGTGACATCAGCGCCGACGTGCTCGACGCGAACGGGCGGATGCGAGTGCTTCCAGCGAGCTTCTGGGCGGCAACGACCCGCTATGAGCGGGCCAAGTTCGGCCACCTGAACGGGATCTACAGCTTCCCGACGATCGAGTTGGTGGAGCTCCTCAGGGATCGGATCGCTGGTCGGAAGGCTATCGAGATCGGCGCAGGTCACGGCGTGCTCGCCGAGGCGCTCGGCATCCCGGCGACCGACAGCAAGCAGCAGGAACAGCCGAAGTACGCGGCAATATACAAGGCCGTCAACCAGCCAACAATTCGCTATGGCGACAACGTGATCGAGATGCCGGCCAGCCGAGCCGTCCGCATACACCGGCCGGAGGTGGTCATCGGCTGCTGGGTCACCTACAAGTGGCGTAGGGACCGGCACCTGGCTGGCGGGAACGAGAAGGGGATCGACGAGGAAGAGGTGCTAAGGGGCTGTCAGGAATACATCTTCATTGGCAACGAGAAGGCGCACCAGGCCAAACCGATCCTGCAGCTTGAACACACCACCGAGTACCCCACGTTCGTGTACTCCCGCAGCCATCACGAAGCCCGGGAGTTCATCGCGACCTGGAGGGGCTCCGGACGTTGAGCAGGCCATGAAGCCCAAAAAGGGACACCCCTGCTCAGCCTGGTGCGAGGAGCAGCTGAAAAGCATTGTCGAAAATCTGCGGCTCCGGGGTGAAGTCGACGACGATTTCCAGGTCGAGTTCATCGCCCTCCGCGGGTGGTTGGTGTTCATCCCGAAGGGGACCTACACGCTCAAGTGTCGCCACGGTCGCGAGTGGATGCTCCGCGAAGTCGAAGGTCCTGTTCCGGGGTGAGTTCCTGGTCGAGGGGGTAGGGCAGCTTCGACGGGTCGTTCTGGGCAATCGTCAACAGGCTGGCCATGTAGGCTCGGGCCTCCGTGAAGTCGGTGTGTACCGTGCCGTCCTGGAAGACGATCCGGGCCGTTCCCGGTGTCGGCTTGGAGATATAGCCGAACGCCTCACGGCCGGTGACCTGCTGAAACTCCAGCTCCATGGCCTTGATCTCGGCGATGAGCCGATCTTCGCTGTTCATGCCGACATGATGGCCCACGGCTCTCGACGGGTCGAGTCAAACACCTGATAGGCGGGGTTATCAGTTGCGGGGCTGTCGCGCAGGCCCGGACGCTGCATAGACTCGCCCTCCGGCACGCGACGGGAAGGGTGGCCCTGGCATGGCTAGTTCGGTGGAGGAGCGATTTGTGTCCTTGGAGGCGGCCCAGTTCCGGCTGGAGCGCGACGCCGCAGTAGCCGACTCGGCGCGAGCAGAAGCGGCAAAACACCTGGCAGGCCGGGTCGAGCACCTCACCAACGCGGTCAGCACCTTGTCCGAGGACGCGCGAGCGTTCCGGCACGAGACGAACGAGCGGTTCGATGCCGTCGATACGCGGCTGGGATCGCTAGAACGGGGACAGGGGGAGCACTCGGCGATGCTCCAGGCGCTGCTCACCCACTTCAAGATCGAGCCGCCGACAGCTAGCTAGCTAGCCAAACAGAGGCCGTAGTTCTGGCCCCGCTTGCGGACCTGCCACCGAGCCGAGACGATCCCGCGTTCGATCCGCTCGGCATGCTGGAGAAGGTCCGTCAGGTCGGCGACGAACATCGGAAACGACCGCAGGTCTGCGGCGTCAACCGGACGCCAGATGACGTACTTCGCGGAACGACCTGACACCACGCGATCGAGACGCAAGGTGGCATGGAAGGGATCATTGGGCAGCCAGACCACTGCCGTGTAAGGCGATGCCCAGTGCTGGAGGCTACCGATGGCGGTGAACGGGGCGGACGTCAGCGAGTTCGTCTTCGGCGGCATCTACAGCGCCTCCCCGCAGACTTCGAGACCGTCTGCGGGCCACAGGAACCAGGAGAAGTCGCTACCGTCAGGGCGAGGACCGAGCACACCCAGGATGGCGACTTCTCCGCCGTGGTCGCAGTAGGAGACGTAGGAGCACCTGACCTGAGCCTCGTACCCGAGCCAACAGTCCTTCTCGGCTCCCCCGACGATCCTGACGATCTGACCCGGCTGGAAGGTGAACTGGGACTGGTCGGGGTCAGCCATGGATCTCCTGTCCGCAGGTCGGGCAGATCCCGGCCTGCTCCAAAGTGAGCTGGAGTTCCCGCTCCACGGTGACGGCGGCTGCGGTGAGCGCGAAAGCGTCGCTGCGGGCACGCTCGAACCGTGCCTGTTTGGCGGCAAGACCGCGCAGCCTGCCGTCCAGGTCCAGGAAGCGGGTCAGCGCGGCGTCGAGTGGTCCGCCGTCTGGCACCTGCGGAAGGGTGGCCTTGTCGATCGCCCGTTGCGCAATCCGGACCGTGCGCAACGCGGTGTCCAAGCGGCCGGCCTGGGATTCAAGCTCCTTGCGCCGGCCAGCGAGTTTCTCGACCTGGTCCAGTAGTGCCAGGCGCTCGCTGAGGCCCGAAAAGGCGGCCAGGGACCCCTTGATGTCCTCCAGGTCGGCCTTGCGTGTCTTGAGCGTGCTGGCGGCGTTGGCGCGGATCCGGTTGCCTGCTCGGACCGCCTCGAAGACCCGGGTGACGTTGGTGAGCTCGGCGAGCTCTCGGGCGATCGTCGCGCCGGACTCATCGAGCAGGTAGGGCTTGTCGAACTGGCTGGCGAAGTTGATGCTGCCGCGGTCGGTGACCGGGTCGATCCGCAGGGCCTTGGTGACGAGTTCGGGGACCTCTCCAGCGAGCTTGGTGAAGGTCAGATTGGTGCCGGCGGCATCACAGAGCTTGTAGGCCCCGGACCGATCGGAGCGTTCGAGGGTGATCGTGTGGGTGTCGGTGTACCCAGTGATCGCCATCTGCTTCTGACCGCGGGTAATGACCCCGGAGCCGCGGACGTTGCTGGCCAGCGCGCGAAAGGCCCGAATCAGCGCGGATTTCCCGGAGCTAGAGGGTCCGACGATGACGGTGAACGCGCCGAGATCGAGCTCCACCCGCCGGAGGCTCTGGAAATTGCTGATCTCGATCCGATTGAAACTCACAGCACGGGCCCCTCGGGGCGATCCAGAGGGCACGTCTGCCGTTCGACGCTCATCTCGCGTACCGCCACATCATCGCGCTGTAGGAGTCCGGGAGATCAGGCCAATCAAGATCCGGCTCGTCGACCTTCATGTTGGCCACGTAGGTCAACAAGCGAACGAGCTTCCAGGTCAGGTCGCTGTTCTCCCGCTTCAGCCGCTCCACCTCAGCAGCAAGGTGAACCTTGCTCTCACTCACGGTTGCTCCTTCGGCCTCTCGCTCCTGCACGGCCTCTATACGTCTGCAGGCCGCCGCGAGTCCGGGGCGGCACACTCGTAGGTGAATCCCTCGCCAAGCAAGACCGCCAGGTGATGGCGCTCCCAGAGGACATCCACCACGTCACGGCCCTGCGCTCGGAGGACGGCGATCCGGGCCTTCATGTCGGCAGTGGCCACCTCACCGCGGCCCGACTGATCGCTCATGGCCCGTACAAACGGACGAAGTCTGCCCCGACGTGCGACTAGAGCAGACTTCGTCTGGGCAGGAGGACTATCCCTTATAGGCGTTCGGGAAAGCGTGCGCAGGGGCGGCATCAAGCGAATGAGGGGTAACCGCGACTTCCGCGCGCAACGCGCCGAAGGCGTCCATCCGCAGCGACCAGGTCACCCGGCCAACGAACGTCGAAACCAGCACCGAGCCGTCAGGGTCCGCCCGATCGACGTACCGGATCTCGACCTTGCCCTGATCCGGCGAGTCCGGGATCGTCAGCGACTTCAACTGCATCATGCCAGCGCTGCGATCCACGTCGAGACGATCAGGCCGCTCGCGATGCCGATGATCTTCCGCCGGTCCATCACCTCCGGGAGATCGTCGTTCCGCGCGGCCCAGATCGACCCCAGATACAAGACGGTGACGGCCCCCGCCGCGCTGTACTTCAGAGCCTTCCGCGACTTGCTCACCCAGCTTCTCCCTCACAACGACCATTTTGATGTATTCGAGAGCCCGGCGGACCCGGACCAGCGCCCGATGGGCGCGCCACAACCGGAGCGGAGGCAGCGATGCCCGGACACTCACGAATGCGTTCCCAGGGAGGAGGGGTGGTCCAGACGCACCCACCTGCGTCGCCCCACAAGACCACCCCTCAACTCCCTCAATGGACGCTGCTCCGTCCACCGGGATTATGTGCCGCCTGCGTCAATAGGACGGCTTGGCTTTCCGGCGGGACTACCTTCCACACGCATACCTGGGGAGGAAACACTGCGCTGGAGGAAGCCGGAATGCACAGGCCGGGCGGCGCGGCCCGCTTTTGTGTCGCCTGGCGCTTAGCGCCTTGGCCCGGTCACCCGGACGTCAGGATGGACGACGCACCCAACACACCCCCCGACAGGGCAGTGGCGGAGGCCGGACTTGAACCGGCGACCTCTGGATTATGAGTCCAGCGAGCTACCTGCTGCTCCACTCCGCTTTGAGACGGGGAAAGGCGATCAGGCTGGCGGACCCGATCGCACCTCCCCGCTCAGTCAGTGTAACTGCGGTGGGCATGTCGGGGTAACGGGTGATTCAAGAAAGAAAAGAAGATCCCCATCGCGAGCACCCATAGCCCTGTCCCGAGAAACCAGAACGACCACATCGTCCGTCGGTTCGCCGAGAACAACCAGGACGCCAGCCCGAAGGCGTTGAACACCATCCCGCCGAGCAACAACGCGCTGACCGCGGCAAGAGCGAGATCGAAGCGGCGCTGCGACGCCGTCACGAACCTGCCAACCGCTGCACCGATCCGCCTGACGCCGCGCCCGTGCTCGATCCGTGCTCGATGACTTCGAACAATCCGACCCGAGGTCTCCGGATCGTCCAGGCCAGAGATGACCGAGCCGTCGGTTCGATAGAACTGACGACCCTGTGGCTCCGCGGGAGCAAGAAAACGTTGGGTGCTCAGGACAGACCCCTATCCAGCGATCCAGGCTCAATGACTAATGCGCGCGAGAAGTGGCGTACGCCGGTTTGTTTCGTGGCCACGAGCTCGGCTGTCCGAGGATCTCCCTCGACACCATGCCCGACGTACGCACTACACCCGGGGCGACCGGGCGATGAAGAACGCAGGGGCTTTGTTTCGTAGCCACCAGCGGGGTCGTCCAAGGATCTCCCTCGGCACCATTCGCCCCTGCGTCCGTCTGTGAGTGGCCGGCTTTGTTTCGTGCGCCTATCAAACGGACGAGCCGGAGGTCTCCTCCGGCACCATGCGCCGGCCACACCCACCTAACGGCGCACAGTTGCGAAGGTAACGGCCGGACTTCGCGTCCGGCCCATCATTCTCAGCAGGCCAGAGGATTGAACCCATGCCTGCTTTCAGCGTGTTGTTCGAGATTGTCAACCCGGTCAGTCACCCCGAGCACTACTGCCCAAACTGCGGCGAGCACCCCATCCGCGAGGCCCAGGACGTGCCCGAGCAGGACTGGACCGCGGTGGCCGCTCGCCACGGATGCGAGGCTGACGCCTTCGACCACTTCCAGGGTCTGGTCTCGCTGATCCAGGAGCGCGAGCTCATCCGCAACGTGTCGATTGAGCCCGCCCGCGACGCGGACGTGCAGGAGCCGCCTCAGGACTCGCCGGCAGAAGCCGTCCGCGAGTAGACGGCGAGGTCGCCTTCAGCCCTCAACTCGCGCTGCAGACGCCGCCGAACCCGGCGCGGGTGCGAGCCGCGGTCCGGGCAGTCCAGGCCGGGTTCGGCGTTGCAGATCCAGCACCAGGGCCGCTTGTACCTCCCCGGCATCCGGGTAATCCCTGCCGACGCCTGCACCAGATCCCCTCACCAGATTTTTTTGTTTTTTGAAAGAGTTTCATCCGGCTTCGGAGTAGAACATCCACCCGGTCATCGTGGTGATCCAGCGGTAGCCGCACTCGACGCACTCGTGATCACCGAGCGGCGCTACCACCATGTCCTGGACCGATAGTGACTGAGTGTGATCCACGAAGTCGCCTTCGAAGATCTCTCCGCACCGCGGACACTCCACGTTTTCCGTGAACACCAGGCCAGGCGAAGCAGAGTCGGAATCGAAGGAACGGGGCACCAAGACCCTCCTGAGAGAGCAAGCCGAGCCCAAGATGATCTAGAAAAGCTCGCTCGCTCAGTTCGCTTAGTTATTGCTGTGGAACCGGCGATTGAACAACTGTCGTAGATACAGTTGATCTTGCTCCTGGATACACCCTGACGTTGATCGATCTCACTACAAACGGGTAGAGCCGCGATCACCCTGTGCCCATCGCTGACCTGGCCGCCGAGTGGAAGCAATTTGATCGCTGAGCTGCGCAAACTGCTCTTCCAGCCAGCCCTGCATGTTGTCTTGGAATTCGTCCAGGACTTGACGCATGACTACCCCCACCAGTGTGTGCAGCGTCACTTTGTCGAGCAGTTGAACCTCGGGATCGGTGTTTTGGGCCGCGTGCCACTGGTCGTGGAGTTCCTGGTCGCCAACCCCTATGCCGCACTCGGGACAGGCCCGCCACGCCGAATTCGTTACGGTCGGTAGCAATGGCTGGGCCAGGGCGAAGGCGTTGCTTGCCTTCACCTCCCAGGAGTCCTCCGGCTTGATGGGCTCCTCGACCACTTTGCTGGGCAAGGCCTCTTCCACAGATGCCCCTTCCGCGCTCTCGGTCAACGTCGTAGACGGCTCAGAATCCTCGGGGGGTACCTCGGTATACCCCCCGGCCTTTTCGGGGGCCTCAGCGTCTGGACGCGCGGCCTCTTCGCCCTTCTCCGCCTCGCCCGCCGTCGAGCCGATACCCCAAACCTGGAATCCCGGCCGCTTGCGAATCTGTTTCACGCCGTTCTCGGTACGCTGCTGTACCCCGCGGCCCTTCCAGGACGAGATCGTGACCTGCGCGCAGGCGCGGGCCCCGTAGAAGATCCGCTCGCTTTCGGTGAGGGTCGTCTCGGCTCGCTGGTCGTTGCGGAATCGGCGGCTGCTCTCCAACCGCTCGTTGTACTTGCGCAGCGACCGGCCCGGCGGAACGGTCGCTGCCAGCCGGTCGCGGATCTCCAGGTATGGGTGCCACTCTTCGTTTTCCAGCAGCCGGAACAACGTCTTGGTGTCGTCGCTAGGCGGCGTTGCCATGGCGTTCACCCCTCCATGTCCTTCAGCGTCTCCATCGCCACTTGAATCTCCAGGATCTTCTCCACGACATCTTTCAGCCGAGCTTCGATGACATCCCTGTCGTGAACCGTGCGGATCTGCGAGACCAGCGCCTCCGGGTCGCAGTTCGTCAGCAACCCGATCCCGGCGACCAGCGCGTTCTTCGGCGAGTTCACCCGCTTCGCCAGCGCCTTCTTCGCGGCGTTCTCCGCCACCAAGAGCCGCTGCTGCTCGGCGACGATCGCCAGCTGCTCTGGTTCGCTCTTGCCGGTCCGGATCGCCTTGCACATATCCCGGACCTGGTCGATGGTGAGCTTGTTCTCGGCGGCGAGCTTCCCAGCCGCGAAAAAGACCGCCTCCATCTTGATGCCGTTCAGGTACTGCTTCGTCGTCGTACCAAGATCAGTGAATCCGTGAATCCGAAGGATCTTCGCCCGCTGCTCAGCCTCGGCCGCTGCACGGGCATTCCGCAGCTGCGTGACCGTAATGCCGGCCGCCTCCGCAGAGACGTCATCGCCGTGGCCAATCGAGACCAAATGGAAGGCTTGCCGGATCCGCCATTCCAGCGGCGGGGTCACGCCGTGGCTGGCGTTCGCCTCGACCGTCAGCAACTGAATGAGGTCGCTGTCGGTCTTCTCGTCGATGATGATGCCGAAGATGTATTCGCGTTTCTGGCGGAACGCGGCCTCGTGCCGGTTGTTCCCGTCGACGATGACCAGCCGATTACCCATGGGATAAACCACGATCGGCGGGAACAGCCGACCGGCCCGCAGCGCAGCCTGGAACCGTTCGATCGACTCCGCCACGATCGGGTCGCGCCGGGCCTGGTTCGCCCGAGACCGTCTCGTGTCAATCATTGACATCGGAATCTCGATCGCCGGCGCATATCGCACCCCGCGGCGCTGCAACCAGGCCTCGACCTGGGTTGCCGAGGCCGTTTCTTCAGACACTTCTAGTGTGTCGTGCTCGTCAACCTTCTTCGCCTGCCGTCGAAGCCAGTCCGTCGCCTGGGCCTGCTCCAGCTTCGGACTCACTTTGCCCCCCTGAGCTGTGACAACTAACCCCTCCGTCTTCCAGACAGACCTAACGGCACCTCTACGATCCGGTGACGATAGATATGCCCTGCGTGGACGAGAAAGACCAGAAAAATGCCCATTCGTCAATCAGTCACCGCGAGTGACCTGCAACGAATGGGTATTCACATTCTCTGGCCGTTGCCAACGGGAGTCACTCGTTCGAGGGCTTCTGGGTGCGCGTCAGGAGGGGGGCGCGGGCCGCCGCGTTCGGTCGCCGCGCGCCCGGTTTGCGAACCGGCCGGCGTTGCCCCGGCCATCCTCTCAGCGCCGCCTGCGCCTCGCCCTTGGCCGACCGCACCGCCTCTGACCTGCGCAAACGCGATGGTGTCATTTGGCAGTGTTGACGTTGGCGATTGCTGTAAACTACCCCTATGCCGCGCCAGCGTAAGCCCAAGGTCATGATCGATCTTCCGTCGCCCGCGCCGCACCCCCACCCAGACGGTTGCAGCTGTGTCCTGACTCAGCCCTACATCCGAGTCTCCAGGGTCGGCGATCGAAAATTCTTGATCTCGCCCGAGATTCAGATGCGCGCGATGGACGAGTGGGCAGTCAGGAACAACAGACGGCTTTTGCCCCCAGTGTGCGACATTAACAAGAGCGGAAGAACGTTCCGCAAGCGCTCTGTCGATAAGATCATCGCCGCCATCAAAGATGGCCACTATCGTCACGTCGTCCTGTGGAAGTGGTCGCGCTGGGCGCGGAACCAGGCTGAGTCGGCCGTCTATTCGTCGTACGTACACAGCGCGGGTGGGCGGGTCGACTCTGCCACAGAAGACTTTGACTTGGACACAGCTATTGGACGTCTCGGTCAGGGCATGACAGGTGTTATTGATCAATATCAGAGCGAGCTGATCTCGGAAAGTTGGAGCAGCGTTCACGCTTTAAGGCGAGAGGATGGACTTCCGCACGGCGGACGGGAAAGATTTGGTTACGCCTATGGCGAGACTGTAGTCAACGAAGAGCGCCGGAAGCGCTATACCAAAAATGACGAGGCTCCCATCCTCATCAAGGCGTACTGTGATTGGCTCGACGGAAAGTCGTTCATCAAGATTGCTCAAGAGCTAAATGCAGCGACATTCGTGACAATGCTCGGAGGACGCTGGACTCCGCAAGGTGTCGCTCGAATGATGGACACTGGTTTCGCCGCCGGCCTGATCCGTGAGCGGTCGGAGGGAATGAAAGAGAAAATAAGGGGCAAGCAAGTCGGCGCTAACTCGATCCTGTCGTACGACATCTGGCGTACAGGCAGCCATGAGGCAGTCATCGAAGCAAGCATCTGGGACACATACAAAGCAAGGCGAGTCGCTGCAAGTGGCCTACCGCCCAGGTCAAAAGCCCCGGTCCACGCTCTCTCAGCAATCATGTTCTGTACTGAGTGTCGTCGACGCTTGACTACGAAGTACGCAGGCGCGGGACGAACGCACCAATGGCAATGCCCTTGGCAGAAGAGCTTCCATCCAGGGGTTGCCGTAACGGTCAACAACCGCCTCGCACTTGTTGCGGTTCGTGAGTGGGTACGGGCCGAGATCGGCGACGAGTTGCCCGTTGCGAAAGCGACCAATACTGCGCGTGAAGAACAAGCAAAGCGCCTCGCTGACGCCCAGACTCATCGTCGGGCGCTCAGTAACCGGATTGGCGAGCTAGAAGGGATGATCAATAATCTGACGATTCAGATTGCGACTAGCTCGCCAAGTGTCGCGGCGCGGTTCATCAGTTCAATCGAGGTGTGGGATTCGGAAATCGATCAGCTGCGCGCGGAACTCGCGCGCAGTGCTCCGAGGCCAAGGGCGCAAAAGGATCAAGAAGCCCTTCGAGCGCTCGATGCGGTATGGGGCGAACTGCCGCCTAGCGTTCTACACGAAGCACTTGCCAAAGTGATCTCGCGGGTTGAGGTATCGCCTCGGTCGGAAATTTCGACCCGCGCATCTGCAGCCGATCGAGTTTCCGCGATCGGCGTCTGGGAGGACCCGAGCACCGATGAGTGGCTGGCTTCAAGACCAGCGTAATAGTGACCAATCACTGACATGAACGCTGCGATTGCCTGGTCTTTAGAGACAACTGTCACGTCCTCCTTGCGTGTTCGAGGGGCCGTGGATGCGGTCTGCTTCAACCCCGAAAGAGTGAAGATCCCCTGACCGTGAAGCTTGATCGCTACACTGCGGCCATGACTCGTACTCAGGGGTACCCTCACAGCAGGCTGCTCACGTTCATGTACCTCCTCAGCGTGCTGCTTGTCCTCGCCGATTGCGCGTCGTTCGTGCGGACCGGAACGGTCACGCAGGCGGAGACCGCCTTGACGATCCTGGCCTCGCTGGGCCTGATTTTCTACGGCTCGAAGCTCTAGATCTGGGCATCCTGGCCAGCCGATCGATCGTTACGCCAGGCATGGCGCTGGAAAACATCACGGACGAAACGCGAGAGCTTGTCGCGAAGGAGCTTCACGAATGGATCAAGGAAGCTGAGGTCGATCTCGCTAAAGCTAGCGAGTGGCTTCAGCGGGTCGCCCCGAACGGCGATTCGAGCAAGATCTCCGCTTGGGTCTCGATGGTCACCTTCTTGAAATGCGGCGGGAGACGTTGATCGAGGTCTGGGAGATGGCCGCCGACAAAGCCTGGCCTGCTTCCGAGTGACATTCACATGTCGAGGGGTCACCGGAGAAAGCAGCAGAAGTCAGATCCTGGTCTGACGTTTCATCCCGAGTCGATGCTTTGCCGCAAGGTCAGATATCCGACTGAGATCGAAGCGAAGATCCGGTTGGCGTTGGTCGCCGGCCGCGACGGCGACAAGGTCGAACAGCGGTGCTACCCGTGCAACAAGTGCCGGGGCTGGCACCTGACTGGCAGCGCGAGGCGGCCCACGATTGAGTGATAGTCGCCTGTCACGCCACTATTACCGTCAGGATGGGTGGCGTGACTTCTTTACCTCAACGCAGCAAGCCGTCCGCCGAGACCATCGCGGCGGTGAAGGGCGAGATCCGGGTCGCGAACGAGTTGCTTGCTAGCTTGATCGTCAGCATGAACGCGATACGCCCCGAGGGGCCGCGCCCAAGCGAGGAAGTGCTGATCTCATCGCTGTCTGCCGCGTTACTTGTGTCCGCGGACCAGGTGCATGTTCCTTTGCTGGCGGCGGTCGCGATCTACCGCCTGAGTGGCCTTGAGCAGCCCCGATGATTCCCGAGCCGGCCGCGCGGACACGAGCACGGGCGGTGATTGATCAAGACGTCGCGCGAGCGAACGGGATGATCGACAACGCCATCAAGATCCTGCAGCAGATAATGATCGAAACACCAAACCTGCCGATCGAGACCCAGATCGCGGGTCTTGTCCTTTCGCTGCGGCGAAGCTTGAAGGCTGACGACATGAGCATCCTCGCCGCTGTCATGGTGCGTCGGCTGGCCCACTTGAAGGATTCGCAGTGACGTGTGAACGTGTCGTCGAGGGCTGCGCTGACTGCCTGGCCGAGGCGGAGTACCGAGGTCCTCACGAGTGCAACCTGCTATGTTCGCTGTTCGGCGAGGGGAAACATCGGTCCGAGGAAGTCCACCTCGCGACACATGAGCCGCAGCGGTGCTTGGCCTGCCGTGCCATGCTCGACGACTACCGCAGCATCAAGACCTACCGTGTGCGGTTGTGCCGGTCGAGGGTCTGCCAGCAGTGGTACTGCCCGGAGTGCGAAACGACGGCCGCTACAGCCGGCCCGATTGATTGCCCAACCTGCGGATGGTTCGTCAGGCCGGGCCGCCTCCGGTTGATGCACTCGCGCTACCGGCGAAAGAAGGCTACGTGGTGAACGCGCTGGAACTTCCCTCTCGCGATGATCTGGTCGAGATCGTGGCAACCTGGATTCGCGCCGAGGAGGCGCGCCTGCGTCAACTGGACTCGGAACTGGAGACGCTGCTCGAAGCGGACCAGAGCCACATGCCGACCATGATCACCGTCGCGAAATGTCGGTCTCGGCTGCGGGCCATGATCCGGGTTTGGGAATTCGCGACCCGGGAGATCTGGAGGTCGTCGAGGTGAGCCACCGTAACCTGATGTCGGGGGTCTACCGGCATTACAAGAACCACCTGTACCTGGTCCTGGGCTACGCGGGCGACGCCAGCATCGACGGCAGGGTCGTGGTGGTCTACGTCGGGCTGGACCTGGACGGGGCGAAGTCGTCATTCCGGATGCGGGTGCGCGAGGAGGAAGACTTCTTCGCCGTTGTCGATCCGGCGACCGGTTTGGGCGTCGAACCGGGCCAGGAAGGTGTTCCCCGGTTCGTGTACCTCGGGCCGGCGGTCAATCTTTGATCCCGCGTCTCGCAAAGCGGGATGGCGTGCAAGTTGCATTGCGATACGTCCGAACCGAGTGATGTGCAACTTGCAGAAACCGCTGAGGATAAGGATCTGCTGGCCCAACCCGGGCGAAGTGTGCCTGGAGGGTGGGTGTTGTCATTGCCAGGACCACCCAACTCGGTCTGTGGCGCTGATCTGGGCGTATGCGCGCAAGGTCGGCATGCTTAAGGCCTTGGCCCGCCGGGAGAACTGGCAGGGATGATCTAGTGGTTCGGCCTTGTCCAGCGCGAAGGAGAAATCTCCTTGGCTTTCACTCATGTTGGGCAGTAGACAGAGCGTCGATGATCTAGCTAATGTCGTAGGCAAGCAGTAAGAAGCGAGACCGTTCGAAGCATCTCCACCCGAGGTCCACGGAACGCCTTTTGCCTCGCTCGGCATTCCTCCGTGGCTTTCGCTCGCGTTGAGCAGCATTCGATCGAATCGTTCGCTGGGGACACGAATTGCCGGTCGAGGTTCCCCGGTTACTGTCAGGTCGGTGAGAGCAGGTTCGCCCGTCCTCCGCCAGGGACGGCTGCTCTCATCGGCTGGCCAAAGGCGTTGTTCGGTGGGCTGTGCCTGGTCCGCCACTCGCCTTGTCCCCGGAGGCTGGGTGGCCGCCGAAGGACGAGGCAACAGCCGGGCAGGGGATGCAGACCTCACCCGGCTGGCAACACCGCACTGGCGACGGGCGGCACTGGCATCGGCCGCTGAAGGTCGCCTCCGCGAGTGGGGTAATCCGGTCAGGTCAAACCGCTACCTCCCGACCGCGATAGGCCCACACCGCCGAACGATGACGCACGGAAGGGACGGGTGGTCAGATGGGTGGGGACTAGGTGACGACCCTGCGCATGACGAGATCGGTTGGAAGCCGGGCTGGTGAGGTTCAGCCCGGCTTTCGTCTGTAGTGGATCCAGGCGGGTAGCCTCGGAATCCTCCTGCTGGGTGAAGGCCAGGGGCGATCCTCCTGGCCTTCCGCAGTCCCGGGGTCAGGGTCGCGGGATCTGCTCGAAGTCGACGCGCACGTTCGCGCTGGCGACGGCGAGGGCTTGATTGAGCGATGTGCAGGTGCGGGCGGTCGGGACGAGCCCGCGGAACCGCAGGCGAGGCACCACGGCCAGCGTCTTGCCCTTCTCGTCGACGAGCTTGACCTGGAAGCGATACCAACGAGGCATTACTTACCCTTCTTCCTTTTCCGCCGTTTGGCCGGGCGAGGCGGGGTTGATTCGAGAGCCGCGCGTATCGCGGCGACATCCCCGCGGCGGCCGTGGACGTGGACCGACTCAACGTCGCAGCCGGGCTCCCAGCGAGGACCGACCAGGTGCCAGCGACAACCCGGCCGGGCGTCGGAGAGGGTGACCGGTTGCCGGCAACGGCACACAGCGCCGGCAAGAAGGCGCTGAGCGAGCGCGAACGCCGCATTGGCGGGCGAGGTGTGCCCGTCCACCATGATCCTGGCTCCGACGAACGTGGCGTGGGCGTACCAGTTCGCCTCGGCGACGGGCACGTCTTCGTTGAGGTGGCCGATTTTGAATTCGGACGATCCGCTGCGGCCAACAAGATCGGCACAGGCCTTGACGATATCGTCGTTCTCGTACTGAATCACACTTCGCTCAACGATCCGACGAGCGTTTAGGGGCGCGGAATCGCATTCGAGTGAACCACCTGGTCAAGAACCTGATGCCTGGCCTACGGTGGATTCGTGGTGAGCGAGCAGAGCCGGGCGCAGCGCTGGCACGACACGGATCACGGCAGCGAGCGCGGGGTGCCTCTGCGCCGCAGCAAATTCATTTGGCCCCGGCCGGATCGGGATGTTGTTGCGTCCTCGGCCTGCTGGTGTTGCTGCGCGCCTTGCAACCCTGACTCCGAGGGTCGTTGGAATCCGTTCTGGTCCCTGGCGCAAGCCGAGATGACCGCGCGCGTCCCTAGCTAGGCGTCCTTGCTGAGTCGGCGGGCGGCGCGTGCCATCATCATCTCCTCCTGGACCTCTGGAGGCAGTTGGCTTAGCTCGGCCTGTCCTTCGTCAACGCACTCCCAGAGATACCGGATAAAGAGCGTCCTGTCCGTACGCTGCCTCTCCCGGCGAGCGCGAAAGATGCGAATCGGCAGCAGCAGGCCGTTAAAGATGACCCCGTTCAGGACAACGACCAACGCGATTCGGGCGTTGACCTGCGCAACGAGAACCATCAAGAGGGAAACCGCGACACAGCACAGGGCGGCCTTGTCCAGCCAACTGCACTTCTTCCAGAACGTCCTCATTCGAGGCAATCGTCCTCCTTCACCTCAGGGCAGCGGGCAGTTACGGTAGGTCGATGGCGGAGACGACGGACGACGTGCCGGACTGGGCGAAGATCTGGCTGGATCTCGACACTGCACAGTGGCTGCACGAGCTGGCTGATCGCGACTACGGCGGCGACATCAACGTGGCGCTGAACTCTGTGCTGCGCGCGGAGATGGCTCGTACGGCGAAGCCTCAGGACAAGTGGGCCGGGTTGGAGGTCCGCCGGAAGACCCTGCGCCGTTGAAGATCGACCGGTCAATCTGCACATCCGTGCAGTACGGGATCACGCCGCTGCCCGGTCGCGCCCGGCGGTAGATCCCGGAACTGGTGGGTCGCCCGCAGAAGCAACAATAGAGATCGTCTCCGTTGACGAAGCGGGTCGGCTCACGCTCCAGCTTCCACTCTTTGAACCAGCACGGGTAGCACTGTTGGTGATTCCAGCCGTGCGTGCTCGTCATGTCCGCTCCCGGGCGGAACCCCGCGCGACGCGCGCGAGGGTTGAGCGAGCCGGATGACTCTCACATCGGGCGGGGTTCCGTGGATTGAGATTAACGGAGGTCATCGCGATTCCGCCGCGCCGTCCCTCGATCGTGATTGCGCAGGACCTCCGTGAAGAAGATGCCGGCGAGAAGCATGTCGGCCAGCAGCAAACCGGTGCGGTCGTGCGCCCCGTCGTAATATCCCCGGGCGGCATAGCAGAAGGCGATGCTCGTGACCCACAGGTCCTGAAACCGGCTCATGCCGAGAACAACGAGATGGTCCGGCGTCGCGTTCCTCAGGTCACCTGGTCGAGTGACAGCGGCGATGTCAGCCCCGGTCGCGCTCGGGGTCGTACTGCGGCAGCGCCTCTTCGGTCGCGTACTCAGCGGAGGGGCCCATCCAGCGAAGCCAGGACGCCACGATCCAGAGGTAGAGACCTGTGCACCCCGTGGCTCCGCCGATGAACAGGTCGAACCAAACCCAGTCCTGGTTGAAGTAGGCCTCGCTAGCCCCGGCAAGCGCCATCCCGAAGGTGAAGATCAGCAGCATGCCCGCGGTGAAGAAGACGCTGCCGGGGCGATAGAGGTTGGGCGTCCGTCGTCGCTGCTGAACGCCCATGTTGACTTATCCCCCGGTCGTGCTGGCCTGGCGTGCACTAACTCTACGAGTGGCCGAACGACCGGTTACGCCCGCGGGCGCACGTCACACCAGACCTGGGTTCTCCCGGGCGAAGAAGGCTCCCCAGGCGTCCGAGCGGTGTAGTCGACCGCTGCCCGTAGGTAGCAGGTACTCGCCGTTCTTGGGGTACGTTCGCTCGTCCTCGACGATCGCGCGTTCTTCGATGCTCCACACTTGCCGCCAGGTGGAACCGCAGCCGTTCTCGCAGTACCGGACGTACTCGGCCAGGCCAAGGTTCAGCAGCTCCACGGTGCGCTTGCGGCTGGCTGCACGCATCGCCCACTTGTGCTTCCACGTCCGGCACATGATCGCCTCGTCAGTCATCGCGTTCGTGCGATCATCGACGACCACATTGAATCGACGTTTGGAGCGGGGCACTTTCCTATTCCTCCTCAGTGAAGTTGAAGCCGAGCGCACCCAGCCTCGCGATCATTTTCTTCCTCCAGGCGCGGAGCTCCAGCACTTCGGCCTTGAGTTCGTCGTAACTGCCGGTGTTCCTGATTTTCAGTCGAAGGTCCACGACCTCATCCTGGAGCGACTCGTAGACATCGACCTTGTGTTTGTTGGCCCTCTCGTCCCTGACTCGCTGTTCGAGCTCGGCCCTGTAGTGGTCGCGCTGGCGCTCGGTGCGGTCGATGAGGTCGCCGAGCGCACCGATGCTCGGCACGAGGGACAGGAACTCCGCCAGCGTCATCTCCATCGGGTTGCTCGGGGCCGGCTCGTCGTCATCGCGCGGCGGCAGCACAAGCTCAGGCGGTTGCTTGTCCGCCTCAAAGGTCAGCTTTGGCGGCTTCTTGCCGTACCGCGAACCGTGCTCGGCGTTGCGGTGTTCGCACACCTCCGTACGGGTGTCGCTCGTGAACAGACAATCCCGGCAGGCCATCGCCGTGGTGCCATCGGCCAGGTGAAGCCGGCTGATCCGGAAGTACGCGCCGGGGATGTTGAACAGCAGCTCCTCCCGCGCGATGGGGATGCCGTTGTGCTGTGCCGGCCGGCTGGGGTCGTGTTGATCTGGGGCGGACTCACGCGGATCCGGCAAGGGGATCTGGCGAGGTGGGACGGCCATGGCTGCCGCTTGGGCCGGCCCGCGTCGGGGCGTCGGCTTCTGCTTTGGCGACTTCGTCGTTGCGACGGGCATCGCGCTCTCCGCTCGCGTCGGGAAATGTGGACAGTTCCATTGAGCAACGGACCACCACGCTGCTGGAAGTCGCCGCAAGCACTGTCACACGAAGGGGTGTACGTCAATCGGTGCAACGACGGACCGCCGCGACGGTTACTGCCAGATGGCGAGGGATGGACACACAGTCGACAAGGTTCACTTGCACGAGGGGGCTCTGGCGCGCTCGACCCCTATCACGCAGGTGTTCCGCCGCACAGAGGTATCAGAAGCGGTCACCGTCACAGCCGGCAGCCGCCCGTCGACGGGCGATCAGGCATCACCCGTTCGGTGAAATTGATCGGTGATACGCCGTACCCGGTTCGGAGCCGCCTACGTTAAGTCGACAATCAACAAAGGACGAGGTGTGCGATGAAGAAGATCAATTTCCTCGGGATGGCTGTGCCGGTGATGACCGAAGATGACCTTGACAAGGCACGTGAATCCCAGGAACCGCACGTCTACATGGTGACCCGGATCATCGATTCCGACGTGACGGCTGGATCATCCGATCTTCGCGCCCGGCGACTGCGCACCCTCTGTGAAGGCTGCAACGAACTGTGCTGGCTTGACCCGAACGGCTACGACGAGCTGCGCGGCGTCAATCTGACCATCCTGTGCCTGCAATGCACCCTGGCGAAAGCCAGACGGGAACAGCCTCAGTTCAAACCCGACCCCGGAGCTTGACAACGTGCTGAGCGCCGCAGTCTCCCCCTCAGACTGCGACGCTCAAGATCATTTCTAGGCGGCCTTGCGCAGATCAGGCCAATTCTCGAACCTCTTCGTATCCGCCGGGCTCGGCGTGCGCCGGCCCGAGGCTCGATGCCGCGCGGGAAGCGGACTGCGGCTGGTCTCATCCACCGAGGCGTACCCGCGCAGCGGTGCGGCTGGCGGCTTCGGCAGCGGGCGCGCGGGCACCGCAAGCTCCTCCGCTGGCCGGTATTTCGTGGTACGGGTAGCCAAGCTGAACAACGACCTGGTAGCCGTGTTGTACCCGTCGCGAAACGCCTGTTCCCGCTCCTGGGTCTGCTTGAAGAACTGGTGCACGCGCCCGGCGATGTAGCAGAGCAGGACGAGCAACACGGTCGCTGCGCCGGGAGCGAGAAGATCCGAACTGGGGCCAGGCATGCCGATACCGTACGTCATGCCCCGTTAACGCCAAAGAGACCGTACAGGTATGGCTTCGCCGTGAAATGTCCGGTCTGATCCGCGAGGCGGACCGAATACGTCTGACCTAACGTTCGGGTAGTTCCAGCGGTGCGGCCTCGGGGCCGGGGACCGTGCGCCGGGCGGCTAGCTCGCTGTGCGCGGCCGAGATGAGCCAGCCGGCGAGGATCTGCGAGAGGATCGGATCGATCTCGATGCCCTCCAGGTAGTCCTTTTCGAAGGTGGTCGGCTGACGCCCGGCGATCAGAAGCGCTTCCAAGAGCAGCATCCTGGCAGCCTCGCGGTTGCTGAGTAGACCTTGCATGCCCCGGGACCAGCTCGCCCACTGCCGGATCACCTGGTCTGCGTCATCAAACGGGCCGTTGTCGCGAAACTCGCTCACGCCGGCTCCTGCTGGCCGACGGTCCCGCGGAGCTCGGCGGACACCTTCAGCTGGGCCGAGATCGCCCGAGACAGCAGAATGTCTCGCTCGACACGCTCTTCGTCGGGCGCTCCGACCATGTCCGCACGCTCTAGATCGGACTTGTAGATCACGAGCGCGGCGTTGGTCGCCATCAGCTCCTCGGTCGTCAGGTCCACCATGCTGTGCGCTCCAGTTCGATGAGGGCGTGCGCTTCCCGACCACAA